AGCATCAGCAGCAGCATAAGCAGCATAAGCAGCATAAGCAGCAGCATCAGCAGCAGCATAAGCAGCATAAGCAGCAGCATCAGCAGCATAAGCAGCAGCATCAGCAGCAGCATAAGCAGCATAAGCAGCAGCATCAGCAGCAGCATAAGCAGCAGACTTTGCTTCTTCCCAATTCTCTTTAGTCACATTCATTGAATATTTGCTAAGACTGGGATTGACCTTAGCTGCTTCACGAAATGCAACGCCAGCGCAATAAAAGCGATAAGATTCTGAAATTTTACAAGTCAACCAACAGATCCAATCATCACGATCACATTTGCTAAGATTTTCCTGTGTCAATTCGGCATTGCCCTGAAACTCAGACTCCAACCACAAACGCGCATCACTACAAGCACCAAATTTCTTGAGTAAAGCAGATGTGATAATCATTTTCGTCTCCTTTTTCTTCTAAAAGTTGTGCCAAAAAGTTATTTATTCTTGATCGCCCACATCTTCTCAGCGATGTTAATGGCTGATTGAATGCGATCTGATGAGTTGTAAACCATTGGGCAGATGTTTAGCTCTTGCATATCTAAAATGGCATCAACTAGCCATTTTGGCGACGATGTTGCTTCACTCTCATTTACTGCATTTACAAGACGTTCGGCAGCTTGTTCTACATTCTTCTGATAATCAGGAGCAAGATCATCATCTACAAAAAAATCTGCTGAAAGCCCAATCCAATGACCTTCCGCATCATAAATCTCCAGACAGTCACCACTCTTAAATGTCCATGGTGTTGGATAAGGCAACTTACCATTTACAGTTTCCAACTCCAATCTAGGCTTAGATAAATCTGCAAAATAATTAACCAGATTCACGAGACCGTTTGTGTTAATTATAGCTAGATTTTGCCAAGTCAATTCAAACGTATGTCTAGCATCCGTCGCAAAATAATTGAATACATCATTTCGAATTGAAGTAGCTTTATCTCGAAGCCATTGCGAATGTTTTGCCTCTAAATACTTACTAGTAAATCGTTCTTTGCGGCCTTCTATGAGAGATCGTAAATAACTTAAATTTCCGACAATCTTCATAAGATTTGATTTTGACATCTTAGATAAACTGGATGTTGTGCTCATTCTTCAATTCTCCTTTTATTAGATACAAAACTCGTTATTTAGAATAGTAAAGTTTCTTAAGTACATTTCGTTGCCAAATGAGTGTCTTGTCATTACGCGCAAAGAGTTCAATTGTAAAATAAGCAAACTCAACTTTATAATCAATCGTAACTAATCGTAACACCTTTACCGTTACAATCATAGTATGCTATTCCCGACCGAGTAAGTTCGGTATTCATTGTGTCTTCTCCTTTTGCTAGGTATAAAGTTGTAGAATCAAGCGACATCTGATTGGATAACTGTTATTGTGAGCAGTTCATATTCTCGCTCCCATTTATGGAGCAGTACTGAAGGGGAAATAACTTTGAAGGAGCGCCGTGACATACCCGGCGCATGAAACACGGGGCGTTTGATCGGCCATTTCAGACCGGGCATAAGATAGCAACCAATCTGTTGAAGCCCAAGTCGCTTGGCTTCAGCCAGTTCAGCAGCCATCCGACGTTCCATATCACGGCGAACAGTTGAACTATAACCTTTGCTTTGAACAATTTTCTTGCCTTGCTTGATGAGCTTTGGGCGAAGTTCGATAACTGCCGGAATGAGTTTCTTTCGTTTTTGTGTGTAACCGTTTGGCTCATATCCAGCTAAAATTCTATCAGATTGCCCGCCGGGAAATTGAAGCAGCCCATTGCCAGCCATTTTATTTATTCTCCTCTAACATGCCACGACCAGAATCGGGGAATACCAATTCAACCCAATACTTAGAATAAGTTAAGCTGTCAAAACCCGCCGGCAATAACTTACGTGCAGCCTTTATTCTTCGATTAACTAGATTGCCAATTCCAAAATTTTCTGATTCTAGGTCAACTTTCTTCGCAAATTTAAAGACATAAGCATCTGACCATTTAGATGGATCCGGCCCTTCATCCCAAACAATTGGCACAGGTACTTTTAAAAGTGCTGATCGAATCATTTCGCATTGTTTGCAAACACATTCATTTGAAAGTGGAATACCTTGATGTAATTCTAGGATGTTTCGAAGCGTGCCCGCGAGAAAAATTTCTAATTCAGACATGTTATTCTCAATCATCTTCTCTTCTCCTTTTTTTATTTTATGAAACTAGATTGAACAACCATATCTAGACTGAGCTGCTCGAACAACCTCAACCAATCGTTCCTTTCGTGCTGGAACAAATCGTTTCTTTGTAATATCACATCTGCATTTTTTAGCAATCTTTTTCAAATTCTCGAGACTTGCCCACTCACAAGTGCATCGTGATGGAAATAATTTATGACAATCGATGCACTGTGCTTCCGTACTAATCTCAACAATTTTAATATGTGTTCCCAAACGAACTAGCTGATAAGTTTCCCTAACGTCTTTATATTTCTTAAATGCTAATTCAATAGCTGCATTTACTGTTTCTTCTGACCAACCAACAAATCTACAATCACCTTCAACTCTACCATTCACTACTTTTCCTAATTCTTTCCAGCAAGTTTTTCCTGAATCGGCACAATCACCCAAGAAATCGCATAAGTGGTCATTATGATGATGCCCAGTAATAAAATATTTCTCAGGAGTAACATCATAGATTTTCATTGCTTACTCTCCTTTTATGAGATAACTGATTAACCTAATCGAACCGGTTGACCACCCTGCCACACTTGCAATCCCCGCTCTTGTGCAAACTGCACCGCTAAATCTTGCTCAAGACCATTTGTCGTCCACGAACGAATGATGGGCAATTGAATGATCTCCTTGCCCTGTTGCACAAATGACAAGATTTTATTTTTGACTTCAGCAGGGATTTCAATTCCATAAGTATTCATTTTGAGCCTTCCTTTTTGTAGGCTATAAAATTATCTCAAATCTTTGACTTACTCTTCTGATATTCTTTTGAACTGCTAATGTCTGGTGGCTTAATCATTCCCCAAGATCGAACAACTTGCGAATGATCTGTGTGGTTATAAATCTTCTCTATTTGCCCTTTCTTAGTAAAGTAAGCACACTGCAAGAAAACAGTTCCAGGATTTCTTTGCGGTTGTTCTAAAAGAAGAACAACTTCATTTGGTGCATCGATAAACCACAATTCAATCCATTCACCGGCTTTCAACTTCAAAACGTCTGTCTTGTTCATTTATGTTCTCTCCTTTTTCTGAACGTATTTCTGAACGTAAAAAACTTATTGAGTTATTTCTTCTTCTTTGTTTTCACAACTTCGATAGTATAAACAACTTCATAGCCGGATTTCAACTTCATTGTCACAAGTCGACCACACACCGAAGGGCCAACATATTGCTCAACCTCCCGGCGTGACACTTCATCTTGTGGTGTATATCTCTGAAGATCAATAACAGCACAAACAGCAGCATCTAAAATCTTTTCATTTTGTTTGCTCATGCCCTGACTTTCCTTTTTTTTTGTAGACAAAATAAATCTGGCCCTCTGGTTATCCCACAACCAATGTTATGAGACAACAAAAGGGCCGATTGTTTAGATCGGCCCATCATATTCTTATATTCTGTTGTCTATTGCCAAGTCACAGTGTATTGTGTACGATTATTTGTTTTCCGCCTGACACTAACCAAGCTGTGCTCCACAACCGGCTAATGTACCTTGTGTCCAATATGTCCGCACTCATATTGTAAGCCCATCAGTAATGTTATACTCGAGTTTCAGTTTCGGCCTCAGTTCGTCTTTAACACTCTGTTTGGGTCCTGATAAGCAGAAAACTTATGCGCTCATCGCGCGGCATTCTTCATGCCTTGCCCGCGTCTTTACCATCTGGCTTAACTCTATATTAGTTTTGCCACTGGCCTGTCAGAGTCTGCAACTTTTCACGCTCTCCGGGTCTGGCTGTCTCTCACTGCCACTCTCGCCATTGTTCTCTGTAATGGCGATCACCTTTTGGGCTGTTCATCCCATTCTCGACCCATCCTCGTCACGCTACTGATTTGCCGCTTGAACTATTGTTCAAGCCTGACATTCACCGCTGCGTCCAAACCGGCTGTCTCAAACGCTCCGACTAACCGTCCGCTGCGTCTTCACTGGGCACTGTGACTTGCAATATGAGCTTTATAAACTAAATCCCCAAATCCATCAGAAGCAGGATAAGGGGAAAACAGTTATAGGCTTTTTGGAAATGTGCAAACAACACCCAAATTATATATGAAGGAGCAGAAAATCACAAGGGGGCAGTTTGGTAAGATTATGTCAATTTGCCCCTTTGAATATCCGAGTTCCTTCATATAAATAACCCATCATTCAACGCCAGGGAATTTCTTAGCTAAAATCTCTGACAGGTCAAACAAAAATTGAGCAAAGGGTAATGACACGCGATCCACCCGAAAATCAGGACTACACAGCCGCTCCCAGATCAAACTTGCCTGGTCATCCAATAAAACAACATCGAGCGACTCATCAGTTAGATCACCAACAAGCATTGCTAGCTTCATCCAAGGAGCGAGAGCTGTGAGAGTTGTCAGCTTCTGTTGCCCAGTTTCAGTCACTGGAACAAAATCAATAATCTTTTTTAGCCATTGCCGGTCGTGTACTTTTTCAACAAATCCCGAAATAGGACTGAAGAAATTATATAAAGCTTCTTTAGTTTGGTTCAGAGTCGGCAAAGAATAAAACTGCCGAACTGTAACTAAATCAGCCATGATAATACCATCTGATGGTCTCGACTTCAAATTTATCTTAACTGACATTCTGTCTCCTGTAGAACTCCTAAGGTGTAAATAAATGAACTTCTCGCATGACGCACCACCAATTAATTACTGTTGCTAATTGACCAGTTAATTCTAGATATAAAACTGCACGACCATCAGAATCAGTACCGGCTTTCGCAGTTGCTAGCCAAGTTGTTGCTAGAGTATCTTTTTGTGCAGGAACAATATTCACAATTGATCCGACTAGAACAGGCAAGATCCCATTACTCCAAGTTCCGATCATGTCATACCACCAAGCTCGAACAGCTCCATCTGCTCGAACAGCCATTACATTATACTTAACTCTCATCATTGTTCCAGATGGAATAACAATACTTAAAGAATTACTAATTACTGTTGGCGTTGCATTGGTCGTTTGGATAACTTTTTCTTTATTAAATTTAACTTCGGTCCGCATTCTAACTCCCAACCGGTTGAATACTTAATTTAGCAAGGTGCCACGTTACGTTATTGTTCGTGGCACCGGTTACTCTGATTCTAGCCGTCGCCGCTGTAACATCAATCGTTGCATCCCAGCCTGCTTGATCCTCGCCAGAATAGTCTACCAAAACAGCACCGATCAGCGTTGCGGTACCGGCAACATTTTTGACAGTAGCAATAATCTCATAACCAGCTCCGTCTTCGGCTGTGCCAGCTGAACCGCCTGTCCGACGAGCAACCACTTCAGCATGAATTTTAACGGATGTCGAAGCTGGAACAGTATAAGTATGTAGATTCGTTTGTGTATTATTAGTAGTTGTTATCCGATTCTGATAGATGCGATCTGATGGATCATCATTGGTAGCTACACTATCGATTCGACAGACCTCATTACCTAAAGTTGTCTCAGTAACATGAAGACGCGCACTTGCAGTAACTTGATTAATTCCCACTGACGAATCTAAATAATGATTATGACCTGATCCAGCATAGATTCCATAATTTCCTGTTGGAAAAGTATTTCCCAAGATAAGCTCACAGTTATTCGTTCCAGAAGCCTGTGGTTGAACCTGTAGACCTACTAAATTCGTTATGCTTCCACCGCCGGTATTCGTCCCAGCAAACACATAACCACCCCGCGCAGTCACAACAACACCACTGCCGGAGTTATTTACCTGCATATTAAATCCGTGCATCGTAGTAATCGTACCAGCGCCAGTTGCGGTAATGACAAAAACACCGGCACGAAGACCACCAGCAGTAGATGTTGCTGTTGCTCCTAAACTAACACTCATTGCCACATTTGCATTAATACCATTATACGAATTTGCATTATCAGCGGTGATGGTCTGTGTGGAAGCAACGCGAATACCTTGCGCACCAGCGAGTCCACCAAAGTCGGTCAAATTTTCTTGAACGTTCAGAACAATAGTATTAACAATACTTCCATCAGCACCGAAGACCCCATGACCGCTAACATCTAAAGTCCCAGTAATGGAAGTATCACCGCCTGATGGCACAATTATTAAATCGCCACTCGCACTAGTAAACGATACAAAATCTGTCGCACTAGTTCCGAGTCTCAATTGCTCACTAGATGAAACAACATGCAGCTTAGCAGAAGCTAAGGTAACCCCAATACCAACTTGGTCAGTAATTACAGCCAGCTGAACTAACGAGCCGTGATCTTCCCAACCACTCGGTAAGGATCCAGTACTTGTTCGACTATATAACTCAAATAAAGCATCTTCAACATTCTGCGATGTCAACACACCGCTGGGGTCAGCAACGGAAACATTCCGTGCTGGCAATGATCCAGTATGTGAGCCATAAATCGGATCTAACGCATGTGGCAACGGCGCTGTTCCACCGGACAACAACATAATCCGAATATCGAACAGATCTGCCCAACCAATTGTTGCTGTAGTGCTGGTTAAGTAGACCGCCACTAATGGGATCCCAACTGTTGTACTAATTGATGGGATTTGACTAACTACATCAGTTGGTGGCAATGTTTCTGAAAAAGTGCTTCCGGCCGAAACTTTGATTGTTCCCGTCCCACCATCTAAATACACAGTTACAAATCTACCAAATGAGTCAGCTGGTTTGTAACTGGTTAAATCTGGAGAACTGCCGCCGCTAAAATATTGATTCTGACCATTCCAGAAATAAAAATCCGGCTCAACATAGACAGTCATGTCTGCTGTCGATTGTGGGTGTGCTAAAAGCGGCTGTGCCATTTGCCGTTTATAGATAAAAGCAATATCACGACCAGCGTCAGACGGCAGTGCAAACGAATGTTGACGACCGTGTTTCGGTTGTTGTGGTTCCGGCCACTCTTGATACTTTCCGGTATCTTTTCCGATTACCCGATAAAATCGGGAATTATATGGGTCCTTCTTTAAAAGAATGGCCTGTCCCCACTGCAACCCCGCTGTCTCATTAAAAGCTTGAACCGGCTCCGATGTTTGACCACGAATTCTAACATGCACTAATCCGGGACGATCCGCTACACTTATTTCTTTAACGCCAAGCTCATTATAGCGACCCAACATTCCAGAAATAACTTCTTCTTTATTTTCTTTATTGTCTAAAATTCGTCTGATAGTTGAGATCAGACGATCTTGACCAGCACGATTCGGCATTTACATTATCCTAACCAAACAGCTCCAATCACTATTGGATCTGCAAATGCCGACACAACCGTCGCCCAATTCCCAATTTTATTTACTAACGTTACGCCACTATTAGTACTATAATAGATAGCTGATGAACTCAAAAACAATAAACGGGCTGAACTAAATGCCCATAAAACCAAACTTCGAATACCAAGTAAACCAGTTGATTGAGTCGTCCAACTAACGCCCCCGTTTGTCGACTTCATCAGACTCCAAGTATCCGAACCTAGATGCTTAAATGTATAAATCGTATTCTTATCTGTAATAAATGATCTCAGTCTTAAGTGCCGATTTTTTGCACTCTCTGTCAATGCCAAACTAACAACACCATTGATTGTTGTATATCGATACAATCCACCATCGTTTCCCCAAAAATAAATTGAACTATCATCTGAATTACCATCTACAAAACATTCAATATCGTTTGCCCCATTCGTCGTTATTAAATTTGAAAAAGAGCTACTACCATTTGTAGATTTCACAACTGTCGATTTATTAGCAGTATAAACTATCTGGTTATTATGCTGACCAACACTCAAACATTTCTTTTTATCAACGTCTCCTGTCGAGCCTTGTACACCGACAAGTCTTCCAGCAAATCCAGTAGCACCAAGTTGAAACGTCCCACCAACAGCTAATCGGCCGCCTTCCGAAATTCCAATGGTTTGGGGATAATCAGCTGTATTGCCACCGAATAATGTTCGCCAGATTAACGCTCCACTTGTTGGGTTAAGTTTCAAAACCTGCCAACGACGAGTATTCGGCGAACCTCCCGTTTGTTCGACAACTGCTGCATATACTCCGGAGCTGTCGGCAGATAGACCTTGTATACAAAGTGTACAGAACGTAGATGCACTAGATGGAGTTGGACTGACAGAATAATCCGCCCAACTACCACTATAATCAAATCCTGTTGACGCTGTAAGTTTCTTTATAAGACAACCATTATTAGACTGTTTCGAACCAAGTACAAAAACAGCATCTCCTAATAACGCAACACCCACAGCCCAATAACTAGAAGATGTAGTCGGTTGTACATTTCTTGACCAGACTAACCCACCAGATAAAGCAGATCGACATTCAATGCGCCACATCAAAACAGAATTCACTGAATCATATTCTGATCCGACAACATAAACAAACGATTCATCACAAACCATGTGATAAGGTTTAAAGTCGGTAGACACAGATACAAGATTAGTAACTGCCCAACCAGACGAACCATTCGATTTATCATAGCGGGCTATTCGCCAACCTCTTTTAGCTGGTGACGAATTTCTGATAAATCCTGCCGCAAATACACTTGTTGAATTACAACAAACACTTCCTGGACCAATAGAAACATCAGCTGGGGTTGTTGAGTTACTCCAAACAACTACGCCATCTATGAGTCTGCGGCATTGGACAACCCAATTTAAAGAATCTTTCCCAAAAAGATATAAATAAGTATCATCAGTTGCAAGATGTGTTCCGTCTTCCAAGTTGTTGTTTGCTGGTGATAGATTAGCATCTACAGCAAACCAAACAGATTCTCCAGAAGATGGATCTCGTTTATAAATGGCTAGAATACCTGTCGCAGTTCCATCACGCCCACAAGTATAAATAGCATCGTCCGTAATTGAGAGAGAATCAACTGTGTCAGTATGAGCTGGATCTAAGCTATTGTCAATCGATATACCGAAAATCGAACCACCAGAACTATATCCGACATCCGTTAGACCTGTCCAAGTCGGTCCTGACCAAGTTGAACCATTATCATCAGATCGAAGAACATATTGTCGACTCTCTATATCAGTCGAAACCACTTTAGCATACATCAAAATGTAATAGACGTATTTCTTTGCGGCTGTGTTCCGAACCCGGACAAATTCCGGATTCAAACTAGAATCAAAAAAATCAGTTGTTTGAGCTATTCTAGTCCAAGTTGGAATTGAATCATTTAGATTCAACGTTTTATAAATTGAATTACTAGTTATAACCCACGCCCGATATTTCGGATAGAATGGATCCAGAATCATATCCACAATCGTACCTGAAATAGACCCAGTTATTTTTCGCCAAGTTGCCATTATGAAGTAAAATTCCTTGATCTTCCGATATTGTCATCAACAGCCACATATACTAAATCGACTGTCGACAAAGTTGAGATTGGGGGCAACGGAGGAGTATCTGGAAGAGGTGCTTCCAAAGGATCATCTGGTGGAACTGGTAAATATGGCCCAGTAACACCGGCAGGACCATCCGTTTCCTCATCGCAACCAATGTCAACTAATAAGACTTGTGCTGCTCGATCATATTGAAAATTAACCGATCTAGGAATTACATTTTTCAACAACCAGACTAATCCGAGATAATTATCATTTACTGTCAATGTTATCTTGACACGTTCCTGTGGAGCAATATCAAAAATTCGATAATCACCCGACAAAGGGATTCGAATATCGTAGTAAATTCGATTCTGATCGGCCAAGATGTTTCCCGCTAACTGATTACTCGCATCTTGACTTTGCTGTACCAAACCATTAATAATTCTTGTCGATCCTTGATATTTCGGCGCTGAACCGGGAGCCGACGAAATAACTGCAAAAAACTGACCAGAAGCAGGTCCTTCATATAAGATTCCGCCCACTTCAACATAAGCAACCACATCTTCTCGCCGTTGTTGAATATTTAGTCGATCCCGCCAGTCGGCTCGAGTCAAAGTTAGAGAACTACCAGGATTTCTATCTTCAATAGGAATGAGATCAATTTTCTTTTCAGTCCAACCCTGGCCTTGTCGATCAAAAACTAAATGAGCTAATAATGTTGATTGTAAAAACCCATCGACCGCCGAATACATCGGTTCACGTGAAAAATCAGCAAACTGAACCGGATCAGTATTTCCATTCTTATTTATATCAGCTATTAGATACACAGTGGTATGCCAGCGAAAAAAGTGCATAACGGCTTTATCAACTGTCATATTTTTCAACTGATACCAAGAAGTTGGCGTTGATACAGATTGAAGCGAGACCGAGAAAACTTCAGAGATTTCTAATCGATCTGCTAATCCCGCCGTTTCAAAACTAACCAGTGAGGTTGTTGGATCAATCGCAACTGATCCACTTTTCACATAACCAACATAAACAATTTTCTCTAAGTTGGGATAATTCCCGCCAATGCTTTGTTGTGTAGTCGAATACCAATCATCGGCAAAGATAACTACTAAAGCACCATCAACTACATTGTCGAAATCAGCCGATTGGCGCATCCAAATCTTAGCTTCCCAACCACCACGATTATAATCACCCATTAAATTCTCAATTCCCCAATTAAGAATTGGCGGGTTATTACCACCAGGAGCATCACGAATGATTACATGTCGATAAGCTGTAAAAGACTTTCCAGAATTATTGGTGACAGTCAGACTGACTAAATAATCGCCCGCAGTTGTCCAATTGATATTTCCCGGTGTGGCTGCTGTTGAAGATGTAACTGTCGCACCTTCAAACGACCATAGATAACTAGTTATCGTTCCACTGGCATTCAAATCGTAGCTGTGTGATCCATCAAAATAACTAGATGCTACTCCACTTCGAATAATTACTGCTCGATTAGGACCCATCATCGGAATCGGATCAAAAATTTCATTCTGATTAGTATAAGTTACATCATAATCTTTATAGAATGTTGGAATGTTGGCACTACTTAAAGTAATTCTAGGATAAATTCCCCACAACTCAAAAAAATTCAAAACTGAAAAATAAACACCACTTGACCAATCAATGTCTGTATTTTCAGCCACTGTAATCGTCGTTCCGTTAGCAGATCGTGTCCGTAGTCGCCCTAAATCACGACCGCCCGGTGTTGTTCCGACAATCATGGTCATTCCATTTTTTATTTTTGTATAATCGCCAGTCGCATTTTGATAATGAATGACTCGATAGCCTTTAGCTGCCGTCGAGTCATTCACTTGCGCTGAAAAGATAGTTGTTGGTCGATAAATAGCTAAATGCAGACTTGTTCGATGCGGGCGCGAACGTAATAAACTTAATTCTGTTGAAGAAATTACCGTCACATAACACCTCTAGATAACTATATTTCTAATCATCAATTTGACATTTGTATAATAACCATTAAAAAAATCACCAGAAGTCGGCTCATCAATGACACAGCCAGTATAAGTTACAAACGGAGTAAAAGACGCTGCGCTTCTTGGGGGCAAAGTTACTGAGACAGTTCCAGTTGCAGAAATTGCATTCCAATAATCATACAGCGTCTTGAACTCAGCATAAGTCAATAAATCCCACGATAAAACTAGTGAATAAGTTGGTTCATAAATTACTCGATTATTTCCATCTAAGCCTAAAGACCGCCGAGACCAAGTACCAGGAACAGATGGTTCAATTGGCAGCGCTTGTCCGTTTATTTTATAGTTCATACTAACCTCGTCTAATTGATGCTTTAGGAATCAATGGCGCCAAAGTATCTGCCAACCGGTCGAATAATTTATCCTCAGCTTCTTCACTGAAATGTGAATCAGCCGAAACTTTAACTTCAACTTCTAATTTATTCGAACTGCCACCACTAATCCCGGATGCCAACTGTGATAGACTAGTCACTGAGTTCATCGGCACCTGTAATGATGCTTCGGGACCACCTTCACCAATTAAGATATTAGTTGGCTTGTTTGCAACAATTAGCCCACCGGTTGCTTGTGGGATTGGAACACCCCCATACTGATTAGCATACATGTCTTCCAAAGATGAGCCCCACAAATCACCTGATTGCTCAGAATTAATACTGATAGTGATTTGACCATTCCGTTTCATTCGAGCAATAAATCCATCGATCAATTTAGAAATTTGTCCGCCAGCACCATAGATCCTATCAATTGAGTTTAAGACTTTCTTAGCACCAGCTTCATTGACATCTTCTTGATCTGCCCAATGTGAAACTAGCGTTGCGATTCGTTCCTTATTAGCTGCTTGTAAAGCAGCCATTTCTTTTTCGTGACTTTTCAGTAATTCCGCATGACGTTTCTCAGTAGCAACAATTAACGCCGCCATCTCTTGACGATAATTTGATTGTAACTCAGCAATTCTTTCTTTTTCAGATTGCCGAAGATCAGCCAAGCGATCATTATAGTTCTTAATTGCTTCTTGTTTAGCTCGCTCAGCATTTTGTCTAATTCTTTCAATATCATGCTGTTCTGATTCTTGATCCTCAGTCTCTTTCCGGCGCCGATCTTCATTTGCCCGAGAAACTTCAATTGCATGCTGCCGCATTAATTGCAAAACTTGCTTGGCATCACGATTTTGAACAGCATCTAAAAGATTTAGATTATAATCTTCTTCCATTCGCTTCATTCGAAGCAGAAAGTCTTCCTTACTCTTTACTCGACGTTCTTCATTATCCTTTTGCTTAGCTGCAATACTTTCATTAGTTCGCTCATCGATTTTTTGAAGATCTTCATCAAGAGATTTCTTTAATTTTATTTCTTCTTTAGCTGTTCGTTCTTTGACCTTAGAAATTTCTTTAGATAATTGCTCACTTAAATCAGACATTTTTGCAACAACTTGTTGATTGAATTCATCCATTGCTTCAACAAATTTTGATTGCGACTCTTGAACTCGCTTCTGACCTTCGTCAATCGCATCCGCCAAAGAAATCGCCAGACTAGCTAATTTTTTCTTTTGCTTCTGGTCATCTTCTTCACCTTCAGATGGGAATGGTAACGGTCCTGCTGTAGTTGTTGCTGCGGGAGTCTGTTCCTTGATCCCCACAAACGCACGCAGAATCTCATCGCCAGTAGCAATTGCAGCAGCCTTAATTTCATCAAACGTCTGCATTGCCTCACCACGCATCAACTTCCCCAAATTACTAAATGATAGTTCGACAAACTTAAAAAACGCTCCGACGCCACTTGCTGATAAGGCCAACGCTTGACCAAATGCGACAACACCAGAATTAAGAAAATCAAAAATACCCTTTAGAGCAGCGGGTGGAACAAAAGCCCCCCAAAACGCCTTGACTGATCCGGCATAAGCTGAAAAAGTTAAAATCAAACCAGAGATTGTATTAGCCAAAGTCTGAAGATTACTAGTCAACAAGATGACTAATGGAATGCCTTGATCCCGAATACCAGCTGCAATATCAAAGATCATTTGACCAAATTTAGTTAATTTAGGATTACCCTCTGAATCCAAAACCGAAGCTCCATTTTCAATCTCGACAAATAACTTTCTAAATTCTTTCCAAAACTTCTCGGCAGCTGTTATACTCATATCCAAAACTGGCAATAATGCCTGACCAAATGCCGCTTTACCTTCTTCAATATATCTAGGTAATGAACCAATGCGCTTGCCTAAAGATTCCAAACTGTGCTCATATAGACCGGTAAATCCAGATGCTTGCTGTAAAATTCCATTGATAATAGCTTGCCGTTTTTCAACTTGTGTTAATTGCTCAGCCGTCTTCCCAATTGTTGCAGCATATTTCTCCTGCATTTGGGAAGCTGTTTGCTGAATACCGACCGCTCGCAGAATTTCAGCATTTCCAGTCAAGATAGCATAAACAAAACGATTAAATGTTTCACTCGAATTTCTACCGTAAGCCACTGCCATGTCTTGTCCTGCGCGCGCAAGTTTTTCAATATTTTCAATCGGCAGCTTGTTTGACAAAAACTGCATAATACTTTCTATGGCTTCAGTCGTTGTAATACCAGTTCGCTGCAGATCAGCTACTTTCGACCGAACAAAATCGACATTCTGTCCAGCGTTCTTTGAAATAACTTCAAGACCGACTTTTAGACTATCTAATCGAGCAGCTGTTTGAAGTCCTTCTTCCCCGATTTGCTTTAGGAAATTAACTACCGACCCCAATCCACCAACCACTGAAGTAATAACACCTATCCAAACACTAAAGGTGCCAACAATATCAGCAAAGACACCGGCCATCTGACTGCCAGCACCAGCGGCGGCCACTAAACCCGTATTTAATGTTTTAGTACCTTCGTTGATTGCGCTAAAAATATTCCCCGATTTATTGAGTTCCGAAAATGCTGATCCCAAAGACGTCTTAATAATTGTACCGATTAATTTAAATTCTTCTTCGGTCGAAAGTCGAGTTTTCTTAAACCCAGTTGTCAAAATCTCTTCAGCTTTTTTAGATGCTTCTTCACAACGAGCCAATAACCCGTCGGTTCTCGCAACTAAATCAACATATAATGTATCGATTGGTTCATTTGGCATTCTTGTCCCAATTTGTTTTGATCCATATTAAATTCGCTACATCTTGCCGATCAAGAATACCTAGTTCCAATAAGACTGCAAACGCAGTATCTAACCGATTAGTTTTCCAAGAAACTTGAATATCTTTTACTACTTTAGAATCTAATTCAGAAAGCGTTTTTCCTAACAGATTCTCGGCCACTTTTAGAATGTCTGCTCGAAAATCAGAATCATTCAAAAACTTATCACTCAACTCAGCTAGAATAAGTTGTTTCCCCTTTTTTGTTTGAGCACTTCCTATTGCTGCCACGAACGGTGCATACTCTCTAAGATGTTTCGCTAGAAGTGCTATCGTCTCTAATTTCTTTTCCAACGTCATTTGCGTTGGTTGGAATCTCATATCGTTTCACCTCACCCGTCTTAGCATATTGACTTAAATCAACTACCACACCATCTGGTTGGAATTTCTCTGAAACTTTAGAAATCTTTGAATCAACAGGAACTCTTCTAGCCCCTGATATTTTGCTCATCCAAGGCGGATCTTGATATGGTACTTTCCGATAACTGTCACCGGATTTTTCAAATCCTACTTCTGAGAGATAATATGCATTTTTTCTTTCTTCATTTTCCAGAAGAAGTGCTTCTTGAAAATACGCCATCACTTCATAATAAGATAACTGGTTAAGTATATAATCCGCCGTCCATGAAAACTTTGAAGCTAAAGTTGCAACTATTTTTGCAATAGCTTGCCCATCATAATCGACAAGCGTAACTAATTCTATTTCATTCTTCTTATTATTTTCAACTTTACTAGTTTGCCAAGCAAACACTGGCACTATTTTGTGTATCTGACTGATTGCACTTGAGACAATCAACAAATCAGAAGCATCGAACTCTTTCCAAGTATCTGAAAAAACAATAGAAAGAATCGAGATAAAAGTTTTTAATTTTAAACAAGGATCAGCATTGATATCTATAAATTCTCGATTCAACTGGAGGCTTTGTAAAAAAGATAACGGCCCAACTCTGACAACTCCTTTGGATACCCGAACATCCAAAAATGGTCGTTCGACTGCATCAAAGAAATTCGGAGTATCCAAAGGTGTGTCAGACATAACTAACTCTCCTTAGAGCTTACTGGGATCCAACCGAAGAACCGTCGCAAACCGCTGATCGGCGGGCTTCGTATCATCAGCCAACATTCGCAACTTCACACCCAATGTCCAGGGTGTGCCGTAACTCATACCAATTTCCCAAGCATCAACAAACTGTGCCCGATGCCCCGTGAACGAAACAAAATCACCGGTATCTTCATCATAAACACGGGAGAAGAAGACCATGTGGTACTTATTATTATCAATCTCACCGAGTCCCATCTTCTCGGTGCCCTCACTTACATTATGTGTCACCGTGCCACCTTTGAGCATATGGGTCAGTTGGGACAGCGGCAACAAACTCATCAAAGTAAAATCAACTTCAAGATAATTTCTCTTTTGAATAACGGACTTGACACCGATCGTGTCGCATCGAACATCGGAGACTTGAACGTTATCTCTAAGTTTGAAGTTGGTGTAACAACCGATTTTATACACTGGCGCTGCAGTTGTTCCCGTAATACCCCAATAGAAGCCATCTGAATCAGGTGCATATTTCGGGACACCACCAAACCAAAAATCGGGGCCACCTTCCAAAAACAGATCATCGACTAACTGAATGCTCCCACTAGGAGAGCTGTTGATTGTTGCAAGGGTCATCGTTTCACCTTAGAGTCTCTCAAACAATTTCACTGAAACGACTGACCCGTCGCCATTTTTCTTACAACCACAACCTTGCGTATAGGTTATATTCAAGAAATCTGATACGTCTGCGTCTTCAACTGATAATCTATCTTTACCGGATGCAGGATCATATCGATATTTTCTACCTGTTTTAGGACCATCAATAACTAACTTGCTACCCGAATGATTGACTCTTAACTGAACCATGTCTATCCACTGGCATCCTTTACCTGTGCCACAAACTGATTCTCAGCACGCCACAGCCGTTCATTTTCAGGCACCGGCGGAATTACACCATTAGGAGGGACATTGATCCGTGTTACCGGAATAACTATTGGAATATCAGAAGGATACTTAATTCGTCGACCTATTAAATACTTCTCAACAATTCCAGCCAAATTTGCGGCTGCTTTAGAGCTACTACCTTCAGCATAGCATAAAACTGAAAAGGCAACTTCCCACATTAACGGTCGACACTCACCATCACCAATTGGTGATAAGGAATTGATTGCGACCCGACATCCGGGATAAACAAAGTCAGTTCCAGTCCAATTATCCTCCCGGATTTCCGGTTTGTTCTGAGGACTCGTCGCCACTGTCGACGTGATCTGCGGAATCGACAACATCAACTGAATGATCCCCGCTTGGACCAATACTTGGAACGAAAACTCTGACATACTCACTCACCGGCGGTGCCACATATAAACCCAAAGCCATTTGGGCTAGGGTTCCCCAAGTAAACAAATGATAGACACCACGTTTTATTTGCCCGCCGTCACGAAGATCCCGACAATCTTTACACCGAACATAGATACCACTGCTATCAAAAGAAAAAAGTGGGGTGTTATAAACATTCAGATTACACCGCACTACTGTCCGTGCTGATTTATCCACCATACCAATATAAATATACCTTTACCCTCTCAAAGAATTAATGATCGATTGTGTAATAATTTTTTGCATCTCAACCTTTGAAGCCACAAATGCTGTTGTTAGATAAGGAAATGGTAACGTACCATCTCTACCAATTTTTCTAGCAATCATAAAAGCAAGTTGTCGCATTTCCCGATCAACGATTGCTTTTTTATGTCGCTTTCGAGCATATACTAACCCTGCTTTACCTTTGAGTCCACCAGAAATAGACCTAGGAACGATTCCTTTTTCTTTTATCCACTGTAAAATAGCATCAACCGGTGGTGGTCTTCTCGGCCCATGACCAGCAGCAGGACCAGTACCTTGATGTAACCAATAACCAGAAATAACTGATGGTCCAACCCGACATCGCCAAGCTCCATCTTTAAAAATAATCGGTGAAACACCTATTGATCTGATTGTTCTACCTGATGCACGTCCACGTGGGGCTGCTAAAGCAAACACTGCATGGACACGATTTATTAGAAAATTTGCTGCCAACCCCAACCCTGTTCGAGCACCCGCGTTTAACACATTCAATCGGCTCTTATTGATTCCTGCTCGAGTCACATTAACTTCGTCGTCTGCCACTATTGAATTCTTCTAGCCTCCTCCCATCTCCGCAATGATAAATACTTGTGTCGGCGAAGATCACCAGGGCTATCGGCTATCGAATCATCCTGGATTGCCAAAACAACAAAATCCATGCCTTGATATTGTCCGGATTCAGGAACAACAATATCATCAATTCGGATAATCAAATCGGTCAGGTCAGGTGATTGACAAACACAATCATATAGATTGCTAGCCTCGATACCCTGAACTCTCAAACCCATTGGTGACCTAGTTGCACCGATTCTGGCTGGAACTCCCGACCGTCGGACAGACCGTATCTGGACTGAGCCGCCGATATCGTCGTCGGATTGCTGTTGCCGTTCGTAAATCGCTATCGTTGTATTCAATCCCTGAAGCATCTCGTAATCCTATCTGCACAAACGCCTCTAACTCAACTTCGTCTCGTCGAACATTTAGCCAAGCGTCAACAATTCTTACAGATAATTCTATCAACTATATCTTTCGTGATCGATAATCAAATGACCGCTTTATGATTAGACTTCTCAACATCTCTTTAGCGAGTCCTATCATTGGATCAAGAAATCCAGATGCGCCACTGCTATCACTGCTTCCAAAATCACGGCTTTCAGAGTATCCCGCCGAAGACCAACTTGTTATTCTTTGATTTCCCTGAGATGACCAACCAATACCAGATCGCAAGTATCCTAAAGCCGCCATAAAAATAGCCGCTCGCAATGTCATTCCTTCCGGAGTTGTTGCGTCAGATTGTGCCACTGTAAATCCATAGGTGTAAGCGATTTGAACTCGTTGTGGACATACACCACACGGCCAACAGATATTACTAGGTCCACCGCAATGAACGACTTCGATAATCCCTTGCTCGGAATCTAAAACAACAGCACAATCACTTACTGTTTCCCAAGCACAGGTGCAACTTAAATTGTGCAAAGCTGTAACTGACTGAACAGAAATTAGTCGCTGTTTCTTCAGCATTATTTTTCCGTCAGTCACCGGCCAGGGAACTTCATCAGTTATAGTTGTCGGCTCAACCGCCGAATTCAGCCAAGTTGCAACCTGATTCTCCGCCAACAGAAGGGCATTAATTACATCTTGGGTTCGATAACTTCCTGTACCTCCTTGATAAGCAGAAAATTCAGATGCACTTGTTAGCATTTACCAATATTTCCATTCATCATATTCTATAATATCCTTACATCGCATTCGGAATATTTGCTCATTGAACCGAGCGGTTTCTGAATTATTTGATCCACCAGAGAAATGATACAACTTCACCAACGGTTGATAGATAACTTTGCCACCTAATTTTCTAACTTGAAGACAATACTGTACATCCTCAAAATTGCCTTTAGTATAAATTGGATCCAAACCGCCAATTGTTTGATAGATATTTCTGCGTGTCATCAAACACGCACCAGTCACTGCATTCATCTCCAATCGTTGGATCACTCTAGGATGCTCAGCTCGCCAACCTTGATAAATATGATATGGCTGACCTAAAAGATTGAAGACCACCCCAGCATGTTGAATTTTACCTGCTGGCCGATTGGGTACAACTGAATCTTCAGGATATAACAATCGAGCACCGACGACCCCAACTTCCAAATCGCTAAACTCATCGGTCATTCGCCGCAGCCAACCGTCTTCGCATATCTCAATATCTGAGTTTAACAAAAGAATAATTGGTGAATGCCCACGACTGACACCGTTGTTATTTGAAACAGCAAACCCTGAATTTTTGTGATTACGGATAATTTTGATTCTTGAATCTTTTTTATAATCAGCATACAACTGATCTAATTCATCACCATCAGGTCCCAAGTCATCGACTAGAAACAATCGCCAATCTATGCCCGCATCAAATTTTCTCAATGAATCAACCATAATTGATAAAAATCTTGGCTGCCCATAAACTGCTGTAACTATGTCAACTGATGTGATCGGTGACTGTTTCAGACTCAGAAAGTCCGTCTTCGTTACTTGCTTCCGAAATTGTCTTCGTGACATTATTGTCCACCACCTCATATAATTTCATCGATTTTAGAATAACATCTGCTGCGACCGACCAACTATCAATCTTTTGTTTAGGAATGCGTCCTTGAACTAAAACCTGATGTAATTTTTCGACTGCATCAAGAATATTCAAACTATAATAATTGATACCACCCAATGGGTAAGAAAATATTTTGTCAGATGTAACTAACCCACCGCTGCCATTAAGTGCTTCATAAATATTTGGATGATCAGTGGCAACGATTGGGCAACCTTGTGAGCGAGCTTCATAAAGCGGTAGACCAATTCCTTCAGCATAAGACGGCAAAAGAAAACATTCTGCATTCTGATAAAGATACTTCAACTGTTCTTGAGATACAGATTTGTTATGCTTCAAATCCAAACGATCGGCTGGAAATCCATATCTCGAACATAAATCATCAAAATCACCCCAACCATCGGGACTATCAATATTAGTTACAAGAACATAATCCCAGTTCAGATCATTAGAATACATTTCTCGGTACTTAGCTAAAATTTCAATAGCTGCCGATAAATTTTTTCTAATTTGATTATCGGCCACTGTCAAAATAAATGGCCGATCATTGTTACGAACTATCGGTTCTGAAACATCGTCAAGCCAAAATTCATCTAAGCCCACTGGTAACCTAATCGCATCAATCAATCGTTTCTTCAACTCTGAAACACCAAAATCTGTAAATGTAAACCGAAGTGACGATGATAGCATCAATGTCTGTGCCCATTTTCGATAGAATGGATCACTCTCAACTGGGAAGATTGATGCTACTTTTTTGCCTTTATAAAAAACGAGATCATGCCGTAAAACACTATCAATAATTCCAGTTTGTTTCTGAATATCCATTAAAAACAATATCCAGTCAGGATTTATCTCTTTGGATAAAACTCTCAACTGCTCCGGAAGCCAGGGAAGATGAGTTGGAATCAATCTAAACGGATAATCATGCTCACGACCGTCATAATTAATTCCTAAAACTGTAACGTCACAACCCATCTCGCTAAATTGCTTAGCAAACGCCGCTGCAATAGATTGATACCCCGACGGAACTAAAAAATCACACAACATCAGCAACTTTAATTGGCTATTCGTCTCTGCCATTCACTTGTCCATTCTGTTACTAGATTATCGTAACTAAACTGCATCGCATACGTCTGACAATTTAAGCGCATACGTTTCTTAGTTTCTTCGTTGAGCAAAAGCGCGCGAACTGTCTGCTCAACAAACTTATCTTGATAACGCTGATTGCTAGACCCATAAGTCGGAACAACATAACCAGTTACCTTATTCAAGACTTTCTCCAACAAAGCAGCGCGACCAGAAACAACTGGAATTGTTCCCCACAACATACTTTCTAGAATCGCCATTCCGCACGTTTCATAAAAATCTGATGGATACAAATATAAATCCGCTTGCCGTTGAGCATCTCTAGCTATCTCTGAATTAGCATGCTTAAAATTCACAACATCCAAATCTCGAAGCGATTCAACTTTTGTATAAATACCTCTCACCATCTCTTCATTCTCTTCAGCTGTATGTCCCCAACCCATAAACGAACTATACAAATGAAGTGATGCAAAAGGTACTTGAGACTTTATTTTCGGCCAAACAGTTAACAGGTTATCTAGCCCACGCTCAGGTGTTGCCATGAAAATACAGCGACCAGGCACCTTGGTAACTAACGGTAGATCGATAACCTCGACACCATTGGATGACACTAACCAGTGGTCATCGTGAATTTCTTCTTCTTTAGCAATTTTTTCCTTCTGCCAATGACTAACAGAAATAACTAAATCAATTCTTCCAGCTCGGATATCTTCACCCAAACCAACACTTTCAGTATCAGCCAAAAATAAAACCTTCAATTTTGTATTCAGATCCTGCTGAAATGGTTCTCGGTGCCGTAACGAGTAGACAACATCAAAATATTCTTTAGGATCAAACTGAGCGATGTTACTCCAAAGAAGTCCGCCACCATAATCTATTCGAACTGTTTCTAGTCGATTGAAGACGTGAACTTGATGACCTTGCTTGACTAAATATCTAACTGTATTCAGAAATCCATTTTCAGAACCGCCCAAGCCTTTTTCTTTATGAGTATGAATATCAAATGCTGGAATATTCTGGTATATCATTGCAATTTTCATTTAGTCATCAACCCTTTCCGGCATCCCATATTTTCGACATAGTTTTTTACGACTATCGTGCATAATATCTAAAATCGAAACTCCATCATGAGTCATCCATGATAACGTTCCATGCCGAAGATGAGTTACCATTCCATTATCTTCAATTCCGGTTGGTAAAAGTCGATATCCAGCCGCTAGAAGCCGTTGGCAGAAATCAACGTCTTCACAAGTAAATACAAATTGCTCATCGAATGGTTTTCCATCCTGAACAATTTTCAATGCCACTTCTTTTCTAAATGCTAAGAAGGCTCCCTCTAAAAATGAAAATCCATTCCAACTCATCAGTCGGGAACCAGCCATTCCAACATCAGGAATTCTAGCTGCGTTCGCAAGAGATGACATCCAACCAACTCGATTAAAAATCACATCGTTATTAAGAAGCAAAATAACATCACTATTACTAGAAAGCTCGATGATATTATTCCAACAAAAAGCAATTGACTCATTCGTTGGATATTGATATGGATGCCGATAAACTTCAGATGTTTCTGCTAATGGTATAAGATAATCAAACAAGATGTTTGTCTTGCTACCATTATCAATGAGAATGATCTCATATTCTTCATCGGCTGTTGCCTTCAAAGTCTCCAAACAGACTTTTGTCATTTCTAAAATCTCTGGTCGGCCAGGAACATCGTGCACAATTATTCCAACTGTAATCATTGGATAACCCCGCGATACTTCAGAGTATCTAAGGCATGTTCCATTCTAATTTTGTAAGTTGCAGACTCTAAAATATATTGACGAGCAAGATCACCTGACTTCTCATCAGCAGAAGTCAGAGCTTCATCAACGATTCGATATAATTGATCTAACGATGTGTAATCCCAAATAAAGGGACTATTAGGACTAAATAGTCGATTGATTGATGGGACAAAGTTCGTCACTAAAGGAATGCCACATGACAACGTTTCAAAAACTCGCATATTCACATCATAGGCCACCGGCTCGCCATAGAAAGAACTAATATTGAAACCGACTTTTGATCCACGCAAAACTGTCGCCCCTGCATTCATTAGAGCTACTCCATGCCCCAAGAAGCCCAGTCGATAGCGTTTAGCTAATTGATCCAAAACTTGCTGCCGAGTTGCATCCCAAACATTGCCAACAAAACCAATATCATAAATTTTTTCTTGTTTGGGTTCATTATTCCACACATCCGGATCCGCTGCCAAGGGTAGCCAACTGACTCGATTGATTTTATTAGCAAAACAATCTTCAACATCTTCTAATTGTGATTGAAACACCCAGCCGCCCGCAGCATTGATAATTTTACAAGTCGACAAATCAGTCGGATTCTTAAGAGTTTTTCCGCGTCGATAATCAATCATCCAAAAGCAAACTTTCTTCATATTTGGATGGGTTGCAATCTCAATATCAGTTAGATTCAGCGGCCCGCCGCTATCGACACAAAAATACAAATCGTAACTATCAGCTTTCAGTTCTCGATAAAAATCCCATTGCGATAAAATATCAACCTGATGTCCAAGCTGCTGAAACGCTCGCTTACTATACTCACCAGTAGTTCCAATTTCATAAGCGGCAATTGGAATTGCAATTTTCATACTTTGACCGCCTCCAGACGGCGTTGTTTTTCGTAATGTATAAGTTTCCTAAGTCCTTCGAGCAATTCAACCATCGGTGTCCAGCCCAAATAATTTCTAGTTTTACGTATATCTAAAACATTGTAATCTACTTCTTCTAGATTATTCTCTAAAAATCGATATCGCAATTCTTGTTTTGGATATTGAATTTGGTATACTGAATGAAGTAAGCCTAAAATTGTTGTCTCAATACTTGTTCCAATATTAAAAACAAGTTTGGGTGATCCGATTCCTTCAAACTCTAAAGATCGGACATTAGCGGCAACTACATCATCAATATAAATAAAGTCACGAATCTTAGAACCATCACCGTAAATGGTAGATATGCGATTAGAAAGAACATCATCAACGAACTTAGAAACCGCACCAGCTTCTCCCGATACCGACTGTCTAGGCCCATAGACATTACTATACCTAAGAACCAACAGCTGCCCAGAAAAAGTCTTAGTAAGAAGTTCTTCACAGTATTTTTTTGTCATCCCATAAATATCTTTGGGATCTGTTGCATAATACTCTTGAATCGGTCTTTTACTATATTCTTGAGAACCATAAATCGCACCGCCGCTAGATGCAAAAATAAGTTTCTTAACTCCATACCTATTACTCAGTTCTGAAACATTAACTGTGCCTAAAACATTTGTAGCAACATAGTCAGCTACATTGTCTTTTGCTTCACGAATTCGACAAAGAGCAGCATGATGATTGACGACTTCTGGTTGGAATTCAGCAAAAGTTTTTTGCAATCTATCAAATTCTAAAATCGAACAATGTTTAAAACTACATCGATTATTATAAAGCTGTCTATTTGTCCAAGCTGGAATTGCTCCATGAAAAGATAACAGGTTATCTACGATCAAAACTTCGTGCCCAAGTTCAAGATACCTATCAACAATATGAGAACCGATAAATCCTGCACCACCAGTAACTAGGATTCTCATTTTTCCATTCCAAACATATGACCGATCCAACGAACGTCCACTTCAATTGTTCGGCCATGTGGAACCATATAAAGTTTCCAGCCAGTTTCGAGATCATCACCAAAAACTTCTTTAAACATATTGACCCACCAAGTTACTGACTTCAAGTTCACATGACTCTGATCTTGATCGGACGGCACTTGTCCATCGGGCAAATCAATTCCATCCCCAATACTGATTAAATGCACAATTCTAGTTGTTGCGACTCGGCGACAATGCTCTAAACAACTTCTAACCTGCACCGGCGTCAAATGTTCAAGTACATCATTTGAGAAAATCAAATCCTGCGTATTATCTCCAAGTGCATACAAATCGGAAATATCTTGCTCAATTAAATACGGTTGGACATCCGGATGTGCCGTTGAGACTGCATAATGCGAGTGATCGATACCCAATGGAATAACCGCTAAATCTGGCAAGTTCAAAAATCCCCAGATCGCCCATCCACGACCACAGCCTAATTCTAAATAACTCTTGAACGGCCCCCAACGATTCCAGGTGTCTCGTGCCCAAGATTGACAAGCAGCAAGATTATTTGAATAGTCATTTCCATTATAGCTCCCACGACCAGACTCGTCACCTCTCTCCCAATAATCATAATCATAAAAATTCGCGGGAACAGATCCGTCTGAGTTCAATACTGGTTTATTTGTATAAGGTGCCGACATTTTACTTACTCCTTAATCTAGGAATACTTCTCAATCATTTCTCGATATAACTGATTGTATTCAACAGCTGAGCGGCGAGCATCATACAGTTGATTTGCTCGTTTCGAACCGTAAAACCCTAACTTCCGACGAAGCTCATCATCGGATTCTAATAGAAGAGATATCGCATTAGCGTAAGACTTTGATTTATCTAGTGGCATGGGATCTTCACGAGCTGACTCGATATAAAATGCTGAAGCATCGCAAATCTCTTTACACACTGCATAATCATTGGTCACGATTGGAACTTGAGCGGCCATTGCCTCGACCATTACGCGCCCGAAAGACTCTTGCCAAGTTGGAAAACAAAAAACATCCATTGCCCCAAAGGCAGTTGCTTTATCTCGTGTAAATCCAGGAAACCTTATATCAACACTTTTAGTAGTCGCTAGATGAATCGCGCGGCCCCGATCAACTCCATCACCGAACATAATAAATTGACAGTCGGGAAACTCATCTTTCACGAATTTGGCAATATCCAAAAACGAGAATGGACACTTAAATTGATCGAAGCGCCCGAACCAGCCAACTACAAGACGATTAGGATCAAGTCCCCATTTTTGCTTACATTCTTGTTTCGTCAAGTTTGTCTTGCATCGATCTAAATCAACGCCGCCGACAATGACCTTGAACTCATCTTTACCATTACTACCATGAACCCAGTGCTTGTGGCTCAAATATACTGGCTGGACTTTTCCATATCGTTCCCAACCACCACTATACGAAACACAAGCTACCTGCTCAACTATTGGAAGTTGCAAATCCATTGCTGCTTGATATCCGTACTGCACATCACCACAAGCTAGAACATGAACTAATTGGATTTGATTATCAACTAAAATCTGCCGAAAATCCGAAACCGAACCGTTGCCTCTCACTCGATGAATCGGAACACCTAGCTCCTGCAATTCATCTAAAGATGCCGACCAACCAGAAGCATCTTCAGTCATAAAAATATATTCAAATTCGTTTCGATCAGAATACCGAATCTGATCGATAACCATATCTTCCGCGCCACCAACTCCGGCCCAGTGCACATAATAAGCAATCCGAATAGGCATTATAAAAGAATTCCGATCTCTTCCAGCATTTCTTGGATCTGTGGAATAGTTAGGCGAATATCAGGAATGTCAGATTGCTTCACATTTGTTGCCTTAGATTTATCCGGATGTACAACCAAAAGTTTTCCGATCTCGGTCTCAACCATCTGTAATCGCTCATATTCGTCTGGCTCTAACAATGGTTCAATTAATCGCTCACCTGGACGAAATCCAACAACATCTGACCGATGCTTAGGATCAATAGCAGCAGCTAAATCGCCAATAAATAGATAGGGCATAACCCTACTCCAAATTACCCCATGCGAAAATTCAAAAGCTCCACCAAACAAAGAAACTTCGGCGGCCTGCATAGGTGTTATAGCGAATCTCATCATTCCAGGATCTGTAACTGTTAATGGTTCAAATTTATTTCTTTGCTCAAGAAATTTCCACACAACACTACCACGACTACCCAAAACATTTCCATATCTAGAAACTGTTATCTTAGTATTTCGTTCGGGATATGAAAGAAATAATTTCTCCTGAAGACGTTTTGTCATTCCCATAACGCCAGCAGGCGATGCAGCCTTATCAGAACTAATGCCAATCAAAATGCGAACATTGTTACTAATACTTGATTCCAAAACATTGATCGCACCCAGCAAATTAATTTCTAGCGCTTCCGTGACATTTAATTCGCACAGATCAACATGCTTTAGAGCAGCAGCATGGATGACAATATCTTTACCTTTACAAACCTGCTCAACTGCGAACCGATCCCGAACGTCACCTAAAACACCTTTTGTCCCAGGATACATTCGAAATGTTTCAGCTTGCAGTGTTTCATCACGACTAAAAATTGTAATCTCGTCCGCCACATCAGTCAGCATGTCAATCATAGCTCGACCGATGCTACCGGAACCACCAGTAATCAATATTCGCGCACCGCGATAAAATTCTAAAAACTTATACACGTCGCCTCCCAACGTAATAACTAGAAGATTTCATTTTGCCCCATGACCAATCTTTATCTTTCCACAACTCACTTTTCAATTCAACTTCATCACCATAATACCCACTTTCAAGTCGTTCGAAATTTGGATCAAACAACATTTCTAATGCCTGATGTGAAAGTCTCCAATAATCACCACTTGGATCATGGTAAGGAAATGCCCAAGGTATGGCTACAACTACATGTCCTCCCGAGCGAACAATATTTCCGATATTATTAATCGCCGCATATAAAGAAGGAATATGTTCAAGAGTATCAACTGTAATTAGAGTACCCACGGACCCATAAACCGAGCCACATATCTCGGTAATATCTATTACTTTATCAACATCTGGTTTATCGCGTTTATCCCACACTTGATAATCAAATAAATCTTTAAATTGTCGATCAGTTTCACAACCACCCAAATCGACTATTGGACCTTGAAAATTATACTTACGATGTAACTCTGCAATAAAAGGTGTTGTTTCAGGTCTCATTCTTTTCTCGCAATCCAGAGCGACGTGCCGAAAACACCACAGTGTCCACCGAAATCTAAAGAATTCAAATCTTGAACAACCTTACTGTCTGAGGAATTTGGATCATAATCATGGCAGATAATAACACCACCAGGTTTGAGTTTTTCCCAAGCCGCCATAACATCCTCTGCAGCAGTCAAATGGCATCCATCGATAAAGAACATTGAATAATTGACAACGTCTTGTTTCTCGGCAAACCATTCCTGACTAGTTTGCACGCACAATTTAACAAAATAAGGTCGCAGGTTCCATTCATCAACTAGCGATTCAATACCTCGTTCCCACTCTTGCATCTCGTCCCAACTACGCTTACCGTGTTCTTGACCAGTCCCACTAAAATCATCGATACAAGTCAGATGCTTTAGTTTTTTTGGAGATGAATCGGCACATGCCTGTAAAATTGCAATCGTTGAGCGTCCTCGATAAGTTCCGATTTCAACAATCATAGCCGGTTCGGGCAACTTATAAACTTCTTCATATAAAACCATTGCCTCAGCTACATTAAACCAGCCTGGAATTTTATCCCATCGTTTTACATCAAGCATTTAAAACTCCTACATCTCGTAAATGATTAAGTGCATATTGAAGTCGAATATCATAAGTATGATGCCCCAAAACCCACGATCTCAACTCATGTGTAAGTAATCCATCTTGCATTGCCATATAAGCTCGGTTAACTTGCTGCGGAATTTCTTCTAATGAATTGTAGATAAAGATTTGAAACCCATCCTGAAACCCAAGTTTCTCAAAATCGGGCATTGGTGGAGTCACAACTGGAATTCCACATAATGGAGCCTCGAAGTACCGCATGGTTACATCGTAATCTACTCGCTCATGCGTTACATCGTGTGGCAAATTATAGAATGTTGGAGCATGAAAACAAACCCAACTATCTCGATAAACCTTCGCAGCTTCTTTATAGAATAAACTATTTGGACCGGGCCAGAATAATTGACAAGTATCACGAGCATAATTTAATGCTGAACCTCGACCACTATCATAACAATTTCCGACAAAAGAACATTTATGAATTGGTTGATAAGATTGTGGCTCATTTGACCATTCAAACGGATCACCGGCGATTGGTAACCAACTTATTCTAGGATCATTTATATTTCCTGGAACTGTATAATATCCAAATCTATCTAAATCAGGGCTTTGAGCTTGGAACACCCAACCACCTTTTTCCATAACCCATCGAGCCATATCATCATCACCAGGATTTCGTTGAACACGATTCCAGCGTGAATCCCAGTACCACATTGATGTCCTTTTCAAATGAGCATCAGACGCTCGCCGAAAGTCAATGCCTTCACCGGAGTCTTGGCACCAAAATAAATCATACTCATTCGGATCAGCAGCAAAATATTCATCCGGTGTCATTCGTCTAGTTTCATGCCCCAAACGCTGCAAAGCCTTGATCGTATAATTAGGTGCCGCACCAATATTGTCGACTGCAAACACAACTGGGATTCTCATAGTTTCTTCAATCCTTTTACACCCGACCAGCCCATAATTCCTGTCTCAGCCCCGCTATGCTGTATCCATTGCTTATCATCTGAAATACTTAACTGGTTAACTTTCTGTCCCAGACTCAACTGACCCAAAACTTTCGAACCAAGCATACTTGGCTTGTCTCGAATATTCCAAACAGGTACGATCACTTCCCACATAAATCCGCTATGTGGATTTTCAGCTTTCGGTTCGCCATATGGATAAATATCACCACGTTCTTTGAGATCATCTAGCATTAGGTGCAAGTGTTGACTTATCCGAATTTGCAAATCCAACCGATCAACTGGAATAGAAACAAACCACAAATAATTAGTTATTTCAGCAACAGAATCAGCCATGTAACTTTACTCCTTTCGTCCGTGCTTCTGGATCAAATATTCAAACTCAGGCTTCCGCTTCTCAAGAACAGATTGTTCGCTCTCATTACTATAAACTGTTTGAGAAACTAAATGAGTCATCATCGGATCATCACCCAATTCGACGCCAGGAACATGAGTTACCACATAACCTGCTTTCGACATCCGAATCGACAAATCAACATCTTGACAAGAATAATTGAATTTTTCATCTAAGATTTTGCCATCTTCAGCGATTGATAAAGCAGTTGCCAAGTTGAATCCCCAAATCCCACCAGTCGCAAATGGATGACCAAAGACTGACATTGCGCTAGAACCAACTAATCCAGTACCCGGAACATGCAATCGATTTGATAGAGCTTCTAACCAACCTTCTTTCTTAAAAATCACATCGTTATTAAGAAGCCAAACATCAATTTCTTCTCTGGGAGTACTCGGATAAGTCTTCATCAGCGCATTAATGCCACGATTCCAACCTTCTGAAATTCCACAACCCTTTGCAGAGAGATAACCGGCCGTTATAAAACTATGTGGAGCTACAAAATTCAAAAATGTAGTAGCACCAAATTCTTCCAGCATATCTCCAGCGTCTACAAGAATCAAATAAATGTAAGGAGTAAAATTTTCGTTACCAATAAGCGTTTCTTTTAGAGTCTCTAAACATTGCCAAGTCAAATCCTTACGACCTTTGACTGTCATAATTACTGCATTCATCGACTTTTCTCCGTCATTTTCATTCGCTTATACCACTCAATTGTTTTCTGCAAACCTTCTTCTAATTGAATCTTAGCCGTCCAGCCAAATTCTTTGCTAATCCGCTCAACACTTACCCGGCGACGCGGTTGACCATTTGGTTTTGACAAATCATAAACAATCTCACCCGTATATCCACACAGTCGGGCAATAATCATTGCCAATTCTTTAATTCGAATCTCGACCCCAGAACCGACGTTGTAGACTGTTTCCTTATTTTCATTCTCAGCAATTAATTTGATCGCAGCTGCCGCATCATCTACATATAAAAATTCTCGCGTCGCCAAACCATCACCCCATACCACAACTTCTTTCTCGTTCCGTTCAGCAGCTCTAACAAATTTCTTAATCAATGCCGGGATCACATGCGAAACATCATCGCCAAATTTATCACCGGGACCATATAAATTCGTTGGAATAACGGTTACCCCATTGAACCCAAATTGCTCACGATACGCATCAAGCATAACCATCAAGGTTCGTTTAGCAATTCCATACGGTGCATTTGTTTCTTCAGGATAGCCATTCCAAATCTCTTCCTCTCGAAACGGCACTGAACAAAACTTAGGATACGAACAAACAGTACCAACCAAAACAAATTTTTCTACCTTATTCAAAAAGCAAGAATGAATTGTATTTATTCCCATCTGCAAATTATCAACAAGAAATGCACTCGGAAAAGATTTATTAGCACCGATTCCACCGACACGGGCAGCTAGATGAATAACTGTATCAGGTTTCCAGCCAGTTATCAGTTTACCTAAACCGTCTGAATAAATCAAATCTGTTTCATCATTGTGCCCCATCGGCAAAGTCTTATATTCTTTTTCCAATAATTCACAAAGTTTTGTTCCTAAAAATCCAGTGGCTCCTGTTACTAAAGCACGCATATACTGCTCCTTCTAATCATGGATATTGATGTCGTCTCGCCCCAAAGTTCCTAACCATTTATAGCAAAATTCCAGTCGTGAGATATGGGCTAACCGTTGATACTCAATCAAATCATCTTTATAGTAATTCCTTGTTGCTCCTTCGAGATGTTCGATGTACTCGCCTTTGAGATAATCAAGCGGCCGAATTTTATAACCATCTAACTGAACTCGATGATTGAAGTCGACTTCTTCACAAGTAAAGAGGAATCTTTCATCAAATCCCAATTCACCATGAGCCAAGAATCGTTCTAGCCTAAAAGCAAAGATACTACCTTGAATAAAGGCAACATTCTGCCACGACATGCCCGTCATCCCAACAATTCCGACTTCTTGATTTTGCAGCTCGTTTTCAAATGCTTCTAACCAACCAGACTTATGAAAGATAAGATCATTATTACAAATCAGTATCTTATATTGAGTACTCATCTGATACCCGAGATTCCAAGCTTTCGACAAATTAACTGAATCTTCAAGGAGTACAGGCCTTGTAACTATTTTGTCCTTATTAGCTACTGACCAAATACAAAAGTTCAACCAAGACTCTCGATCAGGAGAGCCGTTATCAATATAAATCAATTCCAAAACTTTATTTGGTGTTGTTTCTATAAGTGTATTTAGAAACTGCTCCGTGACTGACCACATGCCTTTTGCCACAACAATCACTGACCAAGTCATTTTTTTCTCTCACCTTATAACAGTAATATTCAGACGATTAGCTAATCTAACAAACAATAAAGAAACGGCCGCAACTGAAAAAATCGAAATAACAGAATCAAACACTATCGAAGCAGTTAAAGCCAAAGGCAAAGGAAATACAAGATGATAAATCAAAAGTAGAAAGGTCGAGACCCAATACGACATACATAAATCACAATTAAATGGTCTTCCGGCCAATTCAGGAAATGTATCTAACCACTTATTTTTAAATCTCTGCCAAAGCATTGGATGACTAGCATCATCTAAGAAGTAAACGATAAATCCAGCTGCTAAACCTATCCATAATAGTTTATCCACGATTTATTTCTCCTGTATAAATCTGATTCACGTCTGGTGTCTGCCCAACTTCAAAGAACTTCTTTAGATACCCATCCGCCACTACTGTTATTTGATCGGGTGTAAATTGCAACCAAATAATCCACTCAGGATGATTGATACCCATTCGATAATCATTCCGAACTGCAAAAACTGTTTCAGAATGTTCTTCACGGAGTAATATCGAACCAGCATTTGATTTCTTATAATAACTTGGATGTTTTGCTTTGTCATCAATTACGGGTACATCGCCCACCACTGGTTCCAATTTTACTTCGGGCTCACTAACGACCTGTTGAACAACGATCGGTCCCAATGGTTGCGTGTCGCCGCTATAAATCTTATCAGCAAAAAATTCTGGCTCCACTAACTCAACATCATCCCACTTAAAGCCTAATTCGATTAACCATTTAGGATCACTCAACTTGATGTAGTGATTTTCACGATACGCATAGACTTGTGGATCAAAACCAATTTTCAGTAAACTAGCCGATAGATGCTTGTGATAATGAATAGGGTCCGACCAGTCTTGTGAATCGGTCCACTTTTTTGCATTAGCATATTTACCGACACCATGCTTCGCATCAATAAAAGTAATATTCGCTTGAACCTCGCGACTGTTGGCTTTTTGATCGCGCGGATGCCACACATGAAAACCAAAAATCGACTTGTAAAATAACCAGTCTGTGCCAGCCTCATCCGCTGTCAATCCAAGATCAGCATCTTCACCACCATGACCGACGATTCGCTCATCAAAACCACCCAGTTGCCAAAATAGATTTTTAGGATAAGAAATATTACCAGATAAGGCACCCAACCCCGAACCTTTACGAATGGCAGTTAGATCATCTGTAAAATCAGCAGACCGAATATCTGGCCCAAAGGGACTATCGTTTGGAATACTTAACAACAATTGTCGAGACATAACTGTCTGCATTAGACTATCAAAACTCGGTGCCTTCCATAATAGTTCAGGCTCAAACCAATCAACTGGTGGCAACCAATGATACTGACCAACGATAATACAATCCGGTTGAGCTTCAGATGCCTTTGCATATGCCGCTAAAGCGTTTTCATTTAGAACAACGTCACTATCGACAAAAATGTAACGGTCACCGTTGGCATTGAAGGCGCCGATATTTCTAGCACGTCCACCACGGAATCCTTTATTCGGACCTCCAGATAGATACCCTAACCAATTCCAAGCAGTAGATTTTCCTCCAGACATCCCATCAAAATTTAAATCAGCGACCCAATCCCCAGTTAAACCATCTGTTGAACCATCATCAACTACAATTACTTCAAAATCTGGTGGATTAATCTGCTGTGCTAATGATGCTAAACACAACTTCAAATTTTCTAATCGATTATACACCGGGATAATAACTGACAGCATTTCCGCTTTCTCCTTATAACTAATTATTTATTGCTAAATTGAGTTTTGAGAACTTCTGCAATTACATCTGCCGCCGTCGCCTTCTGAAACTGCGGCGGAACCTTTTTCTTAGCTGGTACTTGCTGCTGTGTATCTTCAGGAGCTTGCTCTTTTTGCTGTGCAGGAACTGCTGATTGTTCTTTTGGAGCTGGTTTCTCGTTTGTTGGTGCTTCCTCAGGCGCTTGCTCTTCAGTTTCTTCAACTGGCTCTTCGTTTTGCAGCCCTTGGCGCGCTTGCATTGATGCCAATCCACCTTGACTAGAAACACTATTTGGATCATCAGTCGGTTCAGGCGCTTCTGCTTTAGCCGCACCCGCTTTTGTATACTTCATCGGATTAGCCGTCGCACCCGGATCATCATAAGTACACTCAACCCCAAAACCACCATTCAACCCAGTCCAAAAAGGACAAGTCCAACAAACTTTTGAAACGTGAACACCATCGAAATTAACAACATCACCCTGATAATGGCAATAGACCTGCCCATTCGGGTCGGTTGCATTTACATGTATAACGTCTTCCATTAATTATTTCCTTCGGGAGTTTCAAAAATAACACACACTGTGCCAGATGCACCTACTACATAAAGATCCGACGGATCATCCATCCACAACGGCAAGTAGCTAGTTGTCGGAATCTCAGCACCAGATGAAGTTGTCACATTTTTATTACCCCCAACATAAATTCCAGCAGTACTGGCTTTCAATAAAATTCTATTTGTTGGGCCGACATTACCATCGGCATCGATTGGTTGCGGTGTTGAACCAGCCGAAATTTGTGCTGTCTCAACTCCTGCGGCAGCTTGGTTAAATCTTGCCATAAATTATCCTGATTTCTTTACCGGTGAGCCAAATTGACCAGCCCACACGGGAACTATTTTACCCGACAAGATGTCTTCTTCTTTCGCAAATAATGGAATCTCTACTTGGGTTCCGTTACAGCCACAACCCTGCTTAGTCATAATTTTCAACATCGCATCGACATCCCGTTCTTCAACTAAACACCACGGATTAAAATTATAAATTGTAAACGATGGTCCTTGTACCGATCGTTGCTGAACCGGAACAACTCCTAATTTGACCACACTCAACTCCTACTCACCTAATTTCTCTTTTGTTTCTTCCACCAGTTCACGGACTGTCATCCAACGATTATTTCTGCCAGCAATTGCAAGTTCGATATTCTCAACACGACAAATTGCATCCATCAATACCGGAGATATAGAATCAATTGGACCTGAAACAAAGGCTCCAGTACAAGTAATTTTTTTATCATGCAATCGCTTACAGATACAACTTGGACACAGTAATCCGCTATCATCACCATTTGTAGAAATTTGTTTCCAAGCCCAATATGGAATTATAAGATCAGGAAATCCATGTTCGGCTCCATATTGCCGATTACAATCTTCACAACTCGCAGTTTTAATTTCGTCCATATACTTTCTCCAGAAGTTTTGTCTTGGTGATTTTGGCTGGTTAAACGAACACCCATTCTCCTGAGGTCTACCACATCACGGGATATTTTATATCTAAAACTGGATGTATCCGATCACCATCCATCGGACATTTCTCAAAGTGAAAGGATAAAAGTCTTTGAGCGTCTTTTCGACTTATTAGTCACATTTAGCAGAACAATAAGTAAAGATAGTTAACTAGTTACCGCTACTAACTTCACCTGCTGGCTTTGGATACATATGATAATCCGCCACCGTCTTACCCTGTTCATTCATTACATACACATGCCCAGAATCAATGATTCTAAAATGGTGTTCTTTACCTTCATAGAAGAAATAATGAACAGCACCAGGCATTTTACTATCACTAATTGAAACATTATCTGAAGCATAAGTCTCAACCAATGTCACATCAGGAATAACATATTCTGAATTATCGTGCCGAATAACTTTTACTGAAAACATATTTTCTGCTCCTTTATCTGAATAAAAATATTTCTGTTAAATGCTTCTAATATCACCGGCGGTCCGCAATAGAAAGAAACCCCAATCTCGTAAGGTTAAGAAGAACTATCGCGTAGCCTTACCCTTCCAGTTTATTTTCGTAACCCATAGTTCCTAGCATCCTACCCGGATAGATCACAGTTACCTGTGCCCCTATCAATGGCAGTTATAGGATCGAGTTTTTCAACCAGAACAGATTGGCAGCTGACCAGACTGATCTAGCTCATGCTATTGGGTCCTGTCCATGAGCTACGGCTGAATTGTTTATCTAAATACTATCTGGGTGTCTTACACCTTGCGGAATATTTATTCGGTATATTGTTCCCTCGATCTTAATCGAGTTTTGCTAGAGAACCATCGTCCCAGTTACATTCACAATGTTTATCGGCTCTCACCAGGAAGGCTTGTCTTATTGGCTTGCTGTCCAGATGCTTCTTGCATCGCCATCGCAGGCGACATCTGGGACTTGTCAATTCAAGTTCTGACTCTGGGCCGGCCATTATTCCGCTCACCTTGCTAGTCTGTCTTCGTTATTAATCTCGTTTCAAGATTTCATAACTTACTCGGTTGCGCGCCGAGACCAGACCGCAGATAGTAATGTTATTTAGTTGTTATTACTTAATTCCCAATTATCGAACATCCCGTTCCCAGGCGACCAGTGAAGCGGGAGGTATATGCGGCTTGCGCACACATATGCTTCACAACCAACGCAGTTCATTTCTTGTTATCACAAAGGCTCTTTATCCTTTGTTTCTATATGTCACCATATAGTTCAGACTATATCTTCACCCAAAAACAAGGATGGCCCGCTCTCGTGGAAGAATTATTGTCCAAAATAAGGACTCACTTCTAGTCGTTACACCTTCAAGCAGTTTTCACTGCGAGCTTGGCTCGGTATTGCCTTATAAAGGTTTTCACCGACTTCACGGGCTTTATACGCGGCAGCTGCGATGATCTTTTAAACCCTCTGTATCTCGGATCAAATTTTGCATGAATTTTTGAATGACAGCTCATGCAGACAGTAACAAGATTTTCTTTTGAATGATTATCTTTACCAAAATCAATATGATGAACCCTAAGAAGCTTCTTGGATGAACAAAGAACGCACTTATAACCATCTCGTTCTTTAATTCGTTTCTGAACCTTACCATTCCAACCAGGAGCATAGCCAACCAAAGAACCGTGCCCGTGTCGAAACCAGTGGTGTTTCTTTCCTCGATGAACATTCGGACTAGCTCGTAAAAGTTCCGAATGTGCCTCCCTTTCTTTTGGATCATCAAACCTATTTGGTCTATACTTACAGACACACGACTTACAAAATTTAGCAGTTCTAGATTTTATCTGTTTTCCGCAATCTTTACAGAACCTTGGTTTTACAAGTTTCTTTTGCCTGCCAAATGATCTAGCATATTTAGCAAATTCAGAACCGTGAGGGAGTTGGTCTCCTGCTAAATATTTTCTATAACAAGGCCGGCAATAACCAGTTTTTGATTTTCCGTAAGGCGGATTACTTTTATTCAGCTTAGTTTTACAAACCTTACACCTAGGACGAATCTTTTCTTTACAGACAGGACAAAGATAAGCCCGTGGGTTTATCTTTCGATGCTTGCATCTAGGACATACTTTTTTGTAATTGTGCGCCATTCCGGCATCCTTTGTTACTATCAAAACAGAGATAAAAACATCTACTGTATTATATCATATTCTACCGCGTAAACTTCAAAAGATATTGCCGTACACCCGGGCATCAAGTCCTTGAAACTGAGCGGGGTCTGTGTTGATTTGTAAACCAGCGGTTCACCGTTGTGGAACACACGCAACGGATAAACCGTCGAACTAAACGTCTTATCACCCACCGCCGTCGCCGGGTACCGGAAGTCAGGCACCAGGATCAAGCGACCGATAGACGTGTCTATCGCATCCTTTATTTGTTATCACTCAAAAAATAATGAGTGAGCGCAAGCATTTCTGTTGCACTCTGCAACTTATCATTTGTTGCAGAACAGACTATATCATATTCCGGAACAACCCGGAACTCGCCCTCTTAGTCGTTACACATTTAGGATAGTCGAGATTTATTTAGGACCGAACCACAAAATGGACAATAAGTTACTGGAACTCCATAGCAGAATTCTTTATCTGATAAAGTTAAGAACCAAACATCAGATAATTTTTCAATAGCCGCATCTGGAACCTTATCTTTACAAACATGTGTCTCAGTAATCTCATCTTCCCACATTCTCTAACTATCTCCTTTAGCTCGGTGTTATCATTTCAGACTTCCACCGAATTCGAGCGATTTGCACACAACCATTACTGATTGTGGGGCCTAAAAATTAAGCCAAAACAAAGCCGGGAACAATCTGCCCGTCTTTCTGTTGGATGATTTGCATGATGGGATGAGTTGAGCCGAGCTGAGTTGCGCCCAAACTTAAATATCCCTTCTTTCAATCGCTCTAGCATCACTGCTAGGATTAGACTATACCTTCATCCACAAACATTATGGATGTCTGCGTGTTGCAGGTATTTTATATTTGGCTTCGAATTTTTTAATTTTTTCAATAAGTTTAGATTCATTTTTCAAATCATCTGTTCGAAGAATAAGAAGTTTGTATCCTCTAAGTCGATAATCCTTGTTTCTTTTCTTGTCACGTTCAAAACTTTCTTCTCGACTATGCCAATAGTTACCATCATATTCAATAATCAGGTTATGCGTTCGGTGAACAAAATCAGGTACATGTCCCGCTACCCAGACCTTGCCCGAACCAACGAAACGATAATTGAATTTATGTTCTTTAAGGATACCTAACAACTTCTTTTCGTGTGAGTTCGCATGCCGTCGACTGCTACCCACAATCTTCTTAGCAAACTCGATAATCTCCTCAGGCGATTTCCGAGACCAAGTTTTACTAAAACTGGCCGCTCGTTTTCTGGAAATGTCATCGTTACCCCAATTAGCTGCGTACATTTTTACCCAATTTTCAGGATCCGATAACCATTCAGTAGTTTGTATTGATTTTAGTTGACTGAAAGCTTCCAACTCACTAGGAGATTTTGAATACCAAGATTTTAGAAAAGCTGCAACCCTTCTTTCTCTCACATCTGGATTATCATAGTTATTTTTCCTAAGTTTTTCTTGAAACTCAGGATCGGTATGATTTTCCGACATGATTTTGGATCGCAACTTCCTAAATTTTGGAGTTTGCTTAGATTCTCGCATCTTCTTTCTATAAACAGGGTCTTTAAACTTTTCTGACATTACCTTTCGCATTTTCTTCCGAAATGCTTCTTTCTCGGCTTCAGTCATTCGATCCCATTTAGACAGCTTTTCGCCATTCTTATTTTTCTTAGCCATAAAAATACCTGCCTCGGATTTCTCCTCAGTCGTTACGGGGCTAAATGTTTGATTACATCAGCTTCCCTCGGTGTTGTCTACTTGAGATTTCACCGATATAGCAGAATTTTACATACCCATTACTGGATAAGGCGACAAAAATTTATCGCTTCTAGCGCTTTCGGATGACCAAAGATGTGCGTTGGTTTCGCACACCCCGCCACCAAAAAGTTGTCGAACTCTTCAATGTCAAAGCTGCCAGTCGGATTTGCATTCACACGCGCGCCGTTAGCGGCCGTGACTTGGGTCGTAATACCATCAAAGGCTTTCGAGTTAGTATTGCGATTACCCTTAACGATAGCCCTGTCCCAATATTGAAGCGTTAAAATTTCTTGCAGCTTGATCTCTTTTCATGGTTATCCACTATTACTAGTGGCATGGACTATTCCTTCATCCGCGATTTGCGGAGCCTGCGTATTGCAAGTTACTTATTACTTGCCTCGCCTTTCGGCTCAGTCTCTACGGGGTCACGAAGACTTCCCTCGGAATTATCCATCTTATGATAATGGATTTTATCTTTCTCAATAGTAAGATAATCAAAAACAATCTCATTCTCAGAAAGATATTTTTCAATGTCTAAAAGTTGATTAGTTGTTAGCATAAGTTTGGACTTATCCGATATGAGCAGGTTATTATTGCAAGCAATTACTCGCTTGCCAGGCTATCATTGAGATTTCCTTAACCCCCATTACTTGAACGCAAGTTCCCATCTATTACTAGATGGCTTAGACTATACCTTCAAAGGCCGCGTATTATCAAGACAAAATAAAAGTCTCGATCTCGGATTTCTCCTCAGTCGTTACGGGGTCAAACTTTTACAAGTCGACTTCCCTCGGTATTACCCTCGTCTTCAGCGGTCGGGTTTCACCGATATGAGCGGCGTGCCGGGCCATTTCTTATTTTCCGATAAAGGCCGGAAAGCTAATTTTCTGCTTCCTGCTTCCGATCAATTTCTGCATCACTTTCTCATCGAAGCTTTTTATCTTATCAGCTACCTGCCCAATATTTTTTAACTCTTCAGCCCAAAGAATCAGAACCGAAAATCCTTGCTTTTTGATATACTCAATACGCTTCACATCATAGCACCGCATTTTTCCATCTTTCCTATGATGGGTATACCCAAAAACATCGATAACAGCTTTAGCGTCCACTCGACAAAAATCAGGGCAGAATCTGCCAATCATTAGTCGACCATTCCCAACATACTCATACGGCAGATCCATCAATTTTAGAATATCCCGCACTTGCTGTTCGGGTAATGATAACGGACGATTCCACAACGAGCTAGAAAGTCTTTCAGCACCATAAGTCGGATCTGTCTTATACAAAATTCTAGACTTCTTCCTTGCCTTCTTGGCGGCCTTACTTCTAACATCAGTTGTTAAGTGAGCTAGCCCGGTTTTCTCAAAAAGACCCTGCTTCATTCTTATTGAGTGTTCCTTACCCTGTTTAGCTGTTTTCTTTTTTCCTTCGGGTGTAGCATGATACAACTTCTTTGACTTTGAAATCTTCTTTGCGACTGCTTCACGTTCCTTTGCTGAACGGTTCTTCCAAAGTCTTTTTGCAGCTATTGAACATTTAATGCCTTTACTGGTCTTTTGCATATAGAATTAACCCCATCAAGTTGCGTACTGAGCTGCGAAATACCAAGCCCTTGAATCCGGGCCACCGCAATCGAATGGCGGATTTCTTCGTTCGTCAAACTTTTCTTCCCGCCAATATACCGGCGGGTCTGACTCTTATTCGACCCATCGTGAGTATATTCCTCAGGACAAGAACCAGGGTCGAAGAAACCTTGATAAGTTGCGCCGTCACCACTGAAGTCTAGCGTAGTCATTTCACGCCAAAGATCAGCTTGGTAATCAGTCACAACTTCTGGAAGAACTCTCCAGTTCGTGATTTCTTCGCACAACGTTAAGCATCATTTTCAGTTACCTGAAAGATAGACTATACCTTCATCCTCTTTCGAGGAGCTCTGCGTATTACCGTATTGGTTTCTTTTAGTCGTTCCGACTTTTGTATCCTCTTATCAAAAATCAATAATTTAACCGCTAAGGATTCCAAATCTTGTAATTCATCTTCATCGATAACTAAAGTCTGATATCCTTGAGATTTTATGTACTCAGTTCTTTTCTCAACTCGATCTCTCAGCTTTTTGGTCTTCTGATATGCCTTATGCCGAAAGCCACCTAGCTCAATCAAGGCGCGATAATCGTCTCTCTTAAAATCAGGACAATACCGTCCAATCATCAGTTTACCATTACCAACAAATTCATAAGGTAATCCCAGTAGCTGTAAAAACGATTCAAGTTGGATCTCAATTCTGGACATCGAGCGCTTATTTAGAATTTTAGAAACAGTATCAGCATGAACATCGCAAGATTTGTAATGCTCGTTTATTGATTTCTTAAACTTCTTCCTTCGAACAAGTCCGCCAATTTTCCAAATTTTCTTCTGTATCTCAGATAGATACTTCCGATGAGATGCTGTTCTGACAGTTTTTCGTAGCGCTGTAGTTCTTCGTTTTCGTATTTTGGGGTCTGTCCATTCCAATTTTCTCATCTCACTGCGTCGTTTCTGCTTATCTGGATCAGAGTAATAGATATCTTGTTGTCGCTTTGCTCTTTCTTTTATTTTGCTAGGAGTCAGAATCCGCTTCTGAGCGACACTCTTCGCTTTATTTACCCTCTTAAGTTCTGACTTAGATATCTTATACTTGTATGCTCGTACTGGCTTTCCTGTTCTTGGACTTGTTCTAATTTTATTTTTCCGGCTCAAGGCCAATCCTCCTACTTTACAATACGGTCTCGCCTTTCGGCTCAGTCGTTACGGGGTCACGAAGACTTCCCTCGGTGTTGTCCCTGTGGGAGTTCACCGATATGAGCAGAGTTGTTTCATGTGTATTACTACACAAGGAGACCTTAGTTGATCTCAGTTGGATCAATCGGTTGCTTTGTTATCTATATCTTCACATTCGATATAGGTCAGACTATCTCATCACCCACGTTTGTGGGGCTTCCCTCTTAGTCGTTACACATTGCCCGACTGCAGTTAGCAATCTGCTTAGCTCGGTGTTGGCATCACAGCGTTCACCGAATTCGAGAAGTTTTATATCAGTTAATTACTTAACTGTACCCCCAACCGAGGGTATTGGGCCGTAAAATCGGTTGGCGTCACATACGGTTGTGGACATTTTGTTACTTAGGAAGTGATTCTATAAATTCATCTATTGTTGCGAACTCTGTGTAGCGTCCATTGATTATATCTTCGTCTACTTTGGCTTCTTTCTGTTGCCATTCCTTTGTCCAAAACCATTGCTGATCTAACAAAGAACTTGCTAACAACAGACTAGTCCAGATACTGACAAGTCGTCCGTTTGATTTCCTCAAAGCTATATAATCAAACAAGAAGACCCTTGGAACCTGAAGCAATCGACCAAACCAAGAACGTCGCTTCAATGGATAAACCATAACTTATCTCCTAAGGATCAATCATTTCTGTTGATCTCTTACACTTCTAATTTGTGCAAGTTCAGACTATCTCTTCGTCTTGAAAGACGCTATCCGTATAGTCGTTACACATTTAGTTAATTGATTAACTTTTAGCTCGGGATTAGCGTCGCAGCCTTCCCCGAATTAGGATAGATCGCATAAATAAATCTTATGCCCCTCACTATTGAAGGATCACCGGATCCGTCGCCTTTGTCACCAACCCGCCATCCAACCCTTTGGATTTCAAAATATGCTCTGTCATAGACTTCACGAGCAACGGATCAGCTTCGAAACCCTGGGCATTCAAATTCTTCAAAACTTGTTTCGTAATTTCGTCAGCGCCGTATGGATCATTCAGATTCACACCAGCGCTTTTTGCAAACAGACGAGCCGCATCATTGGCCGACATACCAGCCACCGGCAACACTTGCGGCACCGTCAACATATTATCAAAAGCATCCATGTTACAAAAATTCCCTAAACTTAATATCTGGGACCCGACACTGTCGATTGCGCTAATTCAGAAGCGCGAAATTTCTTGATCGGCACCTGATCGCCACTTAACGCTGGAAATGATAAATCACCAGCTTGTGGAGCTGATTGAGTCGGAGTATCTGGCCGAAGCATTCCCAACGACTTACGCTGGGGACCTTTTCGACTAGATACTGACTCAACTTCTTTTTCGGTCAAGGCTTTGATTAGCGTTTCTACTTTTGCTTCCAAACCAGCTGTCTGCGACTTGTATCGAGCTTCTACCTGCTCAACCGCATGTGTTACCGCGGCCTGCACCGTCGCAGTTAAATCTACCTGACTCGGTTCTGTCGTTTGGTTAATAAAATCAACTACTGCTGGCACGAACTCATTCAGAGACTTCTGCATAAGTTCGCGTTTTTCCAGCCGACTGTAATTACCACTATCTAATGTCTGCAAAAATGAGTCGGACCATTTTTGCAGAAATGCCTCAGCCGGAGATATGGTTGCGGACTTAACATCGGCATTTGCTTGCGTCCGAACCTTGACATCTGTATCGACTGGCGTTGTTGATTTCTTTTTTGCAGCCTTGACTGGAGTCGGTGGCTGCATCGCTTGCTTTTTCGCATCATCGGTCGGTTGTTTAGAAAACATTAGCCGACCTTCTTCTGCTTCATCTTCGGGTGTTTCAGCGGCGTCCACTTCCGGATCTTCCATTGCCTCTTCTTGCTGTTGGTCAATTTGCGGATGTTGATTGATCTGTTCTTCCGGAATAGGGGCTGGATTGCCACCTACTTTTTGCATCGGTTGGGGCGCTGGATTCATATCAGTTGCCGCTGCTTGACCTTCAGCGGTAATTCCACCGTCTGGAGTTGCAGCTAATGAATGAGCATAATCCCGCACAGCACTAACCAAATTAGCAGCATGTGCCAAAAGTTCACCTTTATTTCCCATTCCCGGCGACGCTAGTGCTTTCTGCACTGATTCCAAGGCAACTATCGCATCGGCCACTAATTCATCTTCAACATCTGATTTTCTATAAGAAACTTCAGGCGAGGCTTCAACTGACATATCATCCGAATTAGTTTCATCTTCAGACATCTCAACGTCTTCAGTCCCATCAACTTCAGAATGAGTATGTTGTTTCTTAGCCTTATGTTTCTCAACTTCATCATCTGGTGCTGACTCATGTCCTTCATCTACATCTTGCTCAGTTTCATCAGTCAACTCATCCGTCGGCTCGTCTTCAGCATCAATGACATCCGGATTCGGCTGCAATTCATCTAAATCTTCACCACTATAGTTCTGAGTATCGGCCTGCATCTCTTCTGGCAACACACTCATTGTACCATTAGCTGTTGCTTTACCAACCATCTTGCCACATTCCGGACAATCAACATCTTCACTGGAAAACGAAGTCTTGCAGTTCGGGCATTCTCGCATGTGCGACTTTATAACTAATTCTGTTTCCGTATTCGATTTTCCAACTCTCTTTGATAAATCTTTCTGAACTAATTTCTGTGCCAGCACCGGATTATTCAAAACGGCCCTAGCGTCGTCTTGCTTTGTTTTAATTTGTCCCATCTAACACCTAAGAAACTGACACTAGTGTTTCGGCCACAACCGGCACTCTGGTAAACGCAAAATGTTCGATCCAGCCCCTCAGAAAATCACGCTGATTACTGGACTTCTTAATTACACCATCTGAATCGGGATAAAATCCCATTGAAATTCTAATACAATCTTCATGCGGAATTTTATTTTGAATGTCTGATTTGACTTCTTGATACAACTGCCGACCTAATGCTGTCGGAAAAAAGATACCCCGTGCTTTTGGTTGCCGACCGTCTATCCAAATGTCAGTTGCGATCCCAGCGCTCAATCGTTCAGTTCCACATTTAGGACATAGATAATCAGTTAACGATTTGAACTCATAACCGCAGTCACAATCATAGAGAGAATAATGCGCGACACTGGCAAACGGCGGCGGAACTGTTTTTGATTTGAACCGTCGAATGGCTTCTTCATAAAATGCTTTAGTAACTTTATCGCCTTCAATATCTCTATCGAATTTGGTGGTAGTGGCTTCCCACTCCATCATCCCATCATCTTTTATGCGAGCTTTTGTAATTCGCCACTCAGTTCGGAAAACATCAGAACTAAAAGAGATGGGAACTAAAGTTTGTGACTTTTTAACTTGTGCGTCTGAAAAATCATCTAAGATTTTATCTGCCAGTTTAGAGTTAAGGGCATAATAATTTTTCAAATGTTTTTTAGCTTCCGAAATACTATCTTTATCTGAGCTATCTCGAGATAGATGTGACCAAACATCACCAACAATTGCAGTCCCATAACGATCAACAAGTTTCGAAAGCATCTTATTAGAAGCTACATCTGAGTTATATCTACGTCTGGCATTATTATTTGTTGATCCTGAAAGAGTTGGCGCAACCTTTTGAAAAGCATTCTGATTTCCGGTGCCCTCTCCAACTCCAATAACATGCTCACCAGGCAAAGAATTACTATGACCATGTGTACTTTGGTCATGCTTGCCTGGGAGATGTTTCTGTTCACCACCACTCTTCTCTTCTGCATCTGCTCGCCAAGCATCTAAACATTCATACTCTTTTGGATTCTTATTCGGTTGGAATCCATCTCGTGCCTTCTCAAACGCATCGGCCGCTTGTGAATATTTACCAGCGTGATAAGCATTCCACCCTTGCGCAATCCATTTACCTGAATAGTATTTGTAATATTCTGACCAGATAGCTTTCAAGCAGCTTTGATCGGCCTTGGAAATAAGCGACTTACCTACCTTATCCAAAAGAACATCTTGATAATCGGCAATTTGTTCGCCCAAATTCTCAATGCCTTGCGACAACCTAGTTCTGGCTGTGGGATCTTTTGTTGAAGACAGATCTTCTTTTGCTCGAGCACGCTGTTGTTGAGCTAAATCGATTCTAGAATGTAACTCGGAAGTAGATAACTTGTTAAGTATCTTTTGGTCTCGCTGTCTTTCATCGGCAGTACGGTTTGATAGAACTTTTCTTGTTGTCGGAACCTTCGCCCCGCCTCCTACCTTCTTCTTCGCCGCTGCAATGCTAGTATCATTATCTTTGGCATATTGTCGAGCCGCCGCATCGCGCAGTTGAGCAGATGTATGCGCAACTTTCCCACTGGCGCCTTTGATGCCAGCATGACTCGACTGGTCGTGTTGTCCAGGGAGATGTTTTTCTTCCAATATATGTCGACTTGCCGCTAAATATGCTTTTAGCGACTTAAAATCTGAACCTTTGCCACGACCATAAATATCAAGTCCTTTTGAACTATGATGCTCCCACTTGCCAGAATCAGCAATATATATAGAATGTTCCAACTGATTACGTCCGTTACCCGTAGTGGACTCATATAGATCTACACCTCGTATAGGCAACGGATTATATTTAAATCCGTGTTCACTTAGCATCTTAGTAAATTCAGGTGACCGCGGAGTTCTGGTTCGACCATGACTGCTTTGGTCATGTTTACCCGGCAAATGCTTCTGCTTACTCTCATGTATCTCATTATACTTCTTGTGAACCTCAGGAATTTTATGATCTTCTGAACCATCGTCTGCCAGTTGACCGATCTCCCGCAACTCATCTTGATAAAGAAATCGGTGGTAACCTTTTGGAAGTAGTGACTTTGTTTCTTCATCAGTCTCGAATTCAATATCATCCAATGCAGAAGTAGCTAATTCGATTACATTCCGCCAAGCATCCCGTTCAGCTGACGTATAGTTATAAATCTTCCTAGGTTTATCAAGCTCTCTCGACAAGGCAGAAACCGCGGAATTAATGTCATGCTGTGTCTCTGGAGTAAGGTCTTCGATCTCACTGGACTGTCGTAACTGTCTCAACAAGTCTCGACCAGCACCTCGTCCGGCCCTGGTTCCCGGTCCGAACTTTTTCAGATCAGACAGATGTGACTGACCATAACCAGCATGACTTTGTTGGTCATGTTTACCCGGCAAGTGTTTCTCAACTGCCGCCACAAACAAACTCTTCTGTAACAAATAATTCTGTCGCGCTTTTTCGACTTCATTATGCGGTTGATACTCATGCCCGCATTTTGAGCATTTATGAGTTCCGCGTCCAATATGTGGATCTTCAACTGTACTACCGCATTTAGGACAAGCGGCAGTTGGGAAATGTTTCTCAGTCATTGATTTCTTGTATTGCTGATTCGAGAAGATATTATCACTTATAAATCGATCCACTTGTAAATTAGCATCATCAAAATCACCACGATCATAATCTACACTTTTCCAATCGAAATTATCTCTGTCTCCATTAGAAACAAAAAACTCTGCTAATACAGTTCTGCCAGAATCGGGCAAAGCCGGTATAGTATCAGCAACATAATTCAACTTAACATCATTTGACATCTGATTTATCCAAACATCAGCTGCTTGTTTTTTTGATTTCGCACGTCCACTGCGTACTAAGTCTGATGTTATTTGTGACTCAAAACTTTTAACAAGTTCCTTTGCTGCACTTGTCACATCGGCATCAGATGCTTTATATGGATCAGGTCTCTTTTGTCTCATCTTCCCGGCATGTGTTCCTTGATCGTGCTTGCCGGGAAAGTGCTTTTCCGATAACGATTTCTGATTCTGCTTAGCAACAAATGCTAACAATTCATCAGGATCAATTTCTATTTCTCCGCCACCGAAATTATGTGCGCCAAGATGCGCTTCTGGAATCGATTTCTCGTGCTTGAAATACTCGACTTCAGCCAGACGCTTTGTGGCCCAGTCTTTACTAGGTCCGCAACCTAGATTTCTTTTTCCGTCTTCACTAACCACACACCACTGATTGCCTTTTTTCTTAATCCGCTTTTCAACCAACTCGCTGATTACAAAGTCGGCCATGTTTTGTCATCCTCAATTCGTCCTAAAATTTCATAATGTTGCCGACCTACTGGCCGAGCTTGAATTTTTTGCAGCCAATTTTCTAAGGCTTGATTTGAATTGAACGCCATCACATCTGTTATTTTTGTAACCGGATCGCCAGCGTTATCAACTTCTTCTTTGACACGCACCGTTCGTCCGTCTATTTGTAAATTCTTCAGTCGCTTTAATTTCTCAAAATTTCCACGATTGAAGAAATTCAAATCCGGCGGGCGTCCATCATCTGGATCATGTACACCAGAATAACCAGTGCCAGTATAGAACGCTTTCTGCTCTAGCTCAGAATATTTAGAATCATATTCATCCATCCACATTCTCAAAGACAGATGATTAATACTATTAACATGAACACTTTGATCTGGTAAATCTACATCATCAAAATAAAAATAACCTTTGCCTTTAACAAGTTCTGTTTTCGTCCTGCCCGTAACCTTCAGTGCTCGATTAACTTGAGCAACTGTTTTAGGAGTTTTACTGAAATCCATTCCTGATTCTTTTTCCAAATTTCCTGCATGAGTCTTCTGATCGTGTTTGCCAGCTTGGTGTTTAACTAAAATCTCATACCCATCTTTTTGTAACTGTCGCGCCGCTTGTTTCAACTCACCTTCAACAATAAGACTCTTAACAACTATTGGCAACTCATCATCGAAATCATATTTCCCATTATTACTCTTTACGACTGATCGAACTAATGCCGGCATCTCAGGTTTGTAATATTCAAACCCATAATGCAGCACCATGTCTAAAAAGTCTTCATAGTAACGCTTCAAGTTCTCGTCATTGACCGATTGTAGATCTTCTGTCTTAGCCCGGTCTTTGATAAACTGCTCAAATTCTTTTCGATATTGTCCGGGGATTTTTTCAGCATAGCTATCAAATCCCAAAAGTGATTTTTCAGTCTTGGAATTACCAAAAAGATAAAACTCTTTTTCATTTCCCAGATACAACCACACCCCAAACACATCCCATGTTACTGCTAATTCTTTCTCAGCCCCCATTGAAGTTAACTGGTTATCTGAAACTGTTACATGGGGTTTATATCCGCCCGCTTCCCACGTTCGATCTGGTGCCTGCCCATTCGACAACAAACCCGCCACCAAATCATCATGTAGATGTTTTAGGGCGGGTGTGATTTTGACTTCTGCCACAGACACTTCTTGCAGGGTTATTATAGTGCCGGTCAGGTTGAGTGTCAAGGATTTTTGATCGTATTCAGAACACACTTTTTCGATAGTTTTTCTTATCGCCAGTGAGTCAAAATACCGATCCATTTTTCCTAAGTAAACTAGTGTGATATGTGGCTCAGACTTTTTGAAATCTAACAGGTTAACTATCTCATTCGGGACCGATAGAGCAATCATACAGGTATCATCATGCTCAGCTTTTTCTTCAACTATCTTCGACCCTTTGATTCCCTTAGCTCCAAAAATCTTGGCTCGGCCCGCTCGGATATCATCTATCGGCAAATCACCTACATCCACCAAAGCCGCTTCAACATACTCATCGGCATCGGTGCCCCATACAATTCCTGCATAAGCATAATTGCCGCCGAGCACATCTATCTCACTGTCACTAATTACCGGCACCAGACTATATTGTTGTAGATAATGCTGCGCATCGGCTACACTATCAAACCGAGACCGCTTACCAATTTGATCGGGCTGACCCCATGAATTCATGGGAAGAGATTTTTCTTTAATGGTTGTGCGATATGTTTTGTCGCCTTCTGGATCCTTCCAATCTGAAACAACCTTAACCTTTGTATTGCCTGGAACACCGAAATACTCAAGTCCACTCAAAGCTGATTTTAGATTCTGATAGGCCCGATCTTCATTATTTCCAGCTCCCATCTGACCAAAGGCTGAACCGATCCACGGATCACCTCCCTCGGTATCTACTAGAACAAGCCGAACTGCTCGATTAAATGCCGCCTGTGATAACTCGGCACTATATGCAAGCTCATGGTGACTTGTATCATTCTCAATCTGGCGACCCGCATACCACTTTCCATCTACTTTAATTAATAAAAGATTGAGATGTTTCTTAATTTCAGACTTTGTCGGGTGCCAGAACTTGTCTCGTTGATAGCTCCCGGGACCAAGCTCTGAGTAATATGACACACTGGGTTTACTAAATTTGTGCTCAACCGCAGGTTTACCAATATCTTCTGGCACAGGAGTAGAAGAAAGAGCGCCGGCATGCTTTTTCTGATTATGCTTTCCCGGTTGGTGTTTCTCAACTGCTTTCTTATTTTCAGCAATAATTCGTTGCGTCTCTTGTTCCAGAATTTCTTTCAGCTTCGCATTCGACTCATCACCGTTCCAATAATGTCCGCCATCTTTCAAAAAGTCTTCGAATTCTTTTGGGTTCGACTGCAAGTTGCAATGGCAAGTCATGGGATGCGCCGGTGGATGTTGTGTTGTCTCACCGTCGAACACCGTTTCATACTCAAAGTCTAAAGGCACAAATCCTTGCTCTTCATTTTGAGTACAAATATCACACACATCGTACCCACGCGTGATCCAACCTTTAGTCTTCAATCCCACTGCTGTCATTTGATCTAGAGTCGCCCGAGAATCAGCCCAATTCAATTCCGTATTTACAATTGAACGAATGCGCGACTCACTTAACTTACCAGCATCTTTCTTAAATTTCAAACCAAAAAGATTCGCCTGGATATAATCGACAATTTCTTCGCTGCTCAAACCATTATCATAACCAGTCAAAATATTTTGCCGAAGGAAATATTTTGTTCCACTATCGACATGCTGAACTAATGTGGCTGCTCGTGCATCTAACAGATCAATCACCGACGGATTAGTCAGAATGAACTGAAATTCTTTTGGTAACGTCAGTCGATCAGCCAAACCCGCTTCAAACATTTGCTGCTGAATATCTTGAACAGCCGTCAGAGAGCCTTCAGAATATGCTTGCCGCAAAATATCTAACAACTGATCTTGAATATCAGGCAGACAATACCAATCTTGCTCATTTAGAATATCGTCGAGTTTTTCAGATGCGGTAATTTCCGCTTTTTCTATTAAATCAATTTTAGATTTTTCTTCATGGTTAATATTCCATTCCCAGATCTTTCCAGTTTTTGTTTCAGATATGATCTTACCCCCAAGAGCTTCGTTCATTGAATTTGGCCGAATATTACCATGCTCAACATAAGCTCTAACAGAGTTAATACCCGACGATGCAAGTAACTTAAATATAGCATTTGCTGTTTCTTTTCCAAATCCAGAACCAGAACGTGACGAATCTATTCGATTGAAGTAGGCATAATCACGATCATTATTGGGTAACTCTACTGTTGCAGTTACTACTATATCATCTTTAGGAAGTGCATTTTCTAACCAATTTTCTTTTCTTAACCTATCGTTTATTTTAGCATCAAAGAAGAGCCTGTCGCCGGATTGAGTAACAGTTATGTCTAACCTATCTGTGTGAATTTTACTGGGAATATTATCTTTTTTACCATACTCACCAGCATGTGATTCTTGATCGTGCTTGCCGGGGAGGTGTTTTTGTATTTCGTTATCTAACTCAACCAAACTTTTATACTCTTCAAGCGGCGCAACTAATTCTTCCAAATGCTCAATAGTTAACTGATTACCGACTTGCTTAAAAGACTCTTGCAGTAATTTGCTAAACTTCTTAACTGTCTCACTTGAGTTTCTTAATTGCTTGCCGTCCGCTAACAAATCTTCCGCCAGCGATTTAGCATATTGTTGCATCTCGCTGTAAGCACTGTCTATTTGATCGAGAGCTTCAGGTTTGTTAGCATCTTCTTGCAGGCCACCGATCGCTTCAGTATCTTGATCGATAGAATCCAGACTATCACTAGGGAAACTATCCATACCTTCAAGCCCCGGAGCCGCTGGTAACCCGCTTGTTTTCACGTCAATAATTTTCCACGCCTCAGCTTGTTTCTGAGCATCAATCGGTTTCAAGATCGGTTGATTACCAGTCAAAGTCATTAGCATCGTTGCACGTTTACCAGCCAGATCTGCTTGCACACTCGTCTCGCCGGTCATATCAATTTTGAACTTGAACTTGAACCCAGATGCAGTCGACATCAGAATCTTTGTATTAATGAGATCCTCGACTAATTGAGCATAGAAACCAGTGCCCGCTCGCGACGATACTTTTGAAGACGCTTCCACACCCGCCAATGTACGATCATGCTCAAAGATTCGCAAATCGCCAATTGACAATCCAAACGCAGCACACACCATTTCAGCAAAACGTTTGAAATTCTCAATCATATTCACATCAGCCGGCGAAAGAGTTAATGGAATAAATCTCGCCGGCTTTGTGTGATCGTACAACAGTGGCATTTTCATGGGATCAATGTCATTCCACATTTCGCGGAAACCTGTTGCCCATGCGATTGCTTCTGCTTCAGACATATCCATAACATCCAAAATCCCAGCCATCGGTGTGTTACCCAATTGCTTGAGATAATAAAGATAGATGCGCGAGAGAGCTTCAATCGATAAAAATGCACTTTCAACTGGCGCTTCTTGAAATACTTTGCGAGTCAAATCAGTTCGTGGTTGAGTAATCAAACGAATCACATCGCCACGACCAAAATAAACTCGATCTAATCCATTATAGGGATTGATCTGTACAAACGGAATGTCGCGATCATAGGTGGGGTATAATGTTTCACCATCAATATGATAGAGACCACCAATGATTCCGTCCATTTCAGGATTCGCCACAACTTCAGCATTTCCCGCAATGGGGAGAATTAGAGCATCTTGCAGCATGCGCGACAACCATACGTCCCAACCATCACCATCATCTGCATCCGCCAGAACTTTCTCGAGATACATTTTCATCTCGCCTTGTTCTTCTGGCTTATCACTAACTATTTCCCATTCCAAAGATACAAGTTCGCGCAAGATATGCCGAATACAAAGCTTTGTAATCGGCTCCGTCGCAACTTGATACTTCCACTGAGCTACCGACAAGCGAGTTGGGTTAGCTAAATAAAGCGGTTGCAATTTGTTACAAAGTCTTACAGACCTTTGAGTAAGTCATTTCTGCTCACTTCTTGCAATTCCTATTTCTTGCAAGTTCAGACTATATCATTATCTTTCTTCAAGATAGTTCCCACATAGTCGTTACACACTTCCGCAGATGCGGGTTGGCTCGGTATTTGGACTCTCACCATTCACCGAATTCGAGAACTGTTACAACATCCATTACTGGATGAAGCCGCCAAGTTGACGGGTTAAGTAGGGGGGCGGTTGCTGTATACTCGTCGGCGCAACCGACTTCTGTACAATAAGTTCATCTGCCATCAATATTTCTCCTGAGAAATAATTTCTCAACCCGAGCAACTTGCTCTTTTGTGTTCTTCAAAAGTTTTGTATCCCAAATCACAATAACCTTATACCCTGCATCTTTATATGCTTGAATTCTTTTCTTATCTCTTGGATTATCTTTCGCATGCCAGTAGACACCAAAAAGCTCAACAATTATTTTCTTATTGGTATTTACAAAATCTGGGTTAAACCTATTTACCCAAAATGCACCGTTACCCACATATCTAAAACCAAATCGCTTTAGATATCTCATCAGAAGTTTTTCTGGTTTATTTGGACTTCTAGGTTCTAATCGTTTCTCAATAACTGCATCTTTCTCACTATCTGACAAACCATCCCAATATTTTCTGAGTGATTTAGAAAGTTTATCTGACCTGAGTTGCTTAGCTTTCCTTGGTGTACGCAACCAAGTTTCGGTAACAGATTGCGAAATCTTTTTAGCTATTTCTTGTTCTTCCTCGGCAGTTCGTCTTTTGTGTACTCGCTTAATCGCTTTCGACAAACTTTTACGAAATTCAGCATCACGCTCAGGAGTAAAGTTTCTTCTGGCTTCCGCTGATTTCCTACCAATTCGTTGTCTTTCTTCTATCGGTACCTTAGCATGTCTTTTCTTTTGAATCCTTGAAATTCGAGCACAAACTTCGGCAGAGTATTTATTGCCCTTGTTGGGCGATGGTCGACCCAAATTCTGGACAGACAGCAGAAACTTAGTCTCATCACTCATCACTCGACCGTTGTGATGATTGATAAATCGTCTTCCAAAATTCGCTCGTTCACCACATCCACATAGACACAACGGTCCTTTTTTAGATTTAGACTTTTGTTTTCGGCCTGCCATAATAGACTAATCTCTTTTCACCAATAAATTTATACCGGCAGAATCGCCACAATTTTTACTCTAAATGTATCTTCACTAATTGTCTGAGTCACGGTAAATCTAGTCCGTCGACTAGCACCCCGAAGTGTCAAGGTCGCTGAAGAAGCAAACATCGCAACCCCAGCCACATCCCATCGCAATAAAAATTCATCATCAACCTGTGATCGGTGCACTAATTCTTTCGACCAATCTGTATAACTATATGTAATTTCTTCAGGTTCAGAGTCTTCGACAGAAACACTATGTGATCGAAATAATTTTGTAGTTGAATCGACTAACGCAGAATTTGCAGATCCAGATAAAGCTGCAAATAAGTTAGGATAATTCTTTCTAACCTGGGCCGCATGTTGACCTAAATCCATCAGCGCTTCATCATAAGCCACTTCACCCGAAAAGACTTTCTCTAAAGCTGCTAACACCGCATCTAATTCTTTATTTGCCATATAATATTTTCTCGATTCAATCTATCGTCTTATAAATTAGATTTCTCTTTAATAAAAAATGCCGATGCAGGAGGTGTCGGTTCGTCCGAATATCCTTCCCAATCATCGGGAGTTTTATCACTTAAAAAATTAGTTAGGAATTCTGCACGTTTTGGATATCGTTCAGAAAAATAATCAGGAAGAGTGTAAAACAATTCAACTGACGTTGCAAAATCTTCTGACAAATTAGTCTTACTTAGATGTGCAGAATGGATTTGTCTAGCGTTTTTCTTCTCACTATTGATTACATTTTTCCAAAGCTTAGATCTGCTAAAACTTAAAGAACCCTTACTGGCACCCATTGCAGCGTCCAAATTATGTGCCAACTCGTGAATCGCTGACCGTTCATCGGTATAATTCAAAACTGGTGGATGAGAGTCTTGTTCTTCAAGTGGACGACTCACTACGGAAAATGTCCCAGCAATTCCAGTAACAAACCCTTTCTTTCTAGAAAAAACTCTCTTCCTATATTTAGAAATTTCATTCTTTGCCCAAGACGGAAATCTTCCTAAAGCCTGCTCATAAACCGCTGCATCGTTCTCGTAAGTCGCAAAATTTCTAACCATCGAACCAGCATGCGTTTTCTGGTCATGCTGGCCGGGCAAATGCTTTCCAATACTTCCACTTGTCTCTTTCCGGCCCACTAACATCTTCAATCGCCCCTTCGGCGTCAATAGCAACGTCCGAGTTGTACCACCTGCACTACCATTACTTGTTTCTAACTGCTCAACTAAACCTTGTCGCACTAATTCGTGAATCTCATTTTTGTGCTGCATCCAATAAACATCTGAAAGTGCGTGACCTTCAGTTTCTATTTTGTAGAGAATTTCAGATTCGAAATTAGATTGGCCGAGTTGAGATTCGTCGATATTAGACTTTTCAACAGATGCTCGTCTCTTCGGATCATGCAAAGAATGTATCTCAGTAACTAAATCAAGAACATAGTTCCCATCGCTATCAGTATAAATTTTCATTGATTAATAACCAAGTCAGCTACAAGTAACGGAGCCTTAAAACTATCTGTCCGAATAGTTGTACTTCTAACTTCTACTTTACCATTAATAATCGGTACAATCTCATGCTCATCATTGTATCCAAAATTATTAATTTTATAAGAATATAAAATAGATTCTCTAGGGACATTAACTATAAACATTAACTTTCCTTCAGAAAAATCATGTGCTACCTCATAAGTATCTGACCAATGACCGACAGTATCTACATCAGCTAATTTTATACTTCCATTAGCAATTCTTGTAATTAATTCATCAGGAACATCTAAACCTCTATGAAGCACAACAGAGTTCTCTGGTAATGTCAGTTGTGCTGCAGCCCACATCATATCGAGACCTGGATCATTTTTTCCGGCTGTCCAAGATTTTACTCTAGATGCTAGCTCGTCGGCACTCCCCTTTTTACCATCATAAAATCTTTCTATACTGACAAATGCAGATAGTACTGATCTATTATAGGGAGTGTTTAAAATACGATCTTTATCTGAAAAAGTAATTCCCAAATCCTCAAACCTTTTTCTGTCATCATATACATAGTTACCCACTTTATATCCCTGCCCCACAGTATTTCTTACTGCTTTAACTCCGCCAGCCTTTTTCACAATACCAATCATTTTTCTGGCACGTTCCAACGATTTGTTTTTAGCAATTCCACTTGGTCGCCCATGTGTTAACTGATTGTGTCTACCGGGTAAATGCTTCTTAATCTCTTCTCGCAACTTCTCTTTAGCAAGATAATGCTTAACGACTTCATCAAGTCTAGAATCTTGCTCCAATATCTGATCTGTAGTAAAAGATTCTAACTTGCCATATCCATCATCTAATAATAGCTTTCCCTTATAACCAGCAGACTGTAAACTGGTAGCTAAACTTAAGACATCGCCTTTAGGCGGCAAATCAGATCGAATATCAAAAAGAGACATTCCGGGCTTAAATTTCTCAGTTGAATAAATATAAATACCAGCAGATGATAATGCTATCCGCATGGCTATCATTCGACTACTGTCAGTCTGCCGCAACAAGTTTTTAGCCAGAACAATATGCTCAACTGAAGACCTGCCGGACGGAGCAAAGACCAACCGATCTTCAGTTGGCAAGTATAAACCGACGACACTGGACGAGTCGTCTTCTTCAGAATTCTCAACCTCTGACAGAACTTTATATGCCTTTGCTAATTCGTTTTTATTGGACGCTACAATATCATCCCCAGCATGAGATTGTTGATCGTGTAACCCTGCTAAATGTTTTATTTCCTGCACTTCACGGTACACTCGATCACCCGCATCAATTTGATTACGCAGTTTCGCAATTGTGAAAGCATCACGCGATTGGAGAGCCATCTTTAGTTTATCTTCCAATGAGCGTCGGCGAGATATCCAAGCCTTATGAGCACCAGAAGATGTGCCATATTTTTCAATTAGAGATTTTTCTCCAATTGTCGTAGAATAATCGTCTTCTTCATTATTAATATCTTGAATATATACCTTCATTGATTTTGGTAAACCAAAATACTCAAGACCAGATAAAGCCGATTTTAAATTACGATACGCATCATCACTTCTAGTACTACCTAAATGATCTGAGAGCGAACTGACTACCAACTTTTCATCTGAACCTTTTACAAGCCTAAGACGAACAGATTTATCGAACTCATCAGAAGAGAGACCAATATCTGCAGCAAGATCGGCATGCATTGAAATTTTATTTTTAGTTCCTTGTATTGCTGGTTTTGCATACCATTTCTTACCAACTTTCAGTAACAATAAGTTTGATCTCCAGAAACTATCATTTTGATAACTATCTTTCAACAAATTAGAGTAATAAATTGTCCCATCTTTAGATTTATGTTTCTCAGCCAATGATGTAGCAATACTACTACCATCATTACCACCATGAGTTTTCTGATTATGTTTCCCCGGTTGATGCTTCTCAAACACTATCGGATTCTCATTCTCATCAAATCCCAGCGCGATTCTAATTTGCTCAGCTAATTCGGCGGCAGCATCTTTCTTTTTCTTATCTTGGTCGGCACTGATTATTTCGACAGGGCTAATAGGTTGGGGATATTCAGCAGCAAAATCGGGCAGATACTTGATACTCAATATCGCATCTTGTAATCTTTTGACTGCCAAAGATTTGACCGTCGTCGTAACGACTCGGCCTGAATGCAAATCAATTTTAACAGGAGTCTCGGCAGGTATTCCAATTTGATAAAGTTTATCTAGCGCCCAATAAACTTTCTTAACTCTCGGCTCATCATCAGCTGGACCAACTATTCCTGTGCCTGAGCGATCTATAGTTATTTGACCTTTCTGATATCTAAACCGAATGCTTGTATCAAACAAATGCCTAATATCCGCATTAGCAGTTATATCAGCGTGAACAGCATCAGAATCCAGTGTTGCATAAACATTGCCGTTAGGAGTAACAATAGCTGTTACCTTTTCGTTGTCTATTTCATCATCTTGAAGATCTTTTGTAAAATCTGACCAATCATCTACTCGATAGATATTAAATCGTTTAGATCTACCATATTTAGTTGCATCATAAATAAGTTCATTAGAACTCGAAATAATATCTTTGCTACTTCCACCCACTTCACCCTTACGACCACTATGTCCAAAGTTTCCAGAACCGACGCCACCTTTAACAACAAGATGCCCAACATCTTGGATAATCATTTGTAATCTTTGTCTAGTGTCAAGCATCTTGAAACTCCTAATCGTGCACTGCACTTTCCAAAAGAATATCCGAACCGGACTCAGTAACATTAAGTGACGAAAAAGACTTGACCGGATTAGTTAACCCATTACCATCACCAATCCACACTACAAATGGCTCGCCCGTTTCAGAATTAACTTCAGGCAGATCTTTTACTAACTCTTTCAGTCTTGCAACTGTTAATGGACTATCAAAATTTAAGATCATTCTGTATGTGCCCGCTTTCTAAAATAAAAGACTGTTCCAGTTGTAGTCTCTTCTTGTACCAACTCGCATTCATCCGGCTGCAAATCGGTTTTCTTCATAAATGCCGCTGCCATCATTTCAAGATGCGCATACTTTAAAAACATCAGACTATCCCAATGTTTTTGTAAGGGGCTGAGTCCCAAAGTTTGCCGATCAAGATTATCTATAAGTCCTTCACCAACTTCATCTAGTACGCTTGGAAGATTATTTGACACAATATCAAATGGAATATCCAAAACTATTCTCTCAGGTATTTTAGCTGTTTGAATTAGCTCCGAAAGATCACCAGCTTTACCCGGGTCGGCCTTCAAACCAAAATAACAATTTATTAGATCTTCATTAAGCTTAGTTGTTCGCTCAATAAGATCATCTACAACTCTATTGGCTTCTAAACGAATATCATCATTTGATTTCGACACTGTCTATCACTCCCAATAGCAAAAGAATATTACTAATGCTAGATCGAAGACGCGACGCTTGAGTCGCAAACGCTTGATATTCTAATTCCATTTGCTGATCCGAGACTTGCGGAACTTTCTCGGCCGCTACTTTCAAAATATAATTCAGCATCTTCAAAAGCATTACATCTTCACTGTTCGTTCGACCGTACAACAAATTGACTAATGTTTGTCGAATTCTAAAATCGAAATGTGGCGAAGCAAATGTTGCTACAAAAGTCTTCCAATTTTCTGTCTCAATTATATGCGATTGAAATGTAATTAAATCATCATTATTCCAACTAACAATAATATTTTCAGAGTCTTGAGCTTTAACGATTTGGAAGTCTTTCATTCACTACCACCTTCTTGCTCAATAACTGCATCGGCATTCCCATAAGAATTAAACCATACTTCACGACTATCAGAAAGTTGTGATTGATACCAGCCGTTCCATCCGGGCCATCTAATTTTCTCATAATCTTTAATGATTGAAACCATAGTTTGCAACTGATAAGACTGTATCGTTTCCAACGGCGGATCAAGATCAATAATCTTCTCAACCAGATCTAAAACCATCCCATAATCAGCATCAGTTTTAATCATATTATTTATTGTCTTTCTTTTCTTCTTCTACTTGTGCAGCATACAGCGTCGGATTCCATTCATGATCGCTCATCTGGTGCATGAGCCGATCCTGGGCAGCCTCTGTTTCAACACGAGCAATAGCCAAGATCTCAGCACAGACAGCCACCATCAATTTACCATTCGGTGTGGACGGATCAAATGTTTTAGTTTCAGCACGAGTTTCGTAACCAAAAGATGGTGCGAGCCGTTCATAGGTTTCGTGAAAAAGAATAGCGAGTTTCAAAGCCGCATCATCTACCAACTCAGAGAATGGGTTAGTCATAAGTGTTATCTTTCTTCTTATTCGTCTCATCAAGTAATTCACTTGCGTCCGAAAGTTTTGCTTTAATAAAACTTTCATACCTAACTGCAGATTCTTTATCTAATCTAAGAAATTCTATATCCTTCTCACTTAACCTTAATGGCTCAAAAACCGTTTTATCTTGACTCTTGTCTTCTTTAGCCCAATCCACACCAAAAACAAGTGGTGATGGATTACTCAAAGTTTTCTCGAAAGCAACTTTGCACATATCTTGAAAAGCAATGTCTAATACCTTTATACACTGAAACATCGTTTCTTCAAATGACCAATGCCCAGACAAAAATATTCTATAACAATTGCGAATAACTGAGTTACTCTGAGATAGAACTCTTAAATAAAGATGATACTGTTGATAATCTTTTCGAAGACCTTTGTAAAGATTTGTCTTTTCGAACTCTCTTCGCTGACGATCTAAGGTTCTCCATTCTTTAATCAGTTCTGCGATTCGATTATCGTCCGGCACGTTATCGTAAAAGAACAAAACTTGTCTGATCTTATCAATCCTATGCTCAATGGCAGTTAACTGATAAGCAATATCTAAAGTAGTTACAGGTTCATTATTCATTTCTTTTCCTCACAAACCACTCAACCATCAAGTCACTTATATATCTGATTGCAGCAGATACGATTCCAGACAACGTCACGAATTGAATAGTAATCAGATTTACTCGCCATATTTCTCAAATAAACATTGTCGAATATAAACTACAGCATCTAGTAGTTCTTGGTAAAGATCAATTAGCGGATCGCGACCGTTATTTGCGTAATGCTCAGTCCCATACTTCTTTGCACCAAACTGCTTCCGCTTCGACATATCTTCTAAAACTAACGACCAAAGTTCAACTTTGTGCGCCTGTGATGGATCAACTGGATCTGGTTGTGGTAAAACAAATCTAGACATGATTATTTTCTTTCATTAGACTGACGCAATTTCTCAATTTCTTTTTCTAATTCAGAATTGCGACTAACCATCACCTTCAATTGCTGATCGGTCTGCGCATTCTTCTCAGTTAATTGCTGAATCAATCGTTCATTCTGATCGTTCTTTATACTCAAATCTGCGATCACTAACGCGTTGCGGTGATTACCATCTTCACGTGCCACTTGTTCTTGTTGCAATTTGAGTTCTAGATTAGCGACTTTCTCTTCATACTCAGCTCGTAACCCTTCAATCTTCTTACTGTGATCCATTTTGATTGAAGTTACGTCTTTAGCATGTTGGGAAATTAGCATATCCATTTGAGCCATGCAACCAATTGTTTGCTCGCGATATCGACTCACTTCGATGCGAAGATTTGCTACTAACTCATTTGATGCCTCAACATTCTTATTCGCTGCGTCAACGTTCTTAGCAGCTGCAGTTAATTCAGCACTAACAGGAATTTGATCGATTTGTTTCTGTAGTTTTCGGGCTCGTAAATAAGCTGCCCATAAACCAATAGTAACAGTTGCCAGTGTAATCACATCCCCTAAGCTAAAGCTAAGAGTCATCTCGTTCGCCTCCGCCACCATAACTGAAACAGAATTGAGATGACTTCGATCACTAGAATAGAGACAATCGCTGACCTGACTAAATCCGTTCGATCAATTAGTGGTGGATTGAAGAGAAAGATCCACGTATATACAGCACATAAGAATAGACGCACGAGTGCCGATAAGACATCAAACAGATCACGCCCTAGATATTGGAACTTTAGAAACCACAACACGCAAGAAACTGCTGCTAAGACCATAGGAGTCCATGAAGGAATAACGCCCATCTTAATCGGGCATCAATTCTGAAAGTGGATAAGTTTGAATCTTGCCATCACTCATCTGCACAAAAGCTAGCTCTTCATCACTTTGTAAAGTCGATTTAGCTACTATCGGATCAACATCACTAAGAAATACACATGACTTTTTCTCACCTGGAATTGAAACTTTATCGCCGCCCTTTAGTTTCTTCTTAGGAATAGTCGGCTCTTCCTCACCTGTCTCAGCTTTGGGATCCGTCAGCTCATCAATACCTTCGCGCATCTCAGTATCATTGACTTCAGAAGCATCAGTTTCTTTAAGTTCATCGTGCGAATGACCGGTCAATAGCTCATGCTTCTCTTGAATAGCTTTTTGAATAGCTTCAGCTGTCGCCACCATTGTCTTTTGATCCATTTGCACAACTTGTCGAGCCATTCCAGATGTCTGAGTTTGGTTCTGCTTATCATCAGGCAGTTGAGATGCTTTTTCAGCTAGCGTTCGCTTATCACTCTTCACTTCAGTCTTTTCAATGGGATCCTGAATCGTCACCGTCCCCAACCCAGGCACAAAACTTGTTTTACTCATTACCGTCTCCAACTAAAATTTGTTCCTGCATTCCGCTCTGCAATTCAAATTTAGCTTTTTCTAAAGCATCAATTACAACCTGCACAGATTCTGGATTTGAAAATTCAAAACACACATTCGGCTCGATCTCATTCAAATCTTTACCGACTACACTCGAATCTTGCTCACCAACATCATGCGATTCCTTTACAATCTGAAAAGCTATTCCAGTTTTCTTACTCGAAGCACCAAACATTTTGTAGTTCATAACACCAATCTTACCATTACCAAATTCTAGAATCATTCTAAGTCTCCTTTTACCTGCTTACACGTACAGGTCGCCGCTTGCTCATTTGAAATAAAGGAGTTCCACCTCCGGCGATGCGACTAGTTAGTAATTTAAATATGCAGACAGGCCTTGAGTACCTGCTACGAACGCCAAGCGGCATCTGTTATTGCCGCAGTTAAATCCGCATTATCTGGGCTGCGTGTCCTTCCACGCCGCTGCATATCTAATTAGATAATATTTACAATTTCCAGTAGACCAAAAATAATTACAACTCCAACAAGTGAAACAACTGCATAAGTTATAATCATTTCAAAGCATCCAACATTTTCTGCTGAATCTCTGATTTAGCTTGCTCAAGAGCTGCATCATATTCTTTATCTTGCGGAATAGTAATGACTGAACTAACACCTTTGAGCATCGAGATAGCGTCATAAATTCTTTGTGTAGTTTCTGGATCGGCAATAGCCTCTTCAGATAAAGTTACAAGAATTTTCATCTATTCTTTCTCCGATGTCGTTCTTCATAAACTGCAACGCCAATAACAATTACACCAAATAGAATCACACCCAAGATACCAACAATCAAAGCAATTTGCACGATTTGTTCCATAGCTATTCTTTCGAATCTTCTGATTTTCCAGAGTCAACTGCTGATTCTGTCTCTTGCACCTTTTGCAGCTCTTTAATGAGTTTACTTATTTCCATATTTATATTTCTCAAGTCCTAAACGTTCTACAATATTATTTGCCCACTTTAATTGAGATGCAGTCGGCGGTGAATTATCCCAATGAATCAAATTATTAGCTAAAAGAATAAATGAAAAATCACTCATTTGTCCAGATTGGACTTTGTCTAATGCTGAGTCTAACATACTAATAATTTGACTATCACTGAACTTTCTTTTAGACACTCCTCAAGAGCGAACACCTTCAATTGCCTTTTGAATCTCGCGGCTCATATCTGAGATACCCCAACCCGCAATATAGGCCATCGCCCATGACTCTGTACCAACTAAATTCTGAGCAACGAAAGGCATAATAAATAGATTGATAATGACAGACGCTACAGGACCGACAATATAATACCAATTCCAAGACGGCACATAATTATGATCTCGCAATTGCTCAACCACTAATTGCAAATACGGCAGCAGCGTTCGACACACAATCCCCAGTGCGCAAAATACATAAACCCACAGCAAAGTGTTACTCATTTCGTCTCCTTAGACTTTAGAATTTCGCGAATGTCAATCAATAAATATGCAATCTCAACTAATAACTTAATAGCATGCCAATAAAAACCAGAGTAACTGCTACCGAGTACTACTGATTTGATCTCTTGAATATAACTGTCTCTGCTTCTAACTTCTGCTAGAGTAGACATTTATCTCCTTCTTTGCTTTTTAGTTGGTTGTTGATATAGTCGGACGCCTGTAATAACACATACACAACCAATAAACAACATGCCAAATGATTCCAAATATAAAATCGTCGGCACATAAAATTGCATCGTATGAGCCATCCAATAATTTAGAATCAAAGTTAGCCCACAACCTAGAATTAAACTGCCACCAGTTGTTAACAACCAAGCCGCTTCACCTTTGGAGTGTACTGACAATCCTAAATAACCAAAGACACCGCAGACGAATACAAGTCCTAAGATAATTAGCATCCATGATTGAATATTAGGAACCGATTTAGCAAATGCTGCTGATAGAATTAGATGATAATTTAGCAATCCCATCGCTGACCAAAATAAAACAACTTGAATGGCTGTTAATCCAGCACCAAAAATTAGTCTGATTAATTTCACTTCTTCTGCTCTCGTACCCCAACTAAAAAGTTATCTATGTTTAGATTTATGCTATCCCTATAGATTTATCTGATCTGACCAATTAAGATAACCAGTTAACTATCAGTCTCCAATGTACAGTTTATTGAAAATCCACCATAACATCCATTGTGCTCATTATGGTTTGCCATTGTAAATTCGCCCTTGCTAGTTTTAATAACTAAAAATTGAACTTCATGCTCGCCATCTTCATCTTGTATATTAGGTGCATCTTTAACTTCTCCGTCCATCAATTCGGCACCAACAAAATAACTTAACTCATCGTCCGTTCGCATGTAGCGATATTCACAGCAAGATTGTCCATCATCATAGATCTTAAGTCTAGTCCCATCAACGAACTTGAAATGAAGAGCATCATCTTCTCCCAAAGAAAGCTCACTCAACACTTTCCCGATACAAGATTTAAAAACCTCGACACTTTCTGAATTATCAGAAAGACGATTCAAAATAACTCCTATTCCTAATGATGACATTTTAGATTCTCCTTAGTTATATATTCTAATATCATCCTTTATTTTCTCTTCCATTCTGGCCCATTCAGCAATAGCTTGTGATACTTGAGCCACAGCATAAACTGTCTCTTCGCGACTCACTTCAATTGGCGAGTCTCCAAAGACTTTCGTTAAATGAACAACCAAATACCAGTGATAACCGTCCCCATCCACATCATCTAGGACCTTTGAGAATTGAACAAAGAATCTCTCAAAAAGTTCTTTCGTTTGGAGCATTACGAATCGGGCCATATTTTCGATTCGCTCATCATCACTATGCTCGAACCAGACACTCGGCCAACTACTACTGTGGTGACCGACACCAGAGCAAGATGCGATTGTCGCAAACCCAACTGTATTCAACGCATCACACAAAGGAATAATCTCGGGATCTAACTTCTCAGAATAATCTGGATTATCTCGAACTTTGTAATAGCTTGTTAATGCCTTCAAGTTCTCTCCTTGTATATTCTTAGTATCACTTTCTTGCCATACTAACGCAGGTGGTATATTGTCTTCAATGCACTTTGCAATGGCCACTGAAAGTCCACGAATAATTCCGATAGCATCTTGTTGATTCATCAACCAACCACGAGGTTCACCATTAGATTGAGTAATAATTAAATGAATACGATCACTTAGATCTTCATTCACAATAGGATTGACATGATACAGAACTTCAATCGTAGCACCATTTCCCCATGTCTCAATATAGAGTTGCTTAAATTCCATGTTTTCCTTAGTTAAATTCTCTCATCATATATTTTCAATGTCTCTTTCCCAGCCAATTCAACTACTCTTTGTTTCTCCTTTATCTATCAAAAGTTTTTCTATTTCTTATGGGAAAGTTGTATCTAAAATTACATGCCCGTAGTCTTCATCTCGATATAGATAATGACCATCTGTAATATAGTCAGCGCCGTAAGACATTTTTAATGAATCTGCCTTTCTTATCTCGGCGTCCTTTTGATCTAACTTGTCCGCCCAGAGACTGAAGATGTATACCTTGTTCTTGTAATCCTATATAAGAAAATACTTTTCGATTTTCTGCATCGATTGAACATATCCAATCCTTACCTCATAGTTCGACACCTAAAGATTTAAATAAATGCGGATACTTTGTAGTCATTTTTCAATCCACAACACAATATTATCATTTGTTAATCTTCGTCTGTCTAAGCTCTTCGAATATTTGTTCAGGTGTCATCTGTAATCCGCGCTGCACTTCTTTGTCGAAGCCAGCCATAATACTTGAAATATCATCTTCCGGTAACTGATCCTTGATACCACCTAATAATTGCTGAACCAAATCCCGTTGATGATGTAATTCCCACTGAGTCAGTGCCCAGACTTTTGGATCAGTGTCGAATCCCTTTAGCAGTAAAACTAGATCATGTTCCAAATGGCCTAGAAAGCCGACATTCTTATATTTTTGTTCAAGCCATGGTTCAATAACTTTACAGCACCAACTGGCTATTCGTGCTTCATTGCTTTTCATTTTGAATTTTCTCAATCACTCGCAACCCTCTCGAAACTTTAGGATCCCGAATTAGATAACCATACTCGACTAATTTATTTAGATTGTAATTAACGACTGATGTTGATGAGATACCCGCCTTCTTTCCAATCTCACGGATGGTCGGCGGATACCCAACTGCTTGAACTTGATCTGTAATGAAAGACAGAATAGTTTGCTGCCGCTGAGACAACTTAATATAAACTGGCAACTTATCTACAACTTCAAAGACTCTAACTTGACATTGAAAGTATAATTTGCGGCCGCAGCGGCATGTAGTCGGATCATTTCTATCAGAATGTAAAACAAAAACCCAACCCATATACTCTTGGCCGCAAACGCACTTTGTAAGTGGCAATGAATCACCATCATTTAGATCACAACGAATAGATTTTGTTACATCTTTATCCACTATTACTTCCATGGATTTGTCCTTTGAATAACTGCTACTCGGATTCCAAAAACATAGACAAATGTATAACCAATCGCATGACTTTCGATACCTAAAATAGGATTAGCTGACCTAACATTTATTGCTGCTAACGGCGTCAGAATAAATCTAAAGTCAATATGCGTCTTGAGCCAATTCGTAAGCATACTTTTACTCCTAGGACTCATCTATATTAGTTGGGCGATATTCAATTTTAGGTCCCGGCGTATAATCCTCAACTTCTGCGCCACACCAAGGACATTTAGAATCATCCAGCCAATTTTCTGGACCCGACCAATCACATGAACTACAGATTTTCAACTCATCTTTCACTTTGCTGCTCCTTGTTGAATAATCTTCCAACCACATCGAGTACAAATTATTTTCAAGTTCGGATTAATTTTGAAGACATAAGCTAAAGATTCTGCTGACCAGTCCCACACAAAATAAAAGACTCGATTACAGTCCGGACATTGACGGTACATACGGATTATACTTCTCTGAGTTTTTGAAAATATTTGAGATTACCAATTGATCTAATCCAGTTTCTTTACAAAGTTTATCCAGCATAAATTTCTCCGGATCAGTTGTCATTCTCAACTCATATTCACAAATGAAAACTTTTCTAGCTGTTCTGTCTTTGAAGTAAAATGACCACTCATAAGTTCGGGATACATGATTATAAGAATTTATTACATAATCGTAACTATTCAGTGTAGATTCAGGTTGATTTTCTGTAACTACTTTATTAGAACCTAGTTTATTTAGTGGTCCGCCACAGTAAATACACGGACCTACATACGCATAAGGTAGTCGCTGACCACAAAAACTACAAACCTCAAAATAAGTGTAATCATCCTTTAGTAAATACATATCTCAATTGTTCTGATAGATATTTGCTCATCCACTTTTCACCATTCTCCTGTTCTAACCATCGCACTTTTCTTTTATATCTTGTCGCATGCTCAATCTCACTTCTAGTACTCGAGCCAATATAACCGTCAACATTTAGAACTAAAATTTCATCAGCCAATTCAATTTTCTTTTTGTGTAACTCATCTAATTTAGATTTAATACCATCGAGTTCAGACTCTGAAAGATGATTAAATAATTCAACATCAGATTTTAGATCACAACCAATTGACAAAACTATTCTGCCCGCTAAAGTCTCATCAAAGTTTGCCTTGCGAAAGGCATCGAAAAATCTTGTCGATCCACAAAGACACACAATTATCGGTCTATCACTCATTCCGGCCACCCTCCTCCTGCATGTGTAATTTTTCTATCTGTCTTAATCTTTGTCCAATATCGAAGCCCGATCTGACCAATCTTACCAACCGGCCAGCAAATTAAAACAAGTCCAACAAATACGGGCCACATTGTACTAACAATCAGACTAAATAAACCTGATGAGATGATACTTATAAAATTAGATGAACCGAATTGTCGAGTAAACCAAACTGAAAAGAAAATAACTGAGACAATATAACCGCCTAGATAAAAGAAACTCCAACTAATCATTTCTTCTCCTTCTTTATTCTCACACACTTAACTGGCACATTTTGCTTCTTAGCTCGTCGACACATATCTGCTGTTCCCTTCCCACCAGGAAACGCAATAACAAAATCTGGTTGGCCTTCATCTAACATTCGCTGATTACGAATTGCTCCGGCAGCTAATTTATATTTATTCCAATCGGCCGGATACAGTTGTCGATCAATCCCCAATCTTTTAGCTTCTTGATCGTACAAAGTATCAGCCCCGCGAGCGGCCCCGTGAATGATTAATAAATTTGAATATCGTTTCTTCAGAACTAGCATTACTCGCCGAACTAATTTCGTATCATCAAAATCACGACCGCCACAACAAAGAACAATTACTTGTTTAGTCTGTTTTCCCATAAAGACTACTTGCTGTTCTTTTTAATAAAAGTTTCTAGCTTCCTCTGCATTAACTTCGAACACTTAAGAAGTTTCTTAGCAATTCTCAAAAGCTCCTTCTTATCATCACCGAAACCACCAAAACTTTTAATTCTGTCTTTTGGTGTACCTTTACCTAAAGCATCAGCTGGACTTTTTGGTCCGTAGGCAATCTCCCACAACTCTTCTCCTGGAGTCTGCTTTATTGTTGCCATTTTATTTAGTCTCCTTCATATAATTATTAGGGTCGATACGCCTTTCTATCTCGGACACCAAATCCAAGTATTGTTTTCTATAATACTGCGACATATTTAAAACTCCAAAAGATTCAACAATAATAAGTACAGTCAACATAAGAACTTTCCACATGCGAAATTGTAATTGAAACTTAAAATCGAATCTTGGATCCCATAGCATTAAAATAACTCCAAATCTTCAGCCGAACGCTGACACATGGCTGCCACATCGACTAACTCTGCCAACAATTTCTTTAGATTCCGCTTCTTAGTTTTCTTCCACACTTCTAATTTAACTTCGTCTAGCTCTTCAAGAATATTTGCATAGGCATCATGTGGTGAACTAATTTGTCGGGCATGTTTCTTTCTGGCTGATTTCAGTTTCTTTGAAACGAGTTCTTGAAAATTAGACATAGTTGATTCTCCTATTTTCTAATAAATAAAATCGAATCTCTTCTACTGATTAACAATTCCCGCGAGTTGTTTACACATTTCCCTTATGCCAAGATGTTGATATTCAGTTGTAGCAGTAGCCGTTAATGTTCGAAGAGATTCGAAAGCACCAAGCGGGACTCGAACCCACAATCTACAAATTAGAAGTTTGTCGATCTATCCAGTTGATCTATTGGTGCGACAAATAGGCTCGGTGAGATTCGAACTCACATGTAACCATTACCATTTCTGCACGTTATAAGCATGAGTGGATACGAGCCTATGACTAATTTACGGATTCTTCACTTCACCACTAATAAATTTCTTGTAAGTTTCACGGAAATGCTCAACTTGTCCTTTTAATGATGAGTTGTAAAACATTCCTGAACCATGCCAATAATGAGACACCCACCAATCGTTTTCTTTCTCAATAAATCCAATACAGACATTATCTACATAAACAAGATAGAAATCGTTCTTAATTTTACGCTTCCAAAGTCCTTTTCTGCGTTTCATTTTTTTCTCCAAAACTTTACAATTAATTCTATTATGCCAGTTACACTGTCCGGCTCGGCTTCCCTTTTTACAGATCGTGAGGGTTGAACTCGCAAGTTAGTAAACAAATCAAACTAACAAGGACACCAATTGACACTGTCTGATCTGCCCAATGACACGTATCTCAGCCTATCTCCTACAGTCGCAGAGTAGACAATTGATACTCTTCAAAGATGTGTCACTTGTTGACTGGCTGACAGGTCATAAACTGACTCGAACAGTTCTGCTCTCCGCATGAGGACGGCGCATTCTACCCGATATGCTATCTACCTGTGCCAATTTCTCAGCCGATGCTTTCTTACTTAATTCTCAAACTTGAATGGCTCCCGATAATATCGCCATTCAATAAACCCTTCCGAACGGCAATGAGCTGCAAAACTAGAAGAGTAGAGTTTCTGTTGAATCTCTACAAATGTCTCACCAGCCCACAAAACAATCGGTGCTGGTCTGTTTGGCCGATAACCTAGAATTTGATGCCTAGTTTTTGAACAAGGATAAACAGGCTTTTCAGACATTCGGGCACCAGGCCGATCACGTCCTTCAACAATAATATCTGTTGTCTTCATTCTAATCACCGACAACAATGACACTGACCACAATGGCTCGAATTCTTAATATGCAGTTGAGCTAACCAGCAGGGATTACACATCTTACTAAATAATAGTCTGAGATATTTCATTGTCTCTCCTAGAGTTGCCGCAAATATTTTTGACTAACCCACTCATTGCCGTCGGGACTGATACATGCCCAACCATTACAAGTACAAGTTACAAAAACTTTAGCACCTAAAACCAATTGCCGGACTTTTGGTGGCTCAACTTTACCTGACCAAGGATGTGCTCGAACATTTAGAATTCCTGCATTAGTAACTTGTGCGTTATAAAATAACGCCGGGGCAGGTGTTGGGGAAACAACTTGTAACTGTTTATCATACTCAATAATCAAATCCGTTAAACCTGTTCCTTCGACATTATGTTCAAACCATCCATTTCCAAAAGTGAAGATAGCCGCCCCTAACACATAAGAATCTTGCCGAAGTCCAGCATCATAATGCTTCAACATCTCATCTAAATAACGTCTGGGATTACCACCAAATTGAGTGCGCCAGGGTCGACCGTTAACAATCGAATCTGCCCCACATTCAGTTACTGCAAATTTAAGTTCTTGCAGTCCAGCCGAAATACAATATTCTCGCGCCCAACGATATCTAAAAAATAACCACGAGTCCCATTTAGAAAAATCAAGATTACTGTACTCATGTAATCCTAAACAACCACCAGTAATTTTTGCTTCAAACAATGCTGGCCCAAATGCTCGCCAATATGCCAACCGATCTTCAGTCGGCAGATCAGGCGCTCCTGCTGAAAAATTACCGACAACTGATTTTCGATTATAAGTTGTCGAAAGAATCCTGATTCGCTCAGCTTCAAATCGAGCGTACCACCGCATCGCTTCTAAATTTTCAGGATGCGGTTCGTTGGGACCTTCCCATGCATCAATATCTGGATTATTTCGGACCTGATTAGCAAGATACCTATCAAAATAAATCCGAGCATATTCTATTGGATCTGTATTTCGATATAATGGATTTGGATCAAAGTCAGATTCAAACGCGCGGCCGATTCGAAATGGTCGCCTGGGCATAGAATCAAACTCTGAGGCTAATTGAAAATCATCAAGAAACTTAACGATTGGTGAATTAGTAATAGTCACCAGTTTTTTAGCATCATTACTACTTCTAATCACATGCGCACATAATTTAGTCGTCAAATTCTGCTGCCTCCTCACACTCGGTACATACTTCATCTAAACTAACTATATGAATACAATAGCCATCGTCTTTAGCCACAACTCGTGGACGATCAGAATCGTCCAATATCCATTTCTTTTTAGTTGCTTGCTTCTTCTGTGACAATCCCAACTACTTCTCCTTCAGAAAGTATATAAGTCGTGCCATCGATAGCAACTGAATCTGTTTCGTCTCCAAAAACTTCTTCACTTATCTCATCTGGACCTAGCATGTTTCTTTGGGCCTCTCGCAAAGTTTAGAATTTTTACTTTCCGACCAAATTCTTTAGCATGTCCGCAAGTAATCAGTGCCATTGTCGACTCAGTGTCAATAATTGCAATACACAGATCACAATTTCTAGCCATAATCATATCTCGCATCGGTGGGGCCGCACCAGTTAACTTGTTAATTCCACAATAGGTCCCATAAGCCAATCGCCCATTGGCACCCCAGACTGTAATCTTTTCATACTCTCTCAGATTTGCATATCTAACAACCTCTTGCTCAATCCCGACTAAATCTCCACAAAGAATTTCGTGATTTCGCTTCAGGCACATCAAAACAATTTCACGAGTTTTCTTTATCATAGGTTCAGTCGGGCTTTCTGAACCGGTAATTAGAACTACCATAGACGTCGAGACTTAGCTAAACCAAAATCTTCAGCCATTCCCGGTGGACCATCAAACGTTATTTTCTCAGGTGGCACCATACGTTCAAGATGCCGAATATAATCAAGCATCTCACTAACACTCTTGAAATGAACATCAATGATTCTAACTGTTCCACCATTACTTCGACCAAGTCGTGAAATAAAAATAATTTGTGTCTGAGCATGCCGATTTTCTAATGCATTAGAAAACGGTTGAGAGTCAATTCCCACCATCGATATTTGGTCGTTAAAGTCTTTACGAAGCTGAATTAAGTTCTGAGAAAGAATATGATGTTGTTTTTCAACATCCTGAATTTGATTATTTAAACTACATAATTCAATATCTAATTTTAATAGCTTCAAAATAAATTGCCGAATATCAGACAGCAAGAAATTGATCCAAGTACGAAACCAGAATTTCATATGCATCTCCTTCTCTAACTATTACCGCCAAAAGTCTCATAGAAGTCTGGAGCGATTTGCTTGACCTGCTCTAGATATGAGTCCCAAGTCTCAACTAATGGTTCGTCTTTGTCATAAGTACTTGGAATATTGGGATCAAATGATTTTCGCATTTGTTTACTGTAAAAGATAAGCCAACTCAAAGCTGACGATAAATTTCGTCCCATTGATCTTGATTCCGCACACGGCAAAATCCATTTAACTTCATTAGGAGACATTCTCAACATTTCGATATCGCTCAATAATTTCCACGGTGTAGTTGAATCATCATATTGAAGAATATGATACCATCGTTCGCAACCCTCGATATTCGAGCATGGAGCGATATTGGGTCCTTGTCCATATGGAATTCTAGAAATTTTTATAAGTTCTTCAAGAGCCCGATCAAACGTTTCGTATTTCTCAGGTAAAGATTCTGCATGAAAATTATCTTCAATAATAAACATTCCAAAACTCCTTCTCTAGACTTTCACAAATTTCCGAGTGGCCAACAAAACTCAACTCGCTTACAGTCATTTGGTTGACGTTCGTTCTCTCTAGGAGCATGCTTAATACAAAAATCCGCAGCTTGCATATTGTTGTCAATGTTATCAATAAGAACTCTACCAGTCATTCCGGAAACTGTTACCGTAGCTGGTTCTCCACACTCATCACACAATCTACTAAAAACATACATATCTACACCCTCACAAATTTACGTGCAGCTCGTGGACGAATACTGGCTCCATAGCAAGACATTGAACTAGCTACTGCCAAGTCAATTTTAGCTTTTGTTTTTTCTTTATCTAATCGAAAGCCGCGTTCAGATTCTTCAGCCACTGCGTTCAAAACATGCGTTCGAAGTGCTGGACTTAAAATTCGATGCAACTTCTTCGTAACTATCCATTGATAAAGTGCATTATCCGATTCGATGCGTCCAGAGTTCTGTGGAAAATCCACAAAGAGTTTCTTAGAATTATGTGGATCATATTTCTTCCGCAAGTTAGTCATAATGGTATGCAATTGATAATTATCATAATAGACTGCTTCGACTTTGAAAGTATCTAACAGCCAAATCAGTTTAGCACCGAGAGTTTGCTCCAAATCAATTTCTTTGACATCTGACCCTTCGACAACTTGTGGCTTCCATTCCCAGGCCGCAATAATATCTGGTCCTTGTCGATCTAAATCCCAATGTGAGATAACTAATGCCGCACTGTCATTATGAACACCAGCATCAGCACCCACAAATAGAAAACGTAGATCACCTTCTTCATTGAGTGATTCGCATTCTTCTAAAACATCCCATTGAGCGGGTTCGATAAAGACTGATGTACTACTAACCCATTCGTTTTGATGAAGACGTTTATAAGCATTAGGTCGAAGATCGGCACGCTGTTGAATATAATATTCCTCAGTCTGCCACGGCATCCGATGTTCATGGCTCCAATAGACTAACATCTTTGACTGTGGAACATAATAAACTGGTAAATCATCAAGTTCAGGAATTTTTTGACCAAGTAATTGATTTTCATTGCCGTCTTTAAAAACTTGACAGTATAGATTCCACAAAATATCTGATTCGTTCAAAAATCCGGCGTATGTCTCAACCCAACGAACCGAAAATCGCCGAGTCGGGACGGGGGTCATCTCCTCCCACAGTCTCTTTCTGCGCTCTGATGTGTACGCCCACAACTCACTCCACAGTGTTAGTCCAGGATTTCCTCCGGCTTCGCCTTCATAAGCTGTACCGATAGCTTTGACCTTGGTACCTGTATGCTCATTTGACATTGATGGTTTCTGGTCGGGCACATTCCAACCCAATCGCTTGAGAGTCGGGACCATAGCCGCATAGATGCGGCCTTGCGCTTGTTCCTTGTCATTAGCAATTGAAATTATTTCATTGGGTGCTTCAACATAATTTCCCCAATAAGACCCAGCTAAACCAGCAGATGCTGTCTTACCACTTTTCTTCGGTTCAGACCAAAGAACTGTAGTAATTAATTTTGCCCAGATGCCTTTAAAAATATATCTAAAAATTCTTTGCTGATGGTCTTCTAGTCTAACAAGTTTTTCAGTTGTTGGGTCAATAAAATTACCGTGCGCCCAGTCAACTATATCTGGTGGCTCAACCCAAACAGATTCAACAATTGCATTCGATGCTGACTCAGGTGGATCCAATCGATCCGCCAAATCTAAAATTAACTGAGTTGCGAACGGGGCCCCGTTCGCAACTTGTTTAGGTTTGCTTTTTCGGGGCATCGTCTACACTTAAATACCTTCTCAAAGAATTTTTTATTGACCATCACTAACAGTAGTTATATTTCCAGCTGGTAATCCAATCAACCCCGCGCCAATTACTTTCCGAAGATCAGCGCCAATGTCACGGCGCACCAACGGGTCTGGTATTCGTTTCTGAATCACATCATAGATATAACCAATGATCTGCATTACTTGCTGAACATCAAGCATCGAACCCATCGCGATTCGGCGTTCGGTCTCTTGTGCAACTAACTTACGATGCTGACCAATTAAGATTATTAGTTTTTTCATTTGAATTGGATCAAAGCTATCTTGCTCTTGTGCTTCTTCGCCAATTTCCCAGATTTGAGAATCAAGCAATGCAATCTTTTTAGTTAAGTTTAGAATTTCAGGATCAACAACGGCGGCTTCAAATCTAGCACGCAAGTTTTTCGGAAGTGGTGTGTACTTAGAATGCTCCCCGGTTGTTGGAGGACGACCAGCTTTTCCACCATGATACTTACACCTCCAACAACCGGGCCGAGTTTTTTCTTCTCGGTTAATACATTGCTCGCCAATGGCTTTGACAAACTGGCAACGATGTGTCTTATCATCCTTCATGTACTTAATAAGTTTTAAACCCGGTTTCAGTATGCCCTTTTTAGCCATTTAGCGTTTCCTTAGAAATTATTCAAGTTTCTTTTCAAGTTTAGCAATCTCAGTTACGGCCTTGGCACGTTTCTCTTCGGCTGTCAAAAGAGTTTCGTATTTCTCTTTAGCTTCCTTGAGCTTCTTCTCAAGATCCTGACGAACCAAATTCTTTGTATGCTCAGTCAGAACCTTAAGTTTTTCATCAATCCAAGCGGGAACATCAGTATCGAGTTCTTGCAACTCTTCTTTTAGATCACGCAAGAAAATCTTTACAGCCAGCGCATGTTCCAACCCACATGCCTTAACATCGAGTTGTTTGATTTGTTCGATATTCATAATGACTTGCCCTCCTGTAGGCATTGAAGAAAATAATTGCTTATAAATTTTATCTTCGACTTCTTTAACTAGCACATTTTCTAATTGTTTTCGTTTGTCAAAAATACTTTTGATGTATTCCTCACTGAACTCATCATGAACTATTGGTCTATATTCATAACGAAGTTTGTTATCCCAACTCTCATACCTCCCATACCTATTATCCGAATTATACGAATATCTATTACTATCTTCACTCATTCACACTTTCCTCCCAATCTACTTCTTTATACACTCGTCTTTCGCCGCTCTTTGATGAAAACTTCTTCTCGACTAGCTTGTTTGCTTCGACTATAAACCGTTTCTTGTCTCGTTTGAAAACAATGCCTTGTGGGATATCCTTTCGTTTAGCTGCTGAGATTATTTGAGATTTAGTAAGTCTCGCACCTTCAATACCAAGTGATCTTGGATCATGTGTGCAGATATATTCTTCCATAAATAAGTTAACCAGTTATCTTTCTTTCCAAAACATCAGGATGGAAAAAGACTTTGTCTCGAATTCCGGAGACAAAATCTGCAGCGATATTATAGGTGTGCTCCTTGTCAGTGTCAAGGATTTTGATGGCTTTCAAAATGTATTTTTATCCTAATAAATCAACCAACAAAACAGCCGTTTCCATAAACTTTTCCAGGTCAGCATCGCTCCCAACAGTAATCCGTATCAGATCACTTAAAGGTAATCCGTGACTGCCCAATGTCCGAATTAGAATTCCTTTCGATTCCAAAAACCTAGCGATGGAGAGCGCAGATCGGGGTTTGGTATCATACACCATAAAATTTCCAGCATGTGAAACGAATCTCAAGAAGGGCAGCTTTTCTTCAATCTGCGCTTCCCATTTGTCCCGCATCTCTAATGTTTCGGAAACAACAACTCTAGAGTGATTCTCCTTGACCGCTTCCTCAGCAAGCAATAGACTCGGCTCTGAAATCCCCCATGGCAGCCGGAGCTTCTTAAAGATTATAGCTAAAGCCGGATGGCTGATTGTGTAGCCCACACGAATACCCGGAAGCCCATAGGCTTTAGAAAAAGAATAAATGTAAACCAAGTTTGGATACTTCATCGGATCCAAAAGCGGCCCCGGATTATCTGAAAATTCATAGTAAGCCCGATCTACTGCTATCACCCGATCACCATCTAAAAGTTTTTCCAGATCATAGGTATAAGGTAAGGGGTTATTAGGATCACAAAGAAATAACAGTTGATCACCAGCATAGATCTCATAGGGTAAATCAGATGATTGGTATTCATTTACGGTATAACCATTAAGATCCGCTCGCAGCTTATACATCGAAAACGTAGGAACTACCACGCCCACACTATGATATTCTTGAACACAGATCGAGCGAATCAGGACATCTATACATTCGGTCGCGCCCACCATCGCTGTACACATCTCAGGAGCCGATGGGTAAAGTAAAGACTCCAGATGCTTTGGCGAGCGAGGGTACTCATTATAAGACTGATATAGAACGTCGGCCAGAGAATTATTTTCAACAAATGACTCATTCGCCATCAGACGAAGTCCATCAACCTGCTGATGAGATGTATCATAGCTGGTACCTGACACTACCCACTCAGGTAACTCCGATATAATGTCATCAATTCCAGGCATCGATGATTACTCCTCGCTGAATTAGCTGTTGCTTCCATTCTTGCCGCTTAACACAATGAACACAATGTCCGCATGGTTTATCAGTCAAACTTTCATAGCAGTCATGCGCATTCCAAATTTCAGGATCCTCAACTAAGCTCCTAGAAAGAATATCGATTCTGTCCCATTCCCACTCCTGAAATGGCGCACTAAATGTAATATCCTCACGGGTGGCTTCTTTAGCGGCCAGCATAAATCGTTCATAAAAAGATTCAGTTGCATCAGGAAAGGGGGCATCATCTGGTTCCTTGTGAAACCCGGTCATAATCTTAGCGTATCCCAAAGCTAAACCAAAAACCACCGCATGACTCAGTAGAAGTAAATTTCTGGCTTCTAATCTGTTACCTTCTAGAAAAGGCTTCCAACTTTCACCACTCACTTGGTTTGGATAACTACCCTTTAAAATGGGACTTGTAAGTCGCTTAGATAAATCTGTAATTGGAACGGCATGAAAAGGAATATTATACTTTTGGCAAAAATACTTGTTTGATTCGAACTCACCTACAGCTGCCTTCTGTCCATAATCAAACCAGATCACACCGTCTGGTTTCGGGCAGAGAACTAATAAAGAAATACTATCCATGCCACCGCCGCTCATCAATAAGCTTCTAGTATTCATAGGCATACCTTTCCTTTAAAATCTTCAGTAACAAATCGTTGATTTGCTTCTTCTTGCTTCGATGATGAATATCAAAATGACAATCTCGACAAACACAGGCCATATATTTAGGATCAAAAATTTTTTCAGATCGGACGCGGCCACCACTCTTTTGTAAAATCTCATGCACCTCCGCACCTGCTGTTCCATGAATCAAGCAGCGTCCATGATCCCGATACCGGACCATTTTGATAATTGTCAGTTTCTCGGCTTTTGTCAGCTTCTTAACTCGTCTGTCCATTTTGATAATAGGCTAAGAACTCTTTCCGAATATCTGAATGCTCAAGAAACAATCCGCTGAGCTTGGCAGTAACAACCTTACTGTGCCGCATCTTCACACCACGGCAGTTCATACATCCATGCTGACCGACAATAATTACTCCGGCACCGTTAGGCTTCAAATGTTCATTAATTGCCTTTGAAATATCCACTGCTAACTGCTCTTGCAAAACTGGTCGTGCCGATAATAACTCAGCCAAACGCGGGATCTTTGATAGCCCAATCACATAACCGTCCTTAGATGGGAGATAACCAATTACCATTTGGTAAGTGATAGGCAATAGGTGATGGGGACACAGGCTGGTCGTCTCAATATTCTTGAAGACAACCATTTCATCGTAATCACTAGGGAACTTTTTCGACATTAGTTTCTTTATTTGCTTCTCAGTACCCCACATGCCCGAGCACATTTCTATAAGGGACTTAATGACTCGCTCCGGTGTCTCTTCAAAGTTAGGATCAGCGTCAACTGTAATTCCCATATCCTGAAGAATTGTCTTCAGATGCAAAGCCATAGCTCCTTGAACTTGCTTGCTCGGTGGATTGTCAGGAATTGAATCTAATAACATCAGCCTAAACCTAACCTTTCTTTTTCCTTAAATAAGAGTTTATCAAGATGTACATTAGAATGCTTTCTCAATAATTCAGGAGTAGTCAGAATCTCGAGGAGCAGTGCCATTGCATAAGAATCATATTTGTTATGATCCTTGCCTAGATCTGGCACACCGAACTCAGATGTCAAACAATTCCTAACCTGTGTTTTGCTATCTAATCCATCTTTCTTTCTTGTTGATCCTGGACAGATACAAGACTTCCAAGTTGGAATCGGAATAACAAGTGTTTGATTAAACTTTGTGTGGTTGTAAATAACATCAAGTACCGCTTGCTTGATTTCCGCCATAGTCTGAACTGCGGAACCATGAGATGCGTGAGAATAATCCTCGACACAGACAAATAATTGTTTACCAATAATATCTAACGGCAGCTCATCAATTATAAGCCGAAGATGAAGTAACAGGAAATTCAAGTTTACTGATAACCACTTAACTCGCTCGAATCTGGGTCTCCATCCTTTCTTGCTCTTATCTGGTTTTGATCCAAAGGAAAACCAAGAAACTTTTCGTTCACTGCCCTTCTTCGAGATTAGGCAGACCGTCAATGGGTTGATCCCCGGATCGATCCCGATGAACACTGTAGAGTTTTTGCCAACCAGGGCTTCGGTAACACATTTCTCGAAAGTCGCAGTAGTTACAGTGGTCCCCCTCAACCCGGATGAAGAGACCTGCGCGAATACTGTCCGAAACTTTTCGGATTTGATTGATTTGCGTTTTGATTTCTTGGCGGTCATATTTTCTTCCTAGAATCTGCACAGTCGGTTCTTTAGTTTTAGTCACCACTACATAAGCTGACAGATCAGCAGCGGTTTTCTTACCAATTGATAAAATATCATAAATCTTCAACTGTAAGGCTTTGCTCGGAGTATCCTCAGCATATTTACCTGATGATGTTTTCAGATCAATTCGCAGCAGCCCACTAAACTGATCTACTTTCTCTCCGATCAGAATCGGTAGTTTCTTAACATCTAAAACCGCATCAATCCGACCCCGAAGTGTAACAAATCCTAAGTCAACTTTTTCCTGAATCTCCACTAAACTTTTAGGGAAGTTTATTTTCGACTCAAAAGCCTTGACCAGATTTGCAGACATCTTGCCGCCTTTTTGATACAAAGATAACCAGCTATCTCGCTTACCATATTCAATATTTTGGCTATCTTTATATGGTGTCCAAAATTTCTTGAAATTTGGAATAGCCCCAGTCTTCCACAAGTCTTCCGCAGAGCGATGGATGACCGTCCCAAAAATAAGCGCCGAAGATGTTTTCTTTCTACGAACACCATCAATATGTGATAACCGCCACTGTAACCCACAGGTCATCCAAGACTTCATTCCACTGGCGGAGATATGCTCTAACTTATAAGTTCCTTTATATTCTCTCTCACTCGGATTTGTCTTGAGTTGTGTCATCATCACTTCCTAAGTCTGATTTTTTGTCTAACATCTCTTGAATTCTGCTCAAGACTAAATCATATACTTTTTTCTTTTTAGTAATAGTTTTATGCGCCTCGCGCCAGCCATTTCCCAGAGCTGAGTTCTTAATATAAAAAATTGAAGCTCGCTTCTTAATGATTTTTGCTTCAAGAGCTAGGTTGATCAGATCAAGCCGACTGTCTAAACCGAAACTATATAAGATGGGCACAAATACCTCTCTAAAGGGTGGCCCCACTTTGTTCTTGATTACTTTGATCTTTGATAAGAACCCAACTTGCTTTGAGCCACCTTTCAAAGTCTGCGCTCGTTTCAGTTCAATCCTGACTGACGCTGTATGCCGCAACATGCGGCCGCCCGGAGTACTGATCTGTGGACCCCAACCAAAACCACCAATTTTATCTCGAACTTGATTGATAACCAGAACAGCAGTCTTTGTACCTTTTAGATCGGTGTTCAACATTTTACAAAACTTTGTAACGATTCTGGCTTGCAGCCCAATCTGCATATCAGAAACATCAGCTTCCAACTCTGCCTTAGGAATTAGTGCTGCAATACTATCTAGAACAATCAAATCAACTTTCTCGCTCAGGATCAATTCTCGAACAATCTCTAATGCCTGCTCAGCCCAGTCAGGTTGTGCAAAAATAAAGCCGGGTTGCTTTTCGTCAATACCACACTGATGTAAATAATCAGTGTCGAATGAGTTCTCCACATCAACTAAAGCAACGGTTCCACCCGCTCGTTGAACCTCTCGAATAAAATCATAGCTTAGAGTTGTCTTACCAGATGATTCAGGACCGAATACTTCTGTTAGACGTCCGCGAGGCAAGCCTCCACGACCCAACGCCCAATTAATAGAAACAGACGAAGATGGGATCACCTGAATCTCAGGATACGATGATTTATTATTCTCAAATGACCAAACCTGATCGCCAAACTTCTTAATAAGGTCGTTTAGTAAATTCTTGCCTTTAGGCTTCTTTTCTGCTTTGTTCTTTTTGGACTTCTTCACTATTTAACCGTCCTTATCTTGGCGGCTGCCAAAATCTCACTGATAGATGCCAAAACTTCAGGATTGGCAGAATTGATATTCAAAAAGCCAACTTGCTCACGAGTACCATTTACAGTTTGAAATAGATCACCAGTCTCCTGCATAAAAAATACACCACTATTCTTCTGTGCCTTCGTTGGTGTCATTTTAGAACTTATCTTTTTATCCTTCAATCCTTGCCGTAGTTCAGCAGCAGATAAATTGGTATTGGCTAATATCTTCCACCGGTCTTTAGTCATCTCCCCTCGCCGGATGTAGCGAGCGGCGGTAGCTAACTTAGGAACTGATGTCTTAAAAATATCTACATCCTTAGGAATATCCTTGACATCTAGATACTTGCCCGACAAAAAGACTTCCCAATCTAACATATACATATCGGCCATCTGACTGCCCAGATTATAAATTTCTCGAGCATAATCGTAAAATCCAGCTGAATAGGCTTGAGTAAAAGACTTAGGCAATCCATCCCAGTTTTCTTTGAAATATAAAAGAATCTGACCTAAAGCAAATTTACTAATCTCTTTATTCTTTGCCCAAGTTGTTCCGATTTTCTGTAGATTCTGCAAACCAGCTAATGATGGTTTCGATCCTAGGTCTTTGATAAGGCTCTGCTGATCAGATGCTAACTTCTTTATTTCCTGAAGAAAATTCTGTGCAGACACTGGCTTAGTAACTACCTGTTTTGTTGACATGCGCACCTTTACTCAATAATTCTAGGACCGACAACCGCATCCCTAAAATCTAAATCGATTGTCAGAAGATTTTTCAAGTCTTTCAGAATAATTGGCTTCCAATCCGGATTTCTAAATATAGCTGCCGGATGAATGATCGGATATATCTTCAAACCAAATCTACCCATAAGAACTTTTCCCCGAACGGCAGAAATCTTTTTCTCGGATGGACAAAAGTAAGCCAGTGAAGTGGCTCCGACGACAACGACTATTTTGGGTCGTAATGTTTTTAACTGTAACTGTAGGTGGGCACTGCATTGTGCAACCTCACGACCAGTCGGTGGTCGGTTGGCCGGCGGGCGACACTTAACAATATTAGTAATATAAGTTATATCTTCTGGAAACTTAACCTTCTCTAACAACTCCTGTAGCACTTCACCAGCCCGACCAACAAAGGGTAGCCCTTGCTCATCTTCATTCTCTCCGGGTGCCTCGCCCACAAACATATAGGTAACATGCGATGTAACTCCCCGACCGACCACCACATTCTGTCGTGTTTTGTGTAAAGAACATTTCTCGCAAAGCTGCATATACTTAAATGATTTAGGAATAGTACCAATTATCACAATACCCTGGCTCCGTCCTTTGACCAATATCTGGATGTGTATCCATCAGTTGCAAATGGAACTTTCTTAACTAACATTTGCGCGCTATCCAGCATAGCTTTTTCTAACATAGCATTACAAGCATCCACTCTGTCTCTTGTCGTCTGCATAATAATCTCATCATGCACAATATTAACTATCTGCCCCAAGTCCGGATGTTTATTGATTCGAATCGTGGCAATTTTAGTCATTTCAGCCGCACTCCCTTGGATCGGAGTATTACCCGCTTGCCGACTAGATTCTTCTAGCTGCATATCTAAATAGCGGCGACGGCCGATAAGTGTTTCGACATAACCATGTTGGGTTGCAAACTCAGCAATGTCATTCATATACTCAGTAACGCGCGGAAAGGTTCTAGCATGTTCAGTCGACAACTCTTTAGCTTCTCTCACTGATATTTTCAAACTCTTAGCTAACTTTTTGACACCCATTCGGTAGATCAATCCGAAATTGATATTCTTGGCTGGTTTTCTTCGCGGATCGTCTTTATCAATTGTATCGTCTTTATATAACTTTCTGGCGACGTGGACATGAATATCTATACCTCTTTCAAAGGCTTCGATCATACCTGGATCACCACTTAATTCCGCTAAAATCCGTAATTCTTGCTGCGAATAGTCACGGGCTAATAAAACCAAATCATCATCGGCGCCTGACCAGAAGCAGGCTCGATATTCCTGATACTCTTTAGACTTGTTTGGAATATTCATCAAGTTTGGTTTATCACCAGCAAAGCGACCCGTACGTGTTTCCACTTGTCGAATCCGCTGATGAACCCTACCTGTAATTGGATTCACATGTTCCTTTAGAAAAGCGCGACCATAGGTAGTTGTTAATTTTTGCAGCACCTTATATCTAGCAAACCTTCTCAATAGTGGGTGATCATACTTTTCTAATGAGTCGGCCACTGTTTCCTGCTTCAGATCAGGAAGGTCAATACCTAATTTATGCAGCCCATCCAAAATAATGGTTTGGCTGTTCGGATTCTCATCCGACAGGCTATCACCGAAAATAGTAATTCTTTTAGTCGTCGTCGGCAGGTCTCGCAATATTTCTTTTCGGACCTGAGCTAATTCCTCTTCTTTTTTCTCAGCTAAGGCCAACCATCTCTCTGTGTTCAGACTAAATCCGAGAGATTCAATATTAGCTAAGGCCGGAACTAACCGGTGCTCCAAATCTAAAACTCGCGGGAAGTTTTGGTAACCATTATCTGGTAACTCCTGCATCTTTTGATAAATCTTAGGCAGCACCCAAGCATCCAATGCACCATAACGAACCATTTCATCCGTAACAGCATCTCCATTGATAAATCTATCTCGTACATCTTTTTTTAGTTTCAGATTAAGATGCTTTTGTGTCAAACCATCTAATGATAAATCTGGCCGATGGCCACTGTCATAAACTCCCTCGAATAGAAGTGTGTCAAAAATATTCTTTATTCTAACATCAAATGAGACTAAAAAATGCTTATACTCAAATGATGAATTATGAATAACTTTTATAACTCGATCATTTTCTAAAAGTTTGGCTAGCGACCGAAAGTTGTCACGAAGTACAAAAACATCATCATCCACACACACTTGAGCCAAAACTACTCGATGAAGTCGGGGATCTGGTGGTACATTTTTGCGACCATCCTTTAGAAATCTCCTTTTGGGGCTAGTCTCAATGTCTAAACCGATCAAACCCGATTTTGGTATTTTGGCAGCATCATCTATTAAATGAATTTGCATCTTTTATCCATCCAGAAATGAACGATGCCGAATAGCATTTGATTCTCTATCAACCGGCTCATATCCCATATTATGCAGGTAGCGAACCGACACTCTATTTCTAGCCTGCCAATCCTTTTTCAGGGTATCGGTATTCGGCAGTTTCTGTTCTTTTAGCCATTTCGCTAGGTTTTCTTGAATAGTTGGATTCTGCTTTTCCCAATGGTTGCCAGCCATACCCGTCCCAAAATCTATCTGCCCGAAAGGTGTATCACAATAACCGAAACGGCCACCCGAAACCCATGTAGTCGCATCTGCGGAATCGCAGTCAACATGTTTTAGAAACTCAGGACTGGTTGTTGCCAGAACGTGCACCTTGATATTTCTTTGGTGGGCATAATCTATAAACCGCCGATAAAAACTAATGTTGTGCTTGTGGGACTTTGGATTCTCTAAGGCTAAATATTTATATAACCCAGAATCGCACCATTCCTTCCACTCATCAAAACTACGAGTCCAATGCCAAATCCGAATGATCTTCTTGGGCGATTTCAGATTCTCTAGCATATACTGACACAACTTATCGGCTGCCTTCCGACTGGAAAAGATGTCAATGTCCATATCGAATGCCCAATCGACCCAATCATCATAGTAGTTCAAAAACTTTACATATTTTCTAGTGTATTCCAGCATTTCCGGAAACCGCTTCAGAACAGAGATACGTGTCTGTTTCATTTCCGGACTGTTACTACTCAAGCCTTTGCCAGGAACTTTGAAGATTCGATAAAAGGAAAAGACGCCGCTATCAATAAATAGCTGTTGGGTCGTTTTCTTTAAACTAGCAAACTGCAACTTCAATTTCTCTTTGGGGTTGTCTTTCAAATACCAATAGCTGATCAGAATATTCTCGACTCGCTCAGGCAAAAGTATGTCATCTACAAATTTCTTTGTCAGCGATGTCGAAAACACCATTCGATTTTTACGTCTCACCTTTTTCGGCATCTTCCACTCCCGGACCGCTCACCAATGGAAAGGTCACATAAGTAATATCTTTTCTCTTATTGCTTTTAAGTACAGTAGGACCCTGCGAGTCGGTAAAATGAATAAGCGGATTGTCATCTATCAGATTCACAAAATCTAGAATGTGATTGGCATCCAACATAATTGCTAATTCTTTTCCTTTACCACTAGTCACTGAAATCTTTCCAGCATATTTGCCCCGATCATCACTTTCAGCCGTAACAGCAATACTCTTACTATCACAAACTAACGATGTCTTCCGATACTTAACATCAGAAAAACCGACTGCTCTAGAAAAGACTGTTAGAAGTTTCTCTCGCTCAACTTCTAAAACCAAAGAAAACTTTTGGGGCACTTGTGATTCTAACGTCGGATAATTGCCAGAATTTAGATTGAAGTAAAAGGTTCCGGCATCGGATTTAATTCCAAACATTGAGTCCTTAATACCCAACTTTTTGATTCCGCTAATTCCTTCACATTTCGATGCGGCATTATATGGAATCAAGAAATTCAAATCCTGCTCGCTGTTCACCTTACCGATGTCTAACAAAATATAGCGATAACCGTCGGCTGCCTTCACAACCAATCTGCCTTTTTTGGAACTAACTGACACATTATAAAGAACAGGAGAAACTAAAGCAGTTGATACAAATTTATTAGCTCGACTGATAGCAGCTATCAGCGCATCACCGTCACACTCAAACTCGCTCAATGAATCCCAGCGGGGCCAGTCCATAAAGTCTTGAGCTGAACGTAACTTCGGTGAGGCACTGTCTGTCTTTGATTTTATTCGAACATCTGACTTATTAAAATCAAGCGATAACCTGCCTTGACTTTCTTGAGCATAATGGAAGAGACTTTCAAAGACGATTAGATAGCTTCCATTATCTCCTTTATCGTTTTCTATCTCTAACTGCCGTTCCACAAAGACAGTAATATCGGTCCCCCGAAGCAGCATCCTACCATCTTTCACCTTAATCAGAACGCATTTATAAATCGGAGAATTAGATGTAACAGTTACCACTTTATTCAAAGAGTAAAGCGCATCGGATAAACTGCCGGCATCAACTCGAACAGTCATACGACCCCCGAAACAATTCTGAGTGTGACCGAGATTCCCAGATAATGTTTAATTATCTTTTGTAGCTTATCTTCGTCTATCTCAGTATTTTTTATTTTCTTCAAAACCACTGTATCACTTCCTTTCACTCTCACAAATCGTAAACTTTTGACCTGCAAAAGATATTTAGAATGATTAGTTCTAACAAAATAAAGAAAAGCATCCCAATCATTCAGCATGATAGCTGGCGGCGGAACTAAATTTAACCGATAAAAGCCATCGACTAAAGCCAACTCCAAACTTATAGCAGGCTGATACATACCCCTGACTATTTCTTCTTTGGCCTTTTTAAAAACGTCTAACCATTGAAGATAGGTATTAACTGGAAGTTTGCTGTCAACAGCCGTAACAACTGATTTTGCTAATCCCGCTAAAATTGATTCGCAAACCATTCTTGGTTCATGATAAACACATAAGGACATTAGAGAATCTAATGATTCTTTGATCCTTCCCGAAAGAAAAAGCCGAACTAACTCATCGGTATCAACTCGATGTCCGACAACCGACTCAACCACAGCACTATTAATTTTCTCATAGGGAGCCACCACTTCCAACAAGGAAAGAGCATCACGAGCACTTCCATTGGCATATTCAGATATTTTGAATAAGGCTTCGCGACTAATTTCTAATCCTTGTGACTGGGTCACTCGAAGAATGACCTTAGCTGTTTCCATCCGGGTCAAATTCTTCAACTGTAACCACATGCACCGCGATCGAAGCGCCCGATCTAACTTCTCAGGCTCGGTTGTTAAAAGCATAATAAGTGTATTTGGTGGTGGCTCTTCAATCACTTTCAAAAGAATTGCCATCCCTTTTTGGGTAATTGTGTGTGCCTCATCCAGAATAAAGACTTTGTAATTATATTCGGGCAGCAGATACATTCGCTGCTGTAACTGTTGAATAGCCCCCGGATTACCATGAACTGTAGAATCAATTTCATAAATGTCCGGATGATTATTCTGCCGACACGACTCACATTTATAGCAGGGTCGTTTCTTTTGTGATTTGCAATTTACAGCTCTAGCCAAAATTCTAGCCATTGACGTTTTACCAACACCACGAGTTCCGGACATCAAAATACTTCTTGTAGTAATTTCGTCTTGCCACGATAAGTTTTCTAAAACCATAGCGGCAGGTTGACCGATTACATCTGAAAAAGATTTAGGACGAAATTCGTTATATAGCATAACATCCTTTCAAAAGAACTTACCAGCCGACACAAGCTGGTCGCACACTTCGACAATTCAGGTTTTGTTTGGCTGAGAAAACAACTGCATTCCAGCGTGAATTAACAGCCGTAAAAGCTGGTTGGCATTCCATCCATTCGGCACAACCTCCTTGAGAGATTAAAACACCCATAGCTGAGTCAGGAGTGTAATTACCAAACGTGACCGAATCAGCTACCACATGTACATAACCGTCTAAAGCCATCTGTGCTGCCGGATGAGCAGACGACAAATCTTTTAGAGCGGCATTAATTAGAGTTTGGGAATCCATCTGCCGAAACGACTGCATATCAATTAGCAAGGTTATCTGATCTTTAATTGTTTGACAGTTACCCTGGCAAGAACGAATATATCGATCACTGCGATACTCAAATGAAACAGCTTCTAATGCTTCTAGATAAAATAGATCATCTCGATTAATAACTGTTCCAAATTCTCCTTGGACAATAAGAGCTAGCAAAAATAGATCAGAAATTTTTGAACCTTCTAGGTATAAATCGCCTTCTGGCATTCTAGATAATTGACAGCGAATGTCTGAATATTTTTTGGCTGTATCTTGAACAAGAGTCGTATTAGAATAATCAGGTAAGTCAGATGATTGAAGAGAATAGCAAATATCAACTGGCCTGACAACGGCTAACTCTGCTCTAACATCAGTACTCGGATTCTTCTCACTAACAGTATACTTTATCTTATTTAAATCTTTATTACGCCCAACCACAATGGTGTTGGGAGTTTCTGAAGAAACTAAATTAGTCACAATTGGTATCGGTCTAAAACTTGTTGAAAAGATTGCTGATACCAAAAGAAAACTTTGCAAAAGTCTCATTAGCAACTCCTTAACGATGTTGGGCGTAACAACTCCGCCTCAACTAAAACTTTATTTGCCACCATCAAGCGTCTAAATTAATTAATGCGCTTTTAGCCTCGTTTCGTAAATGTTTAGGAATTTGTTTTCTCCATTTTGACCACCATTGTCGCATCGATAGTTCATCAAGGTCATCTGATGCTTCTAACCGCAATTTAGATCCTTCACCTAAATTACCCAACCCAATATATTGGATCCATTTATTTGTAAACATCTCTCTATCGTCTGAATCTAAATCAGTCATAGTTTCTCCTCATCCCCATTTGGCATAAGCTGATTGCCATGGTAACGCAAAAAAGCCAGTTGGTCCATTTCGATGCTTACCTAGAATGTGATACCCAATTCCTTCTTTGGGTGGCATGTTTGGATGTGGTGTGATCTTGATTCCATTATTCACATACTCCATCGGCAGATATAACAGGTCAATCAAATCCGCAATTTGCTCGGCCATGCCAGAATACCTGATCTGCCGCACACTGGGCACTCGTGTGCCAGATAATTCAACCTGCCGACCGATATGTGCAATTCCAATTACAGCACAGCTCAATCGTTTTGATAACGCTTTATGAGTAATCATAGCTTTGGCTACCTGACGTTCGGGATTTTCATCATCACCCCCACCACTCGAAACTAGTTCAAGAAAGTCTGTCACCAACAGAACAACTGAACCATACTGAGCTTTGAGTCCTGAAGCACGACTGGAAATAGTACTCGCAACTAACAGATCTGAATCATCAATAAAAATCGGCAAATTCCGATGCTCTCGTAACGCCTTAACTACTCGCCTGATTGATGTCTTATCATTTTTATAACCACCGGTACGCAATAAGACCGAGTTTATTTCGGCCTCAGCCAAAATAGCTCGCGAGACTAAATCAACACCCAACATCTCACCACTATTGATAGCCACAACACCGGGCAAATGATTATCTCGCAATCGCATAGCAACTCGAACAGCAACTTGTAGCGCGAATTGCGTTTTTCCAGCAGCGGGCGGGGCTGCTAAGATAGTAAATCCGGGGTATGGTAACCCACCGCCCGTTGCTCGATCAAACTGATCGAAACCTGTCATCAACCGATCTTCAGGTGGACCACCTTTTAGAATTCGCTGTAATCGTTGAGTGTACTCATCTAAAAAAGTGTTGTAATGCTTGAAGCCCCGACTCGATTTTCGATTGTACTGGTGGTCGACTACATCGCGGATAACACTTGCCATGAACTGTTCATCATTTAGTTTCAACAGTGCATTCTTAGCTTCTTTATCTTCTAGAGTCTGATACGCTGCCCTAAATAATGTTTTTAACTGATGCAGACGGCCCAACTTCTCCACGGCTTTAGCATACCGCAGAGTTTCTTTGAAAGAGAACTCTTTTGAAACACCATAACGGACATGGCAGTTCCGAATGTCACGCAATAATGCTAAGCCACCATAACCCTGCACTTTCTCGGCCAACTCCGGAACGGTAAACTGTTCGCCTAGTTCTAACATATTGGCATAGACAGCTTGCAGATCATTTTCGGTAATGACATCCTGATTTAGTTCCGGAGCCAATCGCACAAAGTTTTCACGATTCCTGATAAAGCCACACAACACCAGCATCTGAAAGTCTCTTGACTTCATATCTCACTTTCTAATGCGAACGAATAAACTCTGATGGTGACAACCAGCCTTCAGTCACTGGTAAATCTTGATACTTATCTAATTGACACACCGGCCAATAACCGGGGCCAGGTGGGAAGTTTTTATGTCGGCGCCCACAAGCCGCTTGCTCACCATTGATATAATCCTTTAGATAAAAAGACCGGATCTCAAAATGCAAATGCGAATTATACATATCACCCGGCCACATACAAACTTGACCCAATGGTTGTCCTAACTCAACTATCTGACCAGCTGCAACAACTAGTCGATCCAAATGACTATACACTGAAAAGACATTCTTGTGGCCGACAATAAGCACACCGCAGGGATAATTGACCATTTCAGCATACATCACTTGCCCATCAGCCACTGATAGAATTAACTGGTTAACTGTAACCAACCAATAACCGAAATCCGCATCCCATGTGTTTGGCTTAATCATCCAATCTTCACCGGCATGAAACCCGCCATCCGATCGACTATAGATTTGAAAGTTTTGATATATAAACCACTGCCCAGGATGCTTGAATGGATAAGAAAAATGTTCTTCTATTGGCGATAAGACAAACTCTTTAGGAGTCACAACAGTCGATATGATTTCTTCCGATTTGCCAAATCCTAACCCTTTTTCACTGACACTGTTATCCATTGTATGATGAGTTACTGGTGAGCCAAAAAGAAGACCATAACAAAAGAGACAAAATAAATGTCTGAGTTTCATTTGAAACTAATCTCATCACTATAACCGCTGTCAAGAATGCTTGGAATTTGATTCAAGGGAATTTGATTTGTTTCGGCTAGATAATTGATTAACCGACTAAGTGCTCGTTCAACATTTAATTGTCGTTGCTGTAAATCTTCTATTTGTGTTCCTTCGTAATTATCGGCTAACGATGCAGCAATATAATCATCTAAATCGACCAACTCATCAAGATTATTCCCAACTAGACTGTGCCAGCTACGCATTACTTGGATTTTTGTCATGTTAGCTCACTTGGAATAATAACCATATAACAAACCGATTGATTTTTTTGTCAGACGGTATTGCTTCTCACCGATTTCTTCCAAAAGATCATCAGCTACCATTGTTGAATGATTGTACTTCGAATTATAAATCGCTGAAAGATCACCGGTCTCAATACAATTTTTTAGCATCAATGCTAATAGCTGCTCTTTCTGACTTAGATCGTATTGAATTCCTTCAAGCATACCGAACGGATGAAAGTGTGGTATCAGAAAATCTGTCGCGCTCAGTCCTGAAGTCAAGGTTGTTTGAATCAGCAACCAAATAAGAAACCCGCCCAGAATAGTTAACAGCAAGGAACTAGAAAAACTTAACCCACTGGCACCCATCGCAATCCCAATACCTAAAACTGAGCTAATAATCAGAGATGGCAATTTATTTTTCATTTTTATCCTTAGCATATGAGATCCCGACTAGATACCCAAGGCCAGATAGAACAATGGAAGAAATCAATCTAGCGTAGGCATCCCAGTCTGTAAATGGTGTACAGTCGGGCAGTTGACCTTGCTTTCCTACAAGAATACCAAAGGGAACTAAGATCATAACCAAAAGAAGGCAGATACGAAGAACTGTTGTTTTTGACATTTTTTTATTTTCCTACTTTTTGATTTGCGGCTCTTTGATATTCTGCATCCGAGACATAAGATAAATAAATCACTAAAGCCGCCAAGTGAATATCCAATCAATTGTGCCAGCTGTACTCGATCAGCATTGGCGAATGGCAAAGTTGCAAGTTTATTTAAATCGATGCTGCCATTGTCTATAAGATATCTAATTATTTCATTTTGCTTGAATCGAATTACACCGTGAGAGTCTCTAATAAGCGGCTGACATGGGTGCTCTTGTTTCTTCTGGTGGCCCATAAAGTCTATCCTTTCTTCTAAACTAAGAGAAAACAAAAACAGTTATAAGATAAATATAACTGTTTATAAGAATATAATATTTAATTAATGTAATACATCTTCATCCTGCCGGCCTTCTGTGATTTTAATTAGTTTTTAGAATCTGACTAGGGCAGTTTGAAAATTTTAAGGTTGATACCGCTTTTTGATTTTCATTGAGTTTAGTGATAGTTTTCTTAACCTTTTTGAACTAAGTGAGTTTATCAAATCCTCCGCTGTATGACCTAACTGGTTATATTCAGTAAAGTCTTTGAAGTTTCCCGGTGGCAAGTGTTCTACCCACGCTCGGGGCCCAATCAACCCCGCATCGGATATCGCTGCCTTTTCTTCACCCTTATCTGGAATTAGAATGATTTCATTATTACATTTTGAGAACCAGGTCGGATCAACCGCTAAAGCTCCATTCGTGGGTGAGACTGAAAACAAACCATTTTGATCGGCCAGTTTAGCATCTAGCTCACCATAGAACATAAAGAGTACCGGTGAACCTAACGCACAAGCTGCAAACATCGATTCGCGGTTATACAACACCTTATGATTATAACCAGTGACACCACTGTATCGCCGCTTAGCCGACTTCGCTGCCGCCCGAAACCGTAGACACAGTAATTCGCTCTCTTGCGGTTTATTTTCCCAAACAGTAATTACATAATTCTGACCATCCCAACCCCATAGCTCTCGATTAATTGTCTTATAGGTAAACCCGCGAGATAAGAAATAGGCAATCCGGTTCGGATAAGTCTTTAGAATCTTATGGTATGAGTTGGCTAATTGCAATAAGTCAACTGGCTCTGGTTCCGGCTCTGGTTTTCGTTCGACCGGCTTGGGTAATGGTGTTCCTAAAATGGTTTCGACCAACTGTAAAAATTGTCGACCTTTTGGGACGTCTTGTGCACCCAAAGTCTTATAGGCAAACCAGTTGAAGATATTGCCATGTGACTCACATACGGTTGCCAAGCAATAGTAATGATCGGCATAGACCAAAAGCGACGGGGAATCATCTGCATGAATACCAAAAGGACACCGACCACTTTTATAGCTTCCATACGTCCGCTCCTCCTCCAGTTGGATGACTCCCCGTAGATCAATCGATTTTGCTTGCTCAATCATTCTAGAAACACTATCATTCCTCGTCTTCATCCTCATCACCGAGTTTCTTCAACAAAAAGGCCACTTGCTTGTCATTTAGTTGCTTGAAACTCTTAGGCATGTCTTTCTTCTTCATCAGTGGCAGCAAATTGTCTTTGGCCCACATCTTGCCATTTTCTGACAATTTGCCAGTGCTGTCCCAAGCTGATTTCTTGGTTGCATCTCGACACAGTTCATCAATTCGAGCAAAAAGTTTAGCAATGTTCTGTGCAGCATATTCTTCGCCTTCATCAACCTTGCCAGTCACCGGAACACCGGATGACTTTTCCAACTTCATAATGCGACCATCACTAACAGTAACCCGCATTACAATCAGACTCTTAGCATTCCGTTTTTGCAGCATCTGCTCAATTTCTGGCAATCCATTTTCTGGATCTTCAAAATCGGAATCTGGCTCCATCTTCTCGGTCGAGATTGAATGCAAATCAAGCAATGTTTTGAAGCCGGCCCCTTGTCCAGCTCCATCAAACATCCACTCATCCTCCTCGTCTTTGACAATGCAGTAATGCTCGGTTCTAGTAAAGGTAGCATTTTCATTGTCGCCGCCAACTACACGATATTCGATTTTGAATTCATTCTTGTCGTACTCGTAATCCTTACCTTCGCGACCTTTTCGTGTCTCGTGCTTGTTTTCCCAAACGGGCTTGCCAGTATTCTTGTCTCGATTCACAAAACGAGAAAAGACAACATCAAATTCACCTTCCCATGGTCGCATGCCGGAACCGAAATCATTGAACATATATACGGCTGTTTTGCATTGCTTGGCTTTAGCAATCTTTTCAAACTTTTCTAGAGCCACCTCGATTCCACTCTCATCATAGACACGCTTGATCTTCTCAATCGGCACACCCAAAGCGCCACACACCGCCTTAAACTTTACATCTTTAAACTTCCAGACAACTGAATATGGAATCTCTTGCTCAACTCCTTCGCCAGTCATCCGAAACATCAAGCGGTCGCCGTCTTTGCCAATCAAGCCCAGCTTATTGCCCTTCCGAACCAGCTCCTTGAAAGTTGCTTCGATTGCCCCGAAATGTTTCTCTTTCGTTTTCATTTATTTCCTTTCCTTAGACAAGTCTTTCAAATTTAGCGGACCTAGAAATCCGGTATAGACACGTTGTTCACCGGATTGCATTTCTTCCAATGCCTTTTCAATAATAGTTGACTTCAATGTACATGGAAACTGATAAAACTTACTACGCGGCGATGATACCCACGCAATGACTCGCATCACGTCTAGAAACTCAAACTTGGCTAGAATCAAAGGTATCTGCTGTTTGACATACCAGCGAGTAAGTACTGGATGCTGTCGCCCAATCATTTCAACCCAATAAGAAAAAACTGATTGCTCAGTCGGTTCTTTGAATCGGACGGGCGGTTGCCACTCACTGTCTAATATGTCAATTGCTTGTCCGGCCTGGTTTGGGGGCTGCCAATCTACTAATTCCTCGATATTTACAGGGGCGGGCTTGGATGTTAGATACATGAGTGTCTGAACCCCCAAAACTGGTTCCAAAACAGCTCATTTTCCACCCCAAAATCGAGAAATTTGACACCTTTTACGGTGATCATACCGAAACTAAGGAATATGTACATAAGGGCACCAAAACTCTTCAAAATCGGTGATTTTAGGTTGTTTGATTATTAGGATTAGTCTAAGTCCTTTTTATACTGCTGGGAGCCTCTTTAGGTCTGCTCACACAAAACTTCACAGGCAGGGCGGCGCGCGATGTTGTGTGATTCGGGTCTTGTACCTAACCAGCAATATTTAACTAGATTTTTTCAATAACCGGATAACCTTTAGTATCAATTTTCAGACCTAAATCGCTAGAGACTTGTTCTAGTTGAATTTTGCCTTTGCCGTCAGTATCGACGACTAATCGTAGAACCCTTTCACCATTAATCTCTAAATAAACATCTCCATCATCATCGCTCAAAGAAACCGCTCTTTGATCTTGATCGTGTGATTCAACATAAAATTTCGTTTTTATTTATCCTTTCAGAGATAATAAATTATTCGTCCTCGTCTTCATCCAGCAAATCTTCTAGGTCAAAATCTTCGTCACTATCTTTCTTCTTTGATTTTTTCTTAGCATCTTTTTTACCTTTTTTGGGTGTTTCTTCTTCATCCTCGTCTTCCTCATCATCACTTTCGTCTTCTTCGTCTTCATCCTCGTCTTCTTCGACGACTTTAGATTTCTTGCCTGGTTTCTTACTATTAGTTTTCTTTACTGGCTTCTCATCCTCTTCATCGTCTTCGTCGGAATCATCTTCCAGATCCAATTCTTCCTCATCTTCGTCTTCATCTGAAGCAGGCTTACCAGCAAAACTAGAACCATTTTTGAAGTTTTTCAAGATGCCATCGATTCCATCAAGTCCCAGGATAGCAACTTTACCCTTGCCATCGGTCACCTTGGTCGGAACTTGCACAACAACCTTGCCCACCGGCTCCAAACGAGCAGTCACATTTCCGGTGCCAGGGCTTACCAAAACTTCTTTCAACTCCAGTGGCACCAGCGCTTCACCGCCCTTTTTGGATTTCTTAGTTTCCACTGCATCTTCATCTTTACCAACTTTGGTGGCGCGCTTCTTACCACGAACGACCTTGTTTCTTTTAACCATGTGAATTTATTCTCCTAGAATAAGATGATAAGTTAACTGACTGATTAGATATTTTGCGCTTCTGCTTCTAAATCTAAACTATTGTCATCGGCCTCCTGATTAAGTTCTGCTAATGCCATTGTCAACGCCACACCTAGACGAAGCGTTCCTAAAACAACTATTTGAACGCTGTCATCAACTATCACATCTTTAGTATTTGGCAAAATCCGTCGACACTCCTCTAAAACTTTATCCAAAAATATAGTTTGCCAAAACAAAACATCAACTACATTAGTTTTGCTGTCAACATAATTTTCCAGCAAAGCCAATACTTCAAAAATCTTATTATCTAGTTTAGGAATTGTCCCGATCCCCGGAATAGCAAACTTCGGTTCCAATTCATCGTAAGCTAGCTTCCATTGCTCATCAGTTAAAATAACTGCCATCTATTTCCTTTCTACTCATCTCGATTATTCCACGTTACCGGAGTATCAGATTCTTTCCCTTTACGGGCTTCAGCGCGTGTCCGATAACCATATCGGATATGATTGTCCGCACCTGTTGGACCAAATTCAATCATTACAGTTGCATACCACAAACCATCACGACCTTTCCTCACATGCTTAGCAAACTTTCGACTCTTCTCAATATCGTCCATTTTCTTTTATCCTCTCTACTAAATAGACTCAGAAATTCTAGCAATATCAAAAGCAAATAAAGGTTGCACAATATTGTCAGGTGTTTGTAAAGCAACTTTCATAGCATACTGACTAACACGTTTCATAACCGGCAGAGGTCTGGCTGCTAATGTTTCTGAAATCTCCCGACAATATCGCAAATAATCACCTAATCGCATGCCCAAAGCAGTTGCTTCTTCATTCACGTGCGCCACGGCCAAGATTTCAGTCGGCCGATTTTCTTGTCTTTTGTGTTTGTCGTCTCTCTTTAATCTGGGCATGGAACAACCCCTCTAATGATTCCGCATAGAATGCAAATTCTCTAGTCTCCTTTACTGTTTTTGGAAGATAAATCACATTTGGCAATTGGTTGAATTTTTCTTTGAAGCGAGCCAGAGCAGTTTTCAACTCTTGTTTTAGTTTACCATCAGCCCGCCACCACCACCAGTATGATTTAGCTAACTTATCAGGCATTCTGCTAACGATTTTTACGTTTCCTTTTTTCACGTAATGCTCTCCTTCTGTTCAACTCTTGTTTATATAATTTAGCTAAATGTCTCAGCAGCACCTTCCTTTCTTTATACTGAATGTCCATTAGCTCAGCTCGAATAGTGGCCCCCAATAAGTTGGCCGAAAAATAAGGAATTTTATGCTGGCAAACTAAAATAGCTAGCCCTAGCTGCTCGAACATCTCATCATAGTCAGTTCGAAATCCATAAGACTCCAACTGATATTTTAGTTTGCTAATGTAGATATATAACTCTCTCGGCCACTTTTCAGGTTGTGCCATACAGCACCTCACATTACCGATTTTACTTTCGGATGCCACATTCGAACATGGTAAAGGTCAGCAAATTCTGTATCTTCAACTTCAATTACTTTAGGCCAGTAATGAAATTCTTTATGAAACCATCGTAGCGCTTTGTGAATGGTTGTATGATACCGCCCAGGCCAGAAATCGTTTCTGATCTTCTTTGGCAGCGTCCTAACAACTTTTATTTTAGTTTTCACATCTTCTTATCACGACTAGCTTCAACTGCTCGACCCATTTCGACCACACTGTCGAATCCCCAACGGACAGCAATCTGTGCAACCGTCAATCCTTTATTTCTAAGAAATACCCAAGCCTTCCAAAGAAGTTGCATTAGACACCTGCCTTTTGTCCCCAGGCTAAAGCATGCAATTGGGGAAAGACAATAAAATTCTTGAATCTAACATCCTTAGCGGTGATTTCAAAGAAATATTGAAGGTTATCACAAATCGCTTGCCGAACTGAAAACACGTTTTCGTCATCAGGATATTGTAGATTCGGATCAAGATAAAAATGTTGAGGAGCTAGTGGTGTTCCCACACTTAGATACCGGGGCACTTGGAACTCTCCGATTTCTTGGCTCGCCCAATGAATCCATTCCAAATCTGTACCATCAAATGCCACAAATTTCAAAGCAGTTATATATTCTCGCGGTTGCGTCTGCAGCAAACTCCAAACTATATCTTTCTCAAATCGATTGCTCATCCCGCTCGATGGCGGTTTAGGTGAAACCACTAAACAATTCATAGCTAGATGTACATCTAACGAGAGTCGACGGCTGCCTTGGGTCTCCATTGCCAATTTATAGGTTCCGCCAAATCGAGCTACAAATTCAGCATCTACAAACAAAGCTGGATTGCCGCCTGACAAGGTAATCCAATCATCAGACTGCAAACCCAAAGACTGTAGCCGACTGTGAATCTCATCAACAGTTAGCATTTCCTTTTTCCAACCAGGATACTTAGGCAAGACAGCATATTTTGTGTCGCACCAACTACAATCCCAGTCGCAACCAGCAAAACGGACAAAGAATGTTCGACGACCGGCTAAAGGACCCTCTCCCTGCGTTGTTGGGCCGAATACCTCTGAAATGGGATACTTATATGTTGAGACTTTTTGAAGAAATGTATTATTCAACTTCTGCGGTTCGACCATAGGATGATTTTGCATAAACTCTCGATAAAAATCTTCACGAGCTTCAATATCTTCTTCTGTTAGTAATCGCATTGGTTTATTCCTCCTCGATATCTAATTCACGAAACCCATCAGCAGTCCAATCATCATTTGTGTATTCGGCCCAACTGGTTGGTGTTTCAAAAAACCGGACACAATTAAGAACAAGACCACGACCATAATTAGTCTCAATACCTTCGACAATCAATTTATATGCTGCCTTAGCTAAATTCTCAGCAGTCGTTCGGCAACCGACATTAACTAACTGATCCTGAAGTCCGATTCGCTCTTTCACATTCTCATATAAAACAAAAGCCTCAACAATCGGCTCATCTCCAGCGACTAGCATCTTATGATCCCAAACGTCAACTACGCTCCAATTGACTAATCGTTTTAGCTCACTAAAATCAATTAGCATCCCTTCACTACTAGTACCTGGTAATGGATGAATATCACCTGAAACTGTCACCTCCAGGACAGCATTATGCCCATGTAGATTTCTGCACTTGCCGGAATGGTTCGGCAAACAGTGCCCATAACTGAATTCGAACCGCTTTGTAACTTGCATTTAGAATCTCCTTTTCGATAACTAGTTATATTCATGCACGATAACAGTATCTGGTAATTCTTTTATGATCGGCAACACATCTTGTCGTCGCAATTTTCCATAACCAATACCTGGAAACGGCATCGCAATTGAAATATTCTTTCTGACACGTAAATAACAATTTAATAATGTTGTACTAAACCCAATTACTGACAAGAGAGACTGCTTTGAGTACAAAAGTTTAGTTTGGAACAACCCTAATCTAGAGATGCTTTGACCAAATGGATTACCGGGATTTTCAATGAACTCGACAGTAATAAACCCATACAGAAAAACGTCATACGTGCCAGCAGATCCGACACGCAAACTCGATCCAGAATCGATGATTGCATTTCCTGCGATTTTGGCTAACTGTGCACTCCTTTTCTGTGCTTCGCCTGCCGAACCTTTTCCCATAACTAGCTGATTTGCAGTTCCAATACATCCATTCGTCGTAACACAAATTAAGTCTGACTCTGAATCCCACAGATTAGTCTTTGAGAGTTTCACTCTTGACTCCCGGAACGACCTTTTCTAATGTGTTTAATAATCTGATTAACTCGGCGGGTCTGATCTTCTGTTTCCAAGCACCTGTTTTCGTATCTTTATAAATACCATTCTTTTCTAATACTGCAGTTATGCCCCACATACAATAAAGATAACCAAAAACAGAGCCAACAAGCCCAGAAATAATAGAACCTAATAAAAGTGTCATTTCTTTTCGTCCTTGACCAACATACCAGCCACAACAAACGCAAGATCCTTAATCGTAACTTTTAAAACTGCGCATTGATGAGAATGCCAACCCTTCTTTATTAGAAATTTTCTTTTACTCATTCTAATGCCTATCCTAATAGCATCTTCCTCAGATGTTGCCCGAGTTGTATATGCAGCAAAACAAGCTGTTATTGTTCCACCATCTGAGTAGTATCGCGAAGCTGATGGGGCCATTACATATAGGTATCTCATCGCAACTCCTTCAAAAATCGTGACGGCTGCAATTCTTGTCCATTCCATTGCTGAATGCTGCTCAGATATAACTGATCTTGGGCACGAGTCATACATACATACGCTGCGCATCGTTCATCTTGAATCGAAGAAAAATTAGGAATTGCCAACGCCTCAGGCTCTTCCTCAACGCTCAAAGCTCGACGATGTGGCAATAATCCTTCTGACCAGCCAATTCCAAACACAATTGGCCGTTCACGACCCTTGAGCTTGTGGATCGTCGCCAGAACGACCGAAGAATAAATCTGTGTATACCGACCCCGCTGTGGCTTAGCTAGCTTCTGCATATTAGCTACCATCTCCAAAAACGAATCTAGTTCGGGATATTGCTCAGCTAAAGCTAGCAGTGATTTTAGGTCTTCTAAAACGTTATCATCATCGCCCGGATCTGCCACTGCTGAGCCTGATGAGATTTGATAATGTTTCAGATAACAGTTTTCTAAGATATATTCTACTAGTTCTGTCGTGGTTGTTTTTTGATTTAGTTGCTCGAGAAAATTCAGCAAATCTTTCAGACCAACTCGATAAGGTGAATCAGACAGTTGATAAATCTTCTTGGCTCCGGCTAGCAATGTCTTACCTCTAGAATTACACTCACTCAAGAATCGACGCCCTAAGTATCGATGAGGAATATAATCTCCGTTCATGTCAATCATGCTAGTACTGGCAATATTATAAACTTTCTCAAAGGCGCGATCGTCAGATGGATCATAAGTCAATTTCAAATAGGAAACAATATCAACAATATGATGCCGGTCAAAAAATCCATTAGCCCCAGGCACTGCATATTTTATTCCCCGAACTGCTAATTCTCGTTCACAAAAAGCTAATTGGGCATTGGTCCGGGCGGCAACATAAAAATCTTGTTCTTTATAACCATCAAGCATCAACAACTGAATTTTATCAACAACTGCACCAGCCTCTTCCTCAGCATCAAGATAACTGGTTATCGCTACTTGACTCTTAAACTTTCTGGCTGAGACCAATGATTTTTGATACTTAGCAATGTCTAGCCCATAGTTACAAGAAATTAACTTATTCGCTCGCTTCACAATTTCAGGGCCAGATCGATAGTTATTATTAAGCTTAATAACTTCCGCTCCAGCGTCTGCTAATCGATATAAGTTATCTTCCGGCGATGAGCCAGCAAATCTAAATAACGTCTGATCAGAATCACCGACAATAAATAACTTGGGACAGATTAGTCGAAGAATTCGCATCGATAATTCTGACGTGTCTTGTCCTTCATCAATCAAGATATATGGATATTGTTTTTGAACCTTCGACAAAGATTCTTTGTCGGTCGATAATTCCTGCCAAACTAAATTAAGCATATCAGGAAAAGTAACTGTAAAGACTTCATTAGCGAAATCTTCTTGCTCAAACAAATCCATAACAGCAAAAAAGCATTCGATTAGTTTCTCAGCATCGTTTAGGCTAATATTAGGAATCTCACCAAGATAAAAATTTAATAGATCGGGTTTAGTATATGAAATACCACAATTCTTCGCTCGCTCAATCCACCACTTAATCTTTCTCCATCCAATATTCCAGCTAAGTTTTTTGCAGGTATCTTTTATCTCCTTAGCAACTTTCCAGTCTTCAACCTTTTCGACATTACCATTCCACGTTTCCAGCAGACGTCGACAAAAAGCATGAATAGTACAAATCTCAACTTTTTCGATTTGTTCAGCGGTTGAATATAATACTGCTCGACTTAAAATCTCAGCCGCAGCCGATGTTGAGAATGTAACTGCAAGAATATTTTGGGGATCAATATTGTTCTCAATCATCCAAGCAATTCGATGTGCTAACACTCGCGTCTTTCCGGAACCGGGACCAGCTAAAACAACAACTGGACGATCAATCGGAGCTGTGACTGCTTGAATTTGATGCTCATCTAAATTCTTATAAATGTCCTTTTTTCCTGTTTTCATTATTATCCTTATCTTCTTATTGATCCTGCTTAGGAAATCTAGATTAGAATTAATTTCCTAAGCAGGATCAAAACTAATCAATAAATACTTTTATTGTTGCAAAGAAACTGACGGGGGTGGCATATAAATTACATTTGGATCAAATACCACACCAATAACACCATTCCCGCTGGCAACTACGTTCTTGGAAAGAACTTGTCCAGTTAAACTCCAATCACCATTGCCGATCAATTCTAATGTAGAATTCGGGTTATAAATAGTTCCTTCAACAACCCAACTCGCATTTCCAGACAATGAGATACCTTGAGTATTGGTCATTCCTAGATAAAAAGCCACACCCAAGTAATGACACGGTGAAGCTGTATCTTCAGAGATGCCAGTACAAGAATTTCTAGTAGCGGACGGAGCCTTAATTGTAACCTGGCCACCCTGTAAATCGACCTTACCATAAGGCACGTACAAAGTCACACCTACACCAGAAATAGAACTGCTATTTCCAACGAGATTAATAACATTATTGCCAGTATCCATGATGCAATACAATCCTGGCAACAAAGTTAAATTACCGTGAGCGCTCAGACTCCCGTAAGTTCCAGGAATAATCGTTCCGCTTTGGGGCGATGTTCCCGGTCCCGCAGCACAATCCGGTAGAGCTAAATCGGCCAATGGGTCAATTTGAATTTGTTGTGCACCAGTTGTTGGAACTGGATCAACATTACTGCCGTAAGCATGCGAGGTCGCAACAACACTGATCCCATAAGCAGGGTCTGCATGAATCGTAGCATTGTTACCGTTTGTGTCTAGAACATCATTGCCGCCAGTACACTGAGAGCCGTTTGAATTAGCAAAAATACCTCCACCAGTTGTTGCAATTCCTGAAGTTTGGGGATTACCGCCACCGTTCGACTGCACAATTCCGCAACCTGTCTTGTCCAATGCCACAATCGCATTTCCACTAACCGGTGAGCCACCTGGTCGTGCAAACGAAACTGCTGTTACAGTCACCTGCACTGGACCCTTATAAACCAAATGAATTAGTACAGTTTTGAGTGTCTCTGTGATTGTAACTTGAAAATAATTAGGATTGCCAATATAAGCACCACTAATCGGTGGATGACTATAGGTGACAACATTATTTGTACCGTTGTTATCAAAATCATTTTGAGCTGCGTTTGTCAAAGCCGCTGACTGCAAAGTCGCATCTGCTGCAACACCAGTCATATACTGATAGGCCGCCGCCAAAGCTGCATTATCGGCCGCTGATTGTGCGCGGCGTTGTTCTGTGTAAAGATTTCCACCATCGAATGCTAATCCGGCGAACCCCAATAATGCGATCAACGCAACGGCCATAATGATGATCGCTTGCCCCCGTTGGTTGTTCTTAGTCATATTAGTCTCCTTGAGATATAGAAATTTGTATAGTTATGTGTATAAGACAATTTTTAAGTCATAGATAGCTCCCTCCCATCCATCAATCCCAAAAGATTTCCAACGTTCTGACTCTCAAAGTACTCAGGAAATTTACTGGAAAACGCTGACAGCTGACCACTGACAAGAAACGGGTTGAGATAAACCAGTCGAAAAATCTCTTCAAGTAATTTCTCTGATTGACCCTTACTAAGAAAGCCATCAATCAAATCAGACAAAAATGGTGCTGAAATTTTTGGATGCTCTTCACCGACGATAAACTCCGCTGCTAAAATTTTATCGTCTTTGTCCAGCAGACGAAACTCGACCAACTCACCTCGAAATGGAATTCGTTGTGGAATAGCAACCACATAACATTTGCTTACACTTTCAGGACGAAACACATATTGAGCTGGTTGTCGAGTAAACATTGTTTTTCTCCTTTTATGAATTCTGAAATTGCCGGATACGCTGATCGCTCTTAGCCATATTAGATTCTTTCATCCCAAAATAAACTGCAAATGTTTCTGGCATCAAAAGTCTATGTAACGCTAGGGCTTTATCAAATTGTGGACGTGTTTCGTCAGGCTGCCCGACTGCTAAATCCCAGAAAATATTATCGAACTTTTCTTTTTTAGCTAAATAACTGTAATAGTCAATATTGGCTATTCCGATTCGACTATCAGTGGGTAGCAGCGGTAGCATCAACTGAATTACATCATTTTCTTGCTCAATAATATGAATCTCAGTAATATCTTGCCGCTGTAACAGCCGAAACACCATCAATCCCAGGCCTAACCCGGCACACAGAACTGAGCCAGATTTTAATTGGTCAGTATACTGCTTCATCGCCAACCAATGCAGCGGATCGTCCATCATCCAAGTCTGCCAATGCCCACCCCCATCTAATATTTGTAATCGGGTCACTTGAATGGAATCTTCTAACTTGTAGTAATCATACCCTTGGACACCTTCTAATGGATAAACACCTTTACGATACTTTGTTTTTCTTAGCCGAGCCTTTCCGACTTGTTGATCTTCGACGTCGATGAGCGGGGTTACCCAATGCTTTGCGTCGATGTTTAGGATTTTCATTTTTTAACTTCTCCTTTTCCTTTTTAGAGAATTGCTTCTTATCGGCTTCTGAGTATCTCGACTCATAAGCCTTCATTCGCTCACCTGCTTTAGCTCGCTTCTCGTCTTTCGGGCAAAGCAACAACTCAGAATAGGTATCATCCTTTTGATAGATTCGACCTTGAAACTCTGGAAATCGACGACCACACTCATCACAGAAGAATGATGGGTTGAGTAATGCCTCTAAAGTCGTCCGAGGGCGATCAATAATCAGAGTCATCGTCTTCCTCATCACCTGCAAGATCTCGCTCAAGGTCTATCTCATCTGAATCATCATTTCCATCATCTTTACCATCTAAATCTTCGATCTCATCTTCTTCATATTCAGTCCCTAAAAGCCCCGATGGATCATATAGGTCTTCTTGCTCATACTCTTGATCTGGCAATTCATCACTAAATAGTTCATCAATTACCCCGACTGCTCCAGAAGTTTCTTGCAGGCGAGTTTTGGCAGCTTCTAAATCTTCAGATAATTTATTCGTCAGCTGCACAATTTGAACCTGGGTATTTCGCTTCAACTCTGCGACTTTCTGATTCCAAGCTTCGACCAATGCCCCAGGAAGCTCGTAATCGCCCCGCTTTGATTCTACAAGACTATCACCCACAAAAATATATTTGTTGATGCGCTCTTCAGAAATATCGGCAGCCATGTTAGTCTCCTTTGGACTCTCAGTTTTTTGGTCATAATGTCGACTAGCTAATCCTTTATCATTATTTCCACTAGATGATCCTAAAGTAACTGTCCTTTTATTTGATTGGAATTCCGGGCATGTCTCTAATTCTTCATCGTCTTCGTAGCCATCAATTTCTAACTCACAGGCTATGTCTAATTCACCATCCTCTTCTTTACTGGACAACATATGATCACAAACAAGACAATCCTCAGACTTACAGATTTTCTTTGACATTCTGATTCTCCTTTTGTTTTGAGATAACTTTTCGATACTCATCCCAAATCAATTTCCGATGTTTGCGATCTGGAAAAATTCGACCAAGAGCTTGGTTCAAAGCAATCATTCTGCCTTTACTTTTATCGAAACTACCAAAGTCGTTTGGATGTAACTTAGAAACGCCGACAGATAAAACAACAAAGTCTGAGTCAGGATCAGAAATTTCACAAATTGTTCCATATCTAAATTTTTCCTCAGCCAAACGAAAACTTGTCAAATCTTTAAATGAGTAATCTTCTAAATATTTCCCAGGTGTGATATGTTGAAATGAAATGCGATATTTATGCCGCCGAAGTTCGATTGTAAACATTTTCTTCTCCTTATGCTAGTCGCTGAACAAAATCCAATAAGAATTCACGAATATATGCTTCTAGATTGAAGATGTTGACTGCGTAACCAGTAAAGCTGTCCGGCACGCGACCAATGTCCATATTGCTAATGTTCAAGAGCAAGTTCTCGCAACGACCCGAGCGTAACGAAACTAACTTTGAACACTCAGCATAGTCACCAATTCGTCCATCGGTGACTGCAATAAATAACCGATGCGCTGAAGGATTGCTATTTTCTTGCTCCCACCGAATAGCTTCTGACAAAAAAGAACTAAGAGATGTGCCACTACCACACCAATGAGCAGTTGTATGTCGATTTGACAATATCTTCAAAATATCATTTACATCAGTTGTGCCAAAAGTATTAGTACAAGAGTCGGTAAATCGTTTAGATTTTGAGATTTGACTTGACCGTTTGTAATCATAATAATCAGGACTGTACCAATAATCGAACGCATCACCATAATCCATATTAGTCAGACAATGACTGTGTGATGCCCACAACCAGGTATGATGTGTAAAAACACCTGATGGCAAATCTCTCTCGACTGTTTTGAAAGCCAAGTTAAACAATCGTAAAACTGCTGTGGCTGGGACAATCAATGGTTTACGTGAGCCTCCGAATGCTGCTCGATCATACATACTACCTGAAACATCTAGCCCAATATGGATTTCTATTTTAGTATTAGACAGCCGCATGAGATTCTCACTCATACCATGCCCATCTAAATATTGGTCAACCACACTAAACATTTCATCGCCCGAATCAAGATGGGTAACATCTCTATTTCCGATGCTGGAGTAAATGGCCGAAACAAAATCTTGACCTAATTGTTCGCCCACCTGCTCAAGAGTAACAGAACGTTTCTTGATCTTAACCCGTCCGCGAACTCTTTTTGTTTTTTCTGTAGTTTCTTCTTGTTCAGCGAACATATTTACCTCCCATGCCATTACGTACAGCATCTGCAATCAACCCTAATGGAGCTTGAACAATTTCGTCTCTATACTCATCAACCGCTTCCCATATCAGTTTTTCTAATTGATTCCAACAAGCCGACCAATTCCTTTCCGCTTCCTGCACAGCATTATTGTGTCTAATTTTTAGCTTTTCAATACGACGATTCTCGTTTATTTCTAACCATCTGTCAATTTCAACTAAATCAAAATCTAATTTTGTACCACACTTCTGACAATCAACCGTTTCGAGATTAGTAAATCGGCGATGATCCCAATCTGGGTTCTTTAAAGCGATTCCACATCTAGTAATTGCTGCAAAATAGTAGCCATTTTTCTTTGCTGCTTTTTCATAGATATGGACAATAGATGGTTTACCTTTTGTACTTAAATATTGAGAATGACAAATCCCAATGCGTGCTTCGATATCGGTAATCCGAGATAAATCTATTTGTGTCAACCCTCGAGTGCCCTTTAATTCATCTTTGATACTCATTCATGCCTCCTTTTGATAGGCAAAAGTTAATCAGTTATCTTTTCAAGTATTCTCACTTAGTAGTTCTCCAACACGAGAGCAAGTTACAGCATAAACTCTCGCTGGACCATCGTAAGAATTTGATTCTGTCGGCCCATCGTCCCCAACTGTCATTTTATAATAACGTTCCATTTCTTCCTCTGAATCAAACACCAAAATACCTTGCCCATCTGATAGAAGTTGCATATCACGCTCAAGGTCTAGATAAGGAGCGGCATATATAACATCAGTTAAATCCCCATCATACCATTCCCAACTGCCAATAAACATACAAGGTTTATTGGTTGATTTTGCTAATTCTTGCATAGCATCAATTATAGTAAATGCTTTCATAGATGACTCCTTTTTATTTAGCGGGCAGCAAAGCCTCTACAGCCAAAGCATCGACTGAATTGTCGATACCATCCACACAGGCATTGTAAAGAGAATCATGCACGCTAAATCCGTCCTGCATATCACTATAGGCATCTAACAAACGCCGCATAGTAATATCAAAACGAAATTTATTAGCGGCGCGCTCTTTTGCAACAGCCATCGCAAAATCAATCATTTTTTGAACTGGTTCTTTATCGACATCTACTTCATTCGATTTTAACATCCGGGTCAATTGACCTTTATCTGGAAATCGAACATTGAATGGATATAATCGGTCTTTCAAACTATCCGGTAAGGGTTTGGTGCCAACCAATCCGGGATTGTAAGTCACCACCAATCGAAAATCTCGATGAACCGGATAAGTTCGGCCATTGATAGTAATTGTAAACGGTGGCGCTGTGATTGAGTTCAAGAACATGATGGCATCCGGATCAGCACCATTTACTTCGTCAATCTTCGCCCACCAACCCTTGACAACAGCGGTGGCGAACTCAGCTACTTCAAATCGATGAAGATCAGACATGGCCCCAATTAATTGTCGACCACGTAAGCCCGATTCCGCTCCAATATTCACTAACGGAATCACTTCTTTGGCAGCTAAGTATTCAACTGCAGATGATTTGCCAATCCCCGGCGGGCCCTTTATCCGAATGCTTTTTCCGTGTGCCATCATTTTAGATCGCAGCCGATCATAATAAGATGGCTTGATGAAGAAACTATATTTCTCATTCACATCTGGAATCGGTGGACTTGGTGCCCAAATAATATCTGTCTGACCAGTTGAATTCGGGGTTGCTATCACATTTGTCGGCACTGATTTTGTTTGTGCTGTTCCAGTTGCAGGTGATGTACCATTTCCTGGCTGAGCAACTGTCACAACAATATTTGGATCAGTCGGGCGATAATTTAACTTGATAAACTCGCCACGCCGCTTGCCAGTCACATTTGTAAACCAAGCATTCAAAGTGCGGCAGTAATGACGGATCTGATTGTCACTCAACCCCGTCCCTTTAGAAATCTCAGTAATCAAAGCTCCCTTCGGCCGATCTTGCATAAATACAACTAACTTATGAACTTCGCTGCTGGTTGAGAGATCTAAAAGGATGGGTTGTGGCATTTTGTCCGCCTTTCTTTTTCCGACTGGTCTTTTTCTTTGATTTCTTTAACTCTTGCAGATATTTTTTATATTGTTTCCCATCCAAAATATCTGCATTCTGAAATAGTATCTTTGAAATCGAAAATCGGCTGCTGCGCGAGATGTCTCGAATATCATCAACCCATCCAGCGATACCTCGACAAATCACTCTAACACTATTTCCTGATGGCTCGGCAATTAATATCAAACACCGGCGATGTACATCTCCCTTAGGTCTAACCGGCATCATCAATAACTCAGTTCGACGAGTTATCATAATTGAAACTTCACCATTCGGCATATTTTTAAAATTACCAATTTGCTTATAACCAGTTAACTTTCTCAACAATCGTCTCAAAACTGTTTTGGGTTTATAAATTTTTACTAGCTTTTTCGGTAGCTCAATCACTTCACCGGTCTCAGGATCAACTGGCTGAACTTGTTTATCCGTTCGCCGTCTTCGAAATTCCTCAATTTGATTCTTGCCAGTAATTTTAAATGCTCTAATGCTCATCCGGCCTTTACAAATCTTACAAGGACGATAAGCCGTGCCCGCTTGCTCAACTTCACCACGCCACGGTTCTAAATGCTGACTATCGCGACTGCACACCCATAACCGAACTGAACGAGTTCCGGCATTGACTAAAAGATCCGGTGAGATGTTCATCGTCTATCTCCTTTTTGTGATAGATGCAAATCTATTAGTAATGTCTTGTCGAATCTGATCAAAATAAATCGTAATCGAAAGGTAAGGACCCCCAAATTTAAAATTGATAATAACCTCTTTATTATCAACTCTTGGATAGACTGTTGGCGTAAATTCAACATAGCCAGATGAATGAGCAATAGTAATATGTATAGGTATTGATCGGCCACTATATTTCACAGTCATATGACTAACAAGCACCCGAGTTGGTTGATTTAATTTAGGCCATGATTTTTTTGTTAGCAGCCAAATCAGCAAAATCAATACCCACGGAATCCACATCAAAATTGCAGTTGCCCAGATCAAAACTTTTTGCCAAAACTTATACCGTCGAAGATTCGTTGATGGAACGTCAACGGTATAGATCATATTACCACGATTTTCAACTACTGCCACAAACCATAATCCACACACCAACCCAATAACATCAACCACAAAGAACGATAAAGAGTAACGCTCATTAGTGGCAATTAGTAATTGCCAAAACAATCTAATAAGCGGCCACCAGATAAGGAACTGTAGATACCCGTTCGATCGCACAGAATTGATTAAGTTTTTCATTTTACTTCTCCTTTTATTTAATAGTCGGATAGATAACTAGTTATTTCTTCCGCTTGACCAATTTCTTCTTCCCGGCTTTCTTGCCTTCAACTTTTACAACTCCCTTTTGCGATTGCAATTGTGTTCTAATCTTTGCAAATTCAGGCTTAGCCGCTTTTAGGAAATTACGGCGCTGCGTGTTTAGATCACGCAGCGAATGCCCCATCGCCCCAATAAACTTTCGAACTGATAGAAGAGCCAATTTATCACCCGCTTCTTCGCGCAACTGTGAAAATAGATGTTTCAGTTCGGTATCTTGTACTCGCTTAGAGCCTTTATCGTTTGTCACTGTCGCTAGATACATATTGTCTGCAGGATCAAACCACACATGAATTGAACCATTCTTACCAGAAAAAGTTGTGTCAAACATTTTGTTTTATCCTTTCGAGAGAAATAAAGTTGATAAATGAAACTAAAGACTCAGCAATACCTTTTCAGCTTCGATACGAAGTTCTTTCCAAACAATTAGTCGAGCGGCATCAGCAGCAGCATCAGCAGCAGCATAAGCAGCATAAGCAGCAGCATCAGCAGCATCAGCAGCAGCATAAGCAGCATAAGCAGCATAAGCAGCATAAGCAGCAGCATCAGCAGCATCAGCAGCAGCATAAGCAGCATAAGCAGCAGCATCAGCAGCATCAGCAGCAGCATAAGCAGCATAAGCAGCAGCATCAGCAGCATAAGCAGCAGCATCAGCAGCAGCATAAGCAGCATAAGCAGCAGCATCAGCAGCATCAGCAGCAGCATAAGCAGCAT